GGCGGACATCCACAACTGCGTCCACACCAACGCCTGCAACGGCAAGGTCATGGGCACCCGGCTGTTCTGCTACGCCATCCCCGGCAAGGGGTACAATGCATGCAAGGCGGTGTTTGCGGAGCTGGCCCCGCTGTCCCCGGGCACGTCCGAGAGCATCCAGGCCAATTCCCGGCTGTACGAGGTGCGCGTGCCCGACGCGCCCAGTGTGTACTGCGAGTGCGAGTTTCACGACACCGCCGAGGGTGCCAAGTGGATCGTGGAGCACACCACTGATATTGGCGAGGCTATTGCTCATGGTATTTGTAATTATTTTGGTGTGGCTTACAAAACAGATAGCAGTTCTGATCCTGCTCCTAAGCCTACTCCTAATCCCGCTCCTTCAAAGGATGAGTTATATCGTGTACGTAAGAGTTGGGCGGATGCTTCTTCTCAGATTGGTGCATTTGCAGTATTTGACAATGCTATTCGCGCTTGCACGGAAGGCTATAAGGTATTTGATAGCAAGGGTAACGTTGTATATCCAAAGGCTGCTCCTGCAAAGAAGTCAGTTGCTGTGATTGCTCAGGAAGTCATTGAAGGTAAGTGGGGCAATGGTCAGGATAGAAAGAACAGACTAACCGCTGCAGGCTATAATTACGACGAAGTACAGAATTACGTGAACAAGCTACTGTCTGCTCCTGCGAAAAAGAGCATTGATGAGGTCGCAAGAGAAGTCATTGAAGGTAAGTGGGGCAATGGTCAGGATAGAAAGAACAGACTAACCGCTGCAGGCTATAATTACGACGAAGTACAAAAGAGAGTAAATGAAATTTTAGGTTAAAAGTGCTCCCCAGGTTTTTAACCTGGGGAGTTTTTATTTGAAAATTTTCTAAATTTTTGATATAATATTTATAGAAAAAAGGAAAATAAATATTAGTGCTGAAAGGAGACGGGTAAATGAGAGATATACCCGCAAGACAATTTCGTCTTTTTACTGTAGTAATAAAAGATTATACCGAAAACTGCGAAGGATTATTTAAAACTTTTTCCGATGCTTTTGATTATATTTCTAAGTCTGCTAAAGGTGCTGAAATCTTTGAAGTTGAATCAGATAGTTTTAGAGTGGTTTATACTTTTGTTTCTTGCAAAACAAATGGTCACATTAAATTTGCAACGGCGGTCATTTATGCACATCTATTTACTTATGATGAGAATAAGCCCTTAATTACTCATGATTATATGTGGACATATAATGAAAATAATGGAAAAACTGGACATTTACAATAGGCGCGTAACTTATATGCAGATGTATTATGGAAGGCTTAAAAAAAGGAATGGAGATAAAGGAAGAATGAATGTTTTTGACATGACAAAAGAAGATTTCAAGAAAGTACCAGAAAGAGGCGGATGGTCAAGAGATATTGAAGAATTTAGCTCGTTAGTTATTATCCCACTGAATTATGCGCATGACAGTGGCTGGATGTGTATGAATTTCGTGGCAGTTAACAAAGATGGCGAGCCAATTTGTAGACTTTCCGGCTGCTCCGATGTATTGAACCTTGACGGAATTGGTGGATACGGATATAGAGATTGACGACTCGGAGAATTGTCAAACCATATCGAGCCAAAAGGATGGAGCATTGATTGTTTGCCTTGCGGCTATTTGCGGTTGTTTAGTCGCAGTACAATGACCGCAGGTGCAGCATTAAGTAGCTTTGAAATTTACGCAAAGTAAAGGAGACATAACAATGGATATTAGGGAAAAGCTAGTGGAGTTGCTAACTGAGTTTTATGGTTGCGACCCTATGTATTATGATGTTGATGCCTTGGCTATTGCACAGCACTTGGTTTCCCGCGGCGTAACGGTGCAGAAGGTGAACGGTTGCAAATACTGTAAAGAATACGAAGATTTGCCTGAGCATTTTATTGATAGTAAACCTGTCGGAAGAGTATTCGATACTTGCATTCAGCCTAACAAAAATGGATTGTGGCATCTTGAAGTTCCTTGTGGCGCAGATATTGATATTCGATTTTGTCCTATGTGTGGACGGGAATTTCCCAAACCGCCGAAAGGAGAATGACTATGTCTATTTGTACAGGAAGAAGATGCCCAATGCAAGTTGGATACAAAGTTGAGGAATGCAATCAAAAAGATTGTCCATATAGAACGGAGCCGATGACAAACGCCGATCGTATCCGAGTTATGGGTGATGAGGAGTTGGTAGTATTTCTTGATGAATTTAGCAGTCGATGCCTTGATTGTGCGGAAAATGCGAAGAATGAAAGCTGTAAGATTTACAAAGAGGGACGTTATTGCAGGCCACAAGACATCATGGAGTGGCTCAAGCAGCCATTGAAAGGAGAATAATAATGATTTGTGATGATTGTCTGCTGAAGGACTATTGCTATTGGAACGGCAAAGTCGACTTCATTGACTGCGAGATGAAGCGAACCAGTAATATTGATACCTGTGTAGCTTGCGGGGCTCCTGTCCCAGAAGGAACTCAGGTTTGCGGGAAGTGTGGAGGACACAATGAGTAAGCAAAAAATAACGAGTCCTTTTTATGGACTTTTTCAAGGTTGTCTTCGATTCAAAATTAGAGATCTAAAATATATTCCGTCTCGTCTCTATTATTTCTTCAAGCATGGATTTTCTCAGACGGCGCGATGGTCATTTGATAACTATTTTATTGAGATGATGAAACAGATTTTGGTAGAGTTTAGAGATAATAGTTATGGCTATCCTATTCTCAATGCAAACCTAACTGATGAAGAAAACCAGAGAGACTGGTGCCAGATTCTTAATCGAATGCTGACACTTCTCAATTTCATGGATGAAGACGATAAGATTTATGATAACATAAGTTTTGAGGAACAGCGCGCGATGATGGATAATGCGAAAGAAGAATTTTTTGACCTATTCTGTAAAAACTTTTATCATTTTTGGGACTAAGGAGGACGAAAATGAGTGAGATAACTTTTTGTAAGACTGAGTACGAATCCGAAAAGGAAATGTGGGAGGACATTACCTCTCTAATAAAAATTCTGACGTGCGCGGGATATGTAGTGAAGTTCTGGTGTGATGAAAAGTCTCTTGGAATTTATTGTTTGGAGTTTGACTATGCCGACCCCGTGCTGGCGAAGAAGGAACTTGTATGGGAGGATGTTGAGTAATGGCTAAGGTGTATAAGTTGACTTTTTATGCCGTAGACCCTCATGATTACTATGATGATGCATTTCATTTGTTCTCTCAGATGACAAGTAAAGAAAATCGAAGTGGAGTTTTCTTTAGGGCAGAAGAAAGTGAGCTTATAACTTCGGAGGAGTTTCGATGGAAGGATTCCTGTTCACTAAATTACTCAGATGCTTCTAAGGAAGACTTTGAGCAATATTTTCAGAAGAAAACTTGAGAATTTTCTAAATATAGGATATAATATATATAGAAAATGAGAAAGGGGAATTGAGTATGAGACAGGTATTTGTGCTTCAATATAAGGGTCCGAATGTGGTCGAGGCTTTTGAAAGTTATGATGACGCGGTTAATGCTGGAGTAGAATTTATAGTTGAAATGGGTGCGGAGAACGGTTTATCTGAAATGGAAATAAATGATGAAGTTTCTGAATTTATTCAATTAAAAAACAACGAAATAGTAGAACTTTATATCTGTAATGTAAAGGAGGCGCGCCAGTAATGTCTTATACTCGTTCCAAATATAGTAAGGAGCTAACTCAGCGCTGGACCACAGAAGCAATGATTGTGTTAGCGGAAGCACAGAGAGATATGACAAGCAAAGAAATCCAACAAGGAAATTTGGATTTAGTTGAAGTTACTCCTCAAAAGATGGCTCGAATTTTGAACGAATTAGTTGATAAGGGCCTTGTGATGAAGAGCAAGGGTAAGTCGGGCCTCATGCACTATAAGGCGATGGGAACGATTCTCAAAGAGGGCTATGTTCCTGCTGAAATGGTTTATTAAGAAAGGAGAAGTCAAATGGTTCGTTATAAAGTAGTTTATTGGGATGACGATGAAAAAAAGGAGCGTATTGCTAAAGGTTGGGCAAATGGTTCGACTTTCGTAGAGGGCGCGCAGGTTATTGAGAAGTATTATGGTAATGATATCTTAAATATGACTATCGCGCTCTATGAGAATTATAAGGACGAATTGATTGAGGATGGGTATTTTGAAGGTTTTGGTAGTGACCAGGAGGATATTTGATGACGCTTCAGGAATTTTTCGATACCGATGACTTCAAGTCTCTTGTATTTGAGTCTGTTTGTTATCGTGCTCTTGAGCGGGGCGGAGTAGATAATTGGAACAAGTACAGTTATAGTTATAAAGACTATTGCAATGATCTTGCTGACAAGGAAATTCGAGCTTTGAAGAGGATATATACGAATGACTAAACAAGAAGCTATTATTGGAGTTCTGGAGAGACTTAGTTGCCAGACAGCAGAACGAATTGCTGGAATGGCAATGCAGATGTATCAATTCGAAGTAAGTCCCGCGCAGGTTTCGGGAACAATGCGCGCGATGGTTGCAAGAGGTCAAGCAGGTTCCTCAAAGAATGAAAATGGAAAAACGGTCTATTGGTTAAATAAGGAGAAGTAAGATAGATGAATACTAAGTTGATTTGTGATACTTTGGAATATTGTGCAAATAGAAATGAGTGCCAGTTTTGTCCCTGTGGAGGTTCGTTGGAGGAGTGTACCAATGTTCTGCTCGAGGGAGCGCGCCAGCTACGCACTCAGCAGGCAACCATTAGAAATCTCCTAAAGGCAACTGAGTATCATCGGCAAATGAATGGAGCTCTTCTAAAGACAGTAGATGAACTTACGGATGTGAATGCATTTAGGGAGGACTAAATGGAAGAGACAGGAAGAGACCTTTTGAGATATGGGAGAATAGTAGTTTCCAAAGAATACTTTGATAGTGATGGGACACCCATTAGAATTAGAGTTTTTTACCATAGCAGCGAATATTGGTATACCGAGATGAAAAATGGAAAGTTCGTTAACATTTATGGGCTAAAAAATATTTGAAAGGATTAGAAAATATGAAGAAGATTATTAGTATGAGTCTGGCGCTTATGATGATTGTAATGATGGTAGGTTGTGCGTCAAAGGAAACTACTAAGGTTGTGCCATCTATTGATACAGATACTACTGCTGTAATGGTACAGAAGTGTGATGAAGTTCTGGAAGAAATTTATGGAAATCGGGTTCTGACTGAGGTTGTTGACGGTAGATATCAAGTAATAATTGCCGAGCCTGGACTGACTACTGAAGTAATTTATCTTAGCGGACTAAGTAAGAGCTATGATGATTTGAGTGTTGCTTGCAAAGAAGCTGTTGGTATGGATGCAGTAGTTGGAGTTTGTGATACTACTGGAACTTTGATTTATGTAAGTCTTAATGGTGTGGATGTAACGGGTAGCATCCAGTAGGGAGAGGACAGGGCGCAAGTCCTGTCTTTCTTTTAGGACAAAAGGTACCAAATTATAGGACGTCGGGCTGAGTAAGTTTACTTATAATTGGGAGGTAAGAAAATGAAGATTAGATATGATAATATGGTAAAGACCTATCTTGATGATAAGATGGATAATAAGCTTCGGGGTTATTGTAGAGAAAAGGGAATTACGATTAGTGATTTTTTGAGAGAGCTAATTGATAATTTTTTTAATCAGCAAGAGGATAATTGATGAAAACAATTCGCATATACAGCCGGCGTTTGGCAGAAAGAATAACAGAGAATGGTATTGAATTTATTCGTGTAGTTCCAGATGTCGCCCATCCAAAATTTGTGAATTGGATATTTGAAGATACACCAGAGCTTCGACAAGAAATGGAGAAGTACTCTAAGGAGCGGAGGTAAGTCGAATGTCCAATCAAAATCAAAATGGGAAATTTTTCCCTAATCAAAAAAGAATAACAACCCACAAAGAGTTTAGTAATGGAAAGCTAGTCGGCGCGGGAGGCTCAATGATTGTGGCTTATTGGGGTGATGTCTGCGCGGTAGCTAAGAGAACGGGTAATTTGGCTAGCGCCCTTCTTTGGGAATATTTTTTCAAAAATGAAGACGGATATACGGTAGGATTAAGTCAAGAGGAAATGACTAATACTTTAGGAATAGGCAGAACCGTTTATGAAAATGCTTTGAAAAGTCTTATTCAATTTGGGTATTTGAAATTACGAGACAACTCTAAGGTTCATTACGATTTTATCCCATATCCAAAAGATTGAAAGGGAGCCTTGGTTCTCTTTCTTTTTATTTTTTTCTTATTCTTTTCTTTTATTTTATTTATTTTTCTCTGTTGATAACCTGCAACTTAAGTTGTTGGTTATCTGCAGTTTAAGTTGCAGGTTTTATACAATTTGAAACTGTTGCTAACCTGCAATTTGAAAATGCAGTTTTTATTCATTTTACCTTCCTCTATTCCTCTGGAAAAAATAAATTTGAAATTTTCCTAAAAAAGCTATATAATATATATAGAAAATGAGAAAGGAATAAAAGTAAAATGTTGATTAATTGTAACAATAGTGAAACCAATCATGTAAAATTTGTTTCTTATAGTGGCAAATACCCAAATTTTTGTCGTGGCGTTCTTGTACTGAAAATTGATGGAATTGAATATTGCTTTGGGCATGAAGTCGGAAGCTATGATTTTAGGGCAAAAAAATATAAAGACAACAACGGTGATTCGTTCTGGCATAGTGGTGGATATGTTCAGGCAGATGAGGAATGGAACTTTGATGTATGTCAAGGTGAGTGGGAAATTGATGTAAATAGGCTTCCTGAGAAGTTTCGTAGATATGCAAGAGAAATCGGCCAAGTATTCAACGAGAATGTGGAATACGGATGTTGTGGTGGATGTATTTAAAAGGAGTTAAAAATGTATATTGTTGAATTCGAGAATACATATGGCGAACGGAGAGAGATTGGTTCCGCCGCGACCAAACCCAAAGCTAACCAAATCATCCAAAAATTCCTTAATTCCCATGAATACAAAGCTCCTTATTGGCGTATTATCTCCCTAGAAGACAATATAGAACAAATTGATGTAGGTAGTCATACTGAATTTTTCTATATTAGAAAGGAGAACTAAATGAATACTATCAAAAGCTATATGATTCAGGCCTCTGATACTGGCACAATTTATGTCGATGGAATCCCGCATTATTTTGACAACGACTTGGATACAAATAATGAGGACGATATGAACAAAAAGATTCTAGTAGCTTTGGCTAGCCAGATGGAGTACGAGGCAGTGCCGCTATTTGAGGAGATTTGTGATACTTTAGAGGGATTAGTAGAGAATCAGTAAAGAAAAAGCTTTACCTCCTGCTATGATTCTAGTAAAAAAACTTGAAAATTTCATATTTTTCTGCTATAATATATACAGAAAGTGAGAGAGAAAGGAGTTTTAAAATGATTAAGGCTATTATTCTTGATGATGGATACCACTCCAAAGATGTGGTGGTAAAGTTTGGGAAGAATTATACGAGCGTTTCTTTTGCATATTTCCTGAATTCGCTTTGTAAGCGCCATGATTCTGATTATGAGGTAAAGACTGCCTTTTTTGAGGATATTGAGAGTGATGTAGTAGCAGGGTGGTTTGAAACTCTAAGTAATATGAGTTGCCATACGCCTGCGATTCAGTCCTGTGAGGAATTTGAGAATCTTTGGGCATCTGATGAAATTGTAGATGGAATTGACTTGTATTGAGAAAGGAAGACTTATTGAAAATGAATAATTATTACAATATTGATACCAATGCTCATTACTTCGTTCCTATGCGTCCTAGGTCTTATATTCCGGGTTTCATTTCTTTTGTATCTTCTAGTGACCCTGAATATTTTATTGAGTGTGAAGTTCAGCCTTACGATATTGAAGGCATCGATTATAAATGCTATTTGGCGCCTGTTACTGAAGAGTGCAAGTATAATTTCGGCAGGGAGGAGTTCTATAGTTGCGATTTTAGAAGTTTTCTTGAAAAGGGGCGTATCATCAAGAAGGAGAATGAAGGCGATCATGTAGAAAATATTCGCATGGCAGAGCATATTTGTGGCAATGCTTATATTATTCATGAGGGTGAACATATTGTGTGGGAAGTACATTGATACATTTAAGATTGATGGAGTTAACCTATATTGAGAAAGGAGAACTTACTATGAAGTATAACTATTTTGATGTTCCTACTCAGGTAAAGTTTTGGGATTATGGCAGTAAACATTATTATGGCGGTATTGCTTTTCAGGATAAAATTATTTGTGGGTGCTGTGGAGGTGTCTGCGATATTAGCGAAATCTATAGGTTCGCGCCGGATACGCTTGAGAAGGACCCTATCATTGCATATGATAATTGGGCATGTATTAGTTCTGCTATTTGTGGAGATGACAACTAATGAAGAAAATTTCGTATAGTTATCGTATCTTTGGAACGATTGAGGTTCCCGACGACGCAACTGATGAAGAGGTTGAGCGCTTGATTCTTTCTGGACTAAGTGATGGGTACATTTGCGATGGAACTTTGGATTGGGAAGAGATTAATAGAAAGGAGAATTGAAATGGTAGATACTAAAAGAATTAATAATGTTTGGCTCCAGAAGGAGGATTTTTGCACCGAGTGTTGGATTCGACTCCTCAATAGCCTCGATATAGATGAGGACATTCGAAACAGAGCTTTTGCGATTGAGGTGTGGGACGCCGGTGTTATTGCGAAGCCGGCGCGAGAGGAGGAGTTCTAATGTTCCTTTGGGTTGATGATATTAGAACTCCTCCTTGTGATAAATGGCTGTGGACGCGCTCCGTAACTGAAGCGATTACCGCAATCAAGTCCTATGAGAGAAGCTTCGCCAGCGATACTATTTATATTAGTTTTGACCATGATGCTGGCGACTTTGCAGGAGATGGAGGAGACTATATCCGCGTTTTGGACTGGCTCGAACAGGGAGGAATTGTAGATACTGGGTACTTTTTCCATCTTCATACTATGAATATGATTTGATTGATAAATGTCCCACTATTGAAGTTGCGCCAATGGTGCGTGGACGATGGGTACATCTTGGTGGGGATGAATGGTGTTGTTCTGCGTGTGGTTTCGTCATTAGTACTGAGGGCAGTTGGGAGAAGCCTACTAAAAAATACTGTGAGGATTGTGGGGCAAAAATGGAAGGAGAGTCGATTTAAATGATTGAAAGTCTATATCCTTGTTTTAAACATTGGGGAGAAAAAGGAGGAATCTTCATTTTTAGCGACCCTCATTTCGAGGATGAGGACCTCGTAAATGTTTATGACGACAGGCCTTCTGCGGATGAACTGGTGCGCCGTATTAACTCCAAAGTTGGGAAGTGTGATACGCTTATTTGTCTTGGCGATGTTGGCGCGCTCTCTTATGTTCCTTTGTTGAGGGGTTATAAGGTTTTGGTTATGGGCAATCATGATGCGGGTAGAACCCTCTATGAGAGACAAAGAGACTGGAAAAAGTTCGATAAAGATAAATATACGAAAGCCGAAGCTCTTGACGAGATGAAGCGCCGTTATCCCAACCGTGAGTATAGTATTACGAGAGGGAATGAATCCAATTCTCTTTTTGACTACTGGGAAGTTTGTGCGGACAATAGGCTCTTTGATGAAGTATATGAAGGTCCTGTTATGATTTCTTCAAAGCTTATGCTGTCTCATGAGCCTATTAGTTGTGGAATTTGGGCATTGAATATTCATGGTCACATCCATGCACGCAGTCATAAAAACGGTCTTTATCATTATAATGTTTGCGCTGATTGCCATGATTATCTTCCTTTGAATCTAAATCGTTTTCTAAAGTCTGGAGCTTTTTCCTATGTCGTATCTATCCATCGTCAGACGATTGACGAGGCTACCGCGCGGTGTAAGAAACGAGGCTATCGCCTAACCAGTCCTAAAAACAAGTAAAAAAAACGACTACGCAGATGTCTGTGTAATCTATTTTTATAATTTGAAATTTTCCTGTATTTATAGTATACTATATATAGAAAGTAAGAAAGGAAGGTAAAAAATATGACTCGTTATCATTACATCAAGAAGCTTATGTGTCTCCAGTATCGGTTGCTGATGCTCCCTACATGTATGAACCGCCATTACTGTACTTCATATGCTACATGGAACTCTCAGGTTCCTTATCCTCCCTTTGAATATGGCACGCAGACTTATCAGGAGGATTGGGACCTTACTTGTAAGGCGATGAGAAGCATCGAGGGTTTGGAGGACTTGAAATAAATGAATATTGGAGTAAACAAAGATGAAGCCCAACTTATTTATGATTCAATTATTTATACTTTAAAGATGGGTATGGGACAATATGTAAATTTTTGTTATCCAGAAGCTGAAATTCCTCAACTATTGACTCAATTGAAGCTTGCTATACAGATAGAGGATTAAAAATAAGAAAGGAGAACCTCAATGAATGAAATCGTAAAAAGCTGGCTGGAGGGTTTGATCACTAAAGAGATTGGCGATGTTCTGGATGATATTCAGAATAGAAAGATTTGGTGTCTTAAAGCTAGTGATAAGGAAGCTCTTCAAATACAATTAGACAATCTATCTTTGGATAATGAGTATCTTGCTGCGCTAAAAGATCTCAAGAATCGTATCGAAAGAGAAGACTTCTAATTCCATCGGAAAATCTTCACGAGAAATCTCGATAGAATTTAGGGAGATAAGATATTCAGAAGAAAGATAGTAATTAGAGTCTGGAAGAGAAATCAAAAGGCTCTAATTTATTGAAGAATAGAAAGGAGATTCATTTGAACGTTATTTTTGTTTTGATTTTGCTGGTGATTATTGTTGTTGCTTTGATTTTTCTCGGATGGTCATGCTATAATTGGATTAATGCCTATAAGACTGCAGATATAAGAATGTCTTTTGGAAAGTTTCGACGAATTTATGAGCTCGCGCCGAGTAAATGGGAAAATGATTTTGATTATATTTGTCGTCGGGTAGAATGGTGTTCATCCTATGAGAATGGGAAAGGCTTTTGTGGAACTTATATTTCTACGAGTATTGCAATGAAAACGCTTTTTGATTTTTGGAGGCTTCTTTTTTGGCAAAATGAAATTGATAGGAAAAGGGAGCGAGAAGAACGGTTTAAGAATGAGAAAACTTCCCTTAAAAATTTGACCGTTATGATCGAAAGAGATGCGGAAGATATTCACAGGAAATGGGAAGAGGAGGAACAAAAAGCTAAAAAGCTTCGTCAGGAGATTATTGATAGATTAGGAGGCAATAAGTGATGACTGATAGACAAATTGTACTTTTGAATAAAATGATTGATGCCTGTATCAATTGTGGAGGAGATCCTGGTGGACCTCATTGGACAGATACTAAGGAAACCTTTGAAGCTATTTCGGATTTTATTTTTTCTATTCCTGATGACTTAGCTGTACAGTATATTCCTCATAAGGAATTTAGAGTTTGTAAGATAGAAGAGGAAGGGTAAGATGGCCATTTTCATTGTGAGCGACCTCCATCTTGGGCATTCGAAAGAATTCATCTATAGCGCGAGAGGCTTTGAGAATGTTGAAGATATGAATGAGACTATTATTCGTAAGTGGAATGAGGTAGTAGAGGAAGAGGATGATGTATATGTGTTGGGAGACTTGGTGATGGGGTCAGAGAAGAATCTTCAAATGGTTAGGAGGTTGAAGGGCCGACTTCATATTGTGAGGGGAAACCATGATACGGATACTCGCTGGGATTTCTATCAAAAACTTCCTAATGTAGTGGAGGTAGATAATAGTCTTTATTTTTCCTCTGACGGCTATAAGTTCTATTTGTCTCACTATCCAACAATTACAACGCGCGCTGATGCTGAAAAGCCATTGAAGAGATGTCTGGTAAATTTGTGCGGACATACTCATACAAGAGACCCGTTTGAGGATTGGGGAATTGGGATGATTTACCATTGTGAGGTAGATGCGCATGACTGCGCGCCGGTTCGGCTTGATAAGATTATTGCTGATTTGAAACAGAAAATAAATTGATTTTGAGCGACCGCGCCAATTAAGCACGGTCGTTTTCTTTTTTAGATTTGAAATTTTTTATATTTTAGTGTATAATATATATAGAAAATAGGAAAGGAATGGTTTTATGAAAGTTATTGCTCATTATTATACTTTTAAGATTGTTGATATTCCGAATAATCTTTCTTTTACCGAGGACGACATTATGGACTACCTGTATGGGCTGGATGTTCAGTGTAATAACGTAGATTATGAAGTTTTGGAGGAGGAAATAGAAGAATGAATTATAACTGGCTTGATAATTTCAAGGGAGTTAAAGTTGATTTTACTCCAGATTTTTCTGATTATGGTTATTGGGCTTTTCTTGATAATGAGGGTATGCTTGTAATTGGGGAAGAGCGAGGGCGTGATGGAGGACAACTCTATCGAGGTCCTTGGAAGGGAGAAAATACTCCTTATCTTTCGGATATAAAGAAAGAACAACCTAAACTTTTTTCTAGAATAATGAGCTTTTATGAAAGAGAGTTTGGAAATTTGATTTTGGAGAAAAAGAAAACAACTAAGACAGTTTATGTGTCTTATTCTATATTAAAGACGGTAGAGGTTCCAGAGGATTGGAATGATAGAGAAATTAATGATTACCTTGAAGGTATTGCACCTGAGAACTATGCTGATATGGTATATGATGTAGAGGAGGACTGAGATATGATTATTTGTTCTGCGCTGAAAGATAGGAATACTAATACTATCTTTTCTGGCGTTCGACACGCGGATATTTATGAAATGCTTCATAATTTAGATTATAAAATCAATGCTATTGAAGGTTTTGTAGATAATAGAAATAATTTTTATAATCGTCATGAAGCCTTTATGTGGGCGCAGCAGATTGGTCAGCTTCCAGAAACTGTGCTTGAATATAAAAAGGACCATAGCGAAAATGAATTATATTCGGAGGATTTGTACTAATGGCAAATATGAAGCTTGAAATTGATGGGAAGGTTTATGATTTTATTCCCGAGAGTTTTGCAATTGATAATGAAGGGAATATTATTCTGAAGTCGAAGCAGGAAAAGAGGAATCCTTTTGAAAGAGTTAAAGAAGGAGACGGGTTTTATGTTTTGGGCCAGTACGGAGACATTCAAAAAGCTAGAGAAGGTTTTATGTGTAGTGGATCGGCTCTTTATGAAGCAGCTAATTATTGTACTGATGAAGAACTTCTTCGACAGCGCGCCCTCTATGAAAAGCTTGAACGGTGTTTGTGGCGTTTTTCTATGGAGAATGGTGGGAGTGGAAACTATTATCCTGTTTTGAATAGAATAACTCGTAGATGGTCTATTACTTGTACAGAAATCCAAAGATTTGGGCCTTCTTTCAAGACTCATGAGACATGTGCGCGGGCAATTGAGGAAGTAATAAAGCCGATGTTGGATGGGATTGCTGAGGAGGAAATCTTTTCGTGGAGAGGAGTCTAATCTATTGATGAAATTCTTAAAAGGAGCAAGACTGATGCGAAATAAAATTATTACGTTGATTTTAACTGTGTTTCTTGTCTTTTGTCTAACTGGGTGTATATATGCTGGTTCTAAAGGTTATACAGCACGCACCGATGGTAGGCTACAGCCTACAATGATGCAAGATCTATATTATGATACAAATACAAAAATCGTATATATACTTTTTAATGAATGTGCTGGAACTGCAGGTTACGGTTATATGTCCCCTTATTATGCACCGAACGGAATGCCCTATGTTTATAACGTACAAACCAATAGCCTAGAAGAAATCGTTAGGGAGGATTAAAGATGGATAGGACTACGCTTGGCGACCGTATGAAAAATAACTACGAGAATATTACTCGATATTATCTTACTCGTAGGATGCCTGTAATCATTCGTATTGATGGTAAGGCTTTTCACACTTTTACAAGGGGTTTTAAGAAACCTTTTGATGACATTTTGGTCAAGACCATGCAGGAAATTATGAAGTATCTCTGTGAGAACATTCAGGGTTGTGTCCTTGGATACACTCAGAGTGATGATTTGAAAAAGGTTATTGATAACTTAGTTGAAATGGCTAATAATGCCAGAGATTGTCTGTGGGACGGCAAGTTGTTTGGGGTTCATGGAGGACCAGTAAAGAAAGATGAGGAAGGCGAGGAGTAAATAAGATGAAAAAGACACTATGGCAAAAGATTTATTCGTTCTTTGGTTTTTGGCATTATTACGAGACTAATTCAAATGGTAGATATAGAGTGCTGTATTGGTGCTGTTTACCATGGGGAAAGTTCTTCCGAAAGTTTGATTTATTTAGAAAGAGGGTGTAGTGATAATTATGCTGACACCAGAACAATATCAGGTATTTGTAGATGCTGTTGATAAGTTTGACAAATATATTCGAGAACATCCAGAAGTCGTGGAAGAAGCTGTACGTAAGTATGCGGAGCAATTTGTTGATGTTAGGGATGTTATACTTGGAGATAAGGAACCGTTTGTGAATTTGAATCCAGCGGAAATTCCAGTGGAACTTCATACATATTCTTATAAGACTATTCGAGATTGTCACAAATGTGTCTACGAAGTAGGATGTCATGGGAATCCAGTAGGATGTAAGCAATATAAGAAGGACACACCAGATGGAGGCTATTATGGATGAATGTAAATATCTCAAGATTGAAGATGTAACTTCTTATCATGAAGATGTGTTTGACCATCCGAGTTATAAGTATCATTGCACAGAAAAGAATAAGGATTTACCTTTTGGAATTCTTCAGTGTCATAAATGTAAATATTATGAAAAGAGACTTATTTCGGATTGAGGTAGGTCTCTTCTCAAAAGTCTTGAGTTATAATTAGGTCTAGTTGGCGCGAGAGCCATTCGGGAGATATAAGGGAGGAGTCTGTGTCCCAGATTAGGAGTAAGGGGATATTATGGGAGAAAGCGTAGTTATCTTTTATAGTATTGACTTGCTGAAGGCGTTGAGGATTAGGAGCGCGCGAAATATCATGGTATCGTTCTTCAATTAAAACGATGGATCCGCGCCAAGTAAGCCTCAGCTTCCACAGCAATGGATATCCCAAAGGAGATAGACAATCTCGATAGGATACATTTAGAGAGTAGGAGACTCCTAATTCCTCCAAAGTCATAGTAATTTTTTTCATTAGTTTTGATTGTTTCATAAAGCCTCCAAAATTTAGTGTTCAAAAAATTATAATGATATCGAAGTCCTGCTTACTTATATTCGGAAAGCAAAGCGGGAGAAGTAATTATAATAAGTAAATATTTTGGGAAAATATTTTAGGTACGCTTTAGGTGTACCTATTTTTTTGGGAAAAATTTTTGAGAAAAAGGCGTACATATTATATGTACATATTATATGTATATATAGAGGGAGAGAGTAATAGAAAGTAGGAAGAAAGGAAGTAGAAGTAAAGGAGTACGAATATATGTACGAGTAAAGGCGTACTTATAGAGGGAGTAGATAAGAGGGGTATAAATAAAGGAAATAGGTAAAAGGGGTAGAATTAAAGGAGTAAGAAAAAGGCGTACTTATTAGGTAAGCAAAAAGGCGTACTTATAGAGCGTATAAGTGTTTCGTAGTTATAGAAAGAGACTAGCTATATAAAAACGGTACTGTCAAGGGACGTCCAAGAGCGACATATAGGAATAGGTAGGGGTAGATCGGTATATGTAAAAGGAATTTTGTGTCTTTGAAAGTGAAGATGTTTTAGTGCAAATTTTATTAGTAAGCAAATTTTATAAGTATAATAAATAATAAATATGTACTTATAATGTGTACATCTTATGTGTACATATTATGTGTGTACCTTATGTGTACTTATAATGCGTACTTATAGAGCGTATTTAGCGCGGTGTCAAATTTTTCTTTGATTCTATTTTACCAAAATTTTAGAGCGTTGTCAAATTTTCAAGATATAAATAAAAAAAGAGAGGTAAGAATTTCTTCTTACCTCTTTTTCTTCTTACTTGACCTTGATGTAGCCGCGCTGAGGACCCTTTTTGCCCTCGACCTTCATATCGACCTTCTCCACAGTGCCATCCAGTACGAAAGGCTTCAGCAGAGAGGGAACAGAGGCTACCTTTACCTCATCAGTGAGACCAGCTGCCTCAATAAGCTGGGCGGCAGTCATGCCCTCATCGCCCATCGCATTCAGCAGAGCCTCACGGACGGGAGCCTTCTCATCCTCAGCTGCCTGCTTCTTCTCCAGAACCTTCTTGGCCCGCTTCGCATTCGCCTCATCCATCTTCTCGATAAGCTCGGTGGCCTTAGCCATCAGCTCATCATTCATCTCACCGTTGGAAATAGCAGTATAGAACTCACGATTGGTCATAAAATACCTCTTTCTGCTCCTCATTGCTTTATAAAGACAGAAGAATTTACGGCCTAAAATTTGACAGGTGGCTTGATGTGCCGTAGCCGTTTTCTTTTGGAGCTTATTCCCAGCTTAGGAGCGTTTTATTTTTTTAGTCTTCCTTGACTTTCTATATATATTATAGCGTAGAATTGGGAAAATTTCAAATTTACGGTCGCTAAAAATGCGTTTTTTTAAAAAGTGAAACCCCAGCTTTTCTTTTCCAAAAATTTGACACCCAACTTCTAGCTTATTTGCAGCTTATAGGTTGTAGCTTATTTGCGCGCTCAAAATTTGACAAGGGATAGAATTTGACAGTGGCCGGCGCTGAGTAAGAATTAGGAGGGAGAATTTGACTTTAACGATTTAGTGTGTTAAAGTGAGAAAATTTTTTTCGTAGAAAATTTGAAAAAAATAAAATTTAGACGATATTCGTCTAAATTTTTCTCCGAAAAAAACTTCACCGCATTAAAACGGTGAAGTTCTCTAAATTCAACGAATCTTGAAAGTATTTTTTGTTTTGTAGTAAGTTGCGCTTTCGCCCTCAATGGTAAATTTCCCGCCTTTGGTATCAATCGTGAAAATCTTTTTGACTTTTCGAGGAATGGAACGGCGGGCGGTATAGTCTCCGTTGATATTTGCCCCTTTTTCCAAACAATGGAAAAGAATTTCAGTTTCAATTAACGTATCAGAAAGGGCGGTGTGACTTTCGGAAAAGTCGGGATTGTTTCTAATGTATTGTGTAATGGTTTCGGCGGTGGTGGAATAGTTTCCGCTTTCGGTAAATGCTTCGTGTTCTTCGGCCCACTTGAAAAATTTTTCATCCATCATAAAATGATGAACAAAGCCCCGAATATCGGAAATAGGAATGGTATCAAAGGGATTTATACATTTGAACCAATCACAATTAAAATTGAATACTTTTTCATCAAAAGATGAATTGTAAGCGAAAGCCCGTTCGACATTGAACGCCTTAAAGTCTCGTGCCATTGTTTGCATAATATATCCGAATTTGTCCATAACAATAACACGGGAACGCATGGCCTTTACATAAATAGGGCGCTTGTCTGCATAATAAGCAGACGCGAAAATCATTGGATTGTGCCACACTTGCTCCACGACAAACTCACGCTTTACAAGCATTTCCCCGCTTTCGCTATCGGCAATAAGATAGCCGATATTATAACAGAAAGGTTTTTCAAGGGAAGTCGTTTCTGTGTCGAAAACACAAATACTCATTTTTCAATCTCCAATCAAAATTATTATAAGGGTTTACCATCGTTTCCCTTACATTATTTATTATATCAGATTTTCCGGAAAAGTCAAGGACTTTTTTCAAAAAATAAAAATTAGACGAATTTCGTCTAAAATAAAAAGAAATAACGCACTTGACGCCATTTCATTCAATATAGTCATCATAAATAATTAGATTAAAATCACAATTAGAAATTTGCTTTGCTTTCTCAATTGAAACATTCCAGCAACGAATAATTGCTTCAATTTCATAATTTTTCCAAAGATTTTTTTCGATAACAAACCTTCCATATCTTTGATATAAAGTAGAAATATCATATATATTACTAATATCAATATAATTGATATCGCTGGCTTTAGTTATGAGTAGTTTCATTTTTTATTTCTCCTTTTATTTTATAAATAAAGTATAACATAAATCTTCTAATTTGTCAAATATAAAATTTCTTAGACGAATTTCGTCTAAATTTTTATGAGAAAAAAAGGTGACGATTTCTCGCCACCCTTTTAATTACTCATTATTTACATTTTCTCGTTCGGCTTTCTTTGCCCTTGCTTTTTCGCGTGTAAGGCGGTCTTTCTCCATCTTCTTCTGCTTTTTTTCTTCCCTTTCCGCTTTGGCTTTGGCTTTAGCTTCACTTTCAAGGCGATAGTTTTCGGCTTCCTCGTAACCATCAAAGAGGTCGCCATCCCTCGTTCCCTTGGGAACGCTAAAAGTAAGGTTCAAATAACCCTCATCACCATCTAACGCCCACGGAATCGAAAAGGTTCCGCTCTTAATCTGGAGAACGGCCTCACCCTCACTTTCGAGAAAGTTCTTGATTTTCTGCATAAAGTCCATTTTTACAATTTCACTTTTCTTTGCCATTCAAAGCACTTCCTTTCTTTACTGTACTTAAAGTATATCACAAATTTATTTTTTGTCAATAGTTTTTCTTATTTTCTAAAATTATTATAACAAAAATTTTTTTAAATTTCAAATTTTCTTTAGTATTTTAATGTGATGAAGTATTGAAGTCGATTTTATTTAGACGAAATTCGTCTAAATAATTTCCCCCAAAAAAAAGGCGGTGATTTCTCACCGCCCTAATCCTCACTCGGTCACAAGATGATACTGCTTCTGCTTGCCCTTCTTAGGAACTTTCACTTCCTCAGCCGTCAGCTTGCCAGCCTCTACAAGCTGACGACACAGAGAGCTAATCTTTTGGGTAGACAGGTCTGCGTCAACCTCATGAATTTCGCTTGCCGTCATGGGCTTGACGGCCAGAATCTCCAGCAGGTGGGCTTTGATAGGCTCGTTCTCAAGCTGGGTCTTGCTGGGCTTGGAACTGCGCTGGGCGTTCCGCTTGTCCAGCTTCTCCAGCTCGGTGGTGGCGTACTGGGTCAGCTCGTCATTCACATTAGCATTGATGATAGCATTGAAAAATTCACGATTGGTCATAATAAGCTCCTTTCATACAGCGGATAGGTCGCCACCCATTTTTATATTCAAAAGAGGCGTTCCTCTCTTGATTACATACTTATTATATCATAGGTGCTGGGGTTTGTCAAGAGGGAATTTCAATTTTTTTGAAATTTTTTCGGATTTCAGACCGCGATGTAAACTTAATCAGCAACAAGTCCTCTCAAACCGTTCCCTCTTGACATTATCTATTATAACAGATTTCTTGAAAATGTCAATACCTTTTTCAAAAAAATTTGAAAAGATTTTTTAGACGAACTTCGTCTAAATAAAAAGATGAAAAAGAAACGGCACAAAATGTGCCATTCCTTTTACTTTCCTGATTTCGGAACGAAGCCACGACAATACTGACTTGCCCACGTCCAGTCTTTCATCCTCTTGGTACAACGACTTTCGCATTGAGAATTCAACACTTTGCCACAGTTAAAGCCCCAGTATTTGCAATGATAACAGCAGACATTGCGAATTTCTAAATTGTATCGGTTTGCCAGTTCCTCTCGAATTTCAAACGCAGTCATTACTTTACCTTCTTTCATTTTGTTATACTCATTATAACATTTCTTTTAACTACTGTCAAGTATAAATTTTTTTAGACGATTTTCGTCTAAATTTTTCTTTGGAGAAAAAAGGGAATCTCTTCCCTTTATCTCGCCAAAACTTTTAGAACACTTTCCATTGCGTCGGGATGAAAGCCACCCATCCCCCAATCAATCAGATTTCCTGTTTCATCATCAAAGAGAATATCGTCAGAGGAAGAACGAAAATTCGTTTTCTTTGTTCCATATTCTACAATATGAATTTCATCAAAGGAAACGCTTCTCAAATGCTGACGCAACCAGCGCATTTTTTCAGCTTTTACAGCTTCAAGAAAAGCGGAACTTTTGTCTTTGCTTCCCCACGAAATCACGCCAATCTTTACGCCCTTTCGCTGGATTTTGTTCAGCTTGCGGGCCAGCGTGTTCATATTGCAGAGGGGCCGAGCTTCCGCATAAACTTTTGCGTCATAAGCCCGCAAACGAGACAACCAGTCTTTTGCGCCGTACAGGTCGGCGATTGTGCCATCCATATCAAGAAAAATAGTCATAAATTTTTTCCTTTCTTTTATTGTAATTAAATTATAACAGAAATTTTTCTATTTGTCAAGTATAAAATTATTTAGACGAAATTCGTCTAAAAAATCATAAAGAAAAGGCGGGAATTTCTCCCGCCAATTTCAATCAGACAAAAATTTCTTTTAGTCTTTCTTCTACTTCTGCTTGAAGTTCAGAAACCAGTGTCCGCATACGGAAGCCATCTTCTTCTTCTGCAAAATCAGCCAAATCCTTGAAAGCGTCATAAACTTTTTCAAGTTTATTGGTGGTGTATTTCTTGAAACAAACACTATCTTCATGTAGGAAAATTTCCAAAGGGTCTCCCTCACGGATGCCGAGATTCCGGCGAATCTCTTTGGGAATAACAACTCACCCTAAGTCGTCCACTCTGCGGATAATACCTGTTGCTTTCATTTTTATTACTTCCTTTCTTATTTTGTAAATAAAGTATACCATATAAAAATATAAATATCAAGAACTTTTTTATTTAGACGAATTTCGTCTAAATTTTCTTTTCTAAAAAAAATAGCGCCGAAGCGCTATCTTTTAACCGAAAGTAATGAAATTTTTATCTCCACTTGCTTTCCAAGGATGGTTGATTCCAAGATTTTTCAGGAAAAAATAAATCTTGATTCGCTTAAAAAACTTCATTGGTTCTTCTCCTTTCTTACCAGCTCATAATAAAAATCCAGCCGATGAAAAATACAGCTCCTAACGCATATGCACCAGCTCCCACAGCGTGGCGCCAATCATGGCTTTTTGCAAATGAATACATACTCATAAAAAACATACCAGCACATGCTAACCCAGCGAACAGAATATCCAGCACAGCGATAATAATCATTTTAGAAACCTCATTCCTTTTTAGTATACCTAAAGTATACACCAAATTTCAAAAAAAGTCAAGAAAAATATTGTTCAGACGAAATTCGTCTAATTTTTTTGTGAAAAAATTCACAAGTAATCATTCGTCTAAATTTTTTGTGAAATCTTTCACAATCTTCGTGACTACTTCGTCTAAAATTTTTTGTGAAATTTTTCACAAAGTTTTTGGAAAAAAGAAAAGGGGAAGAAGCTCTCCCCCTTTTTTTCAATCATACAGGCTGAAATCTTCATCATAGGCTTCGCCGGCATAGAAATAATCAATGCCATTTAGCTCAAGGCCATTATACTTACTTTCTCCATTCTGAAGCCGGTCATTCATTTCCTTTACAGTAGCTTTAGCATTCATAGAGCGGCAAATAGCATACAGCCAGTCATGGCCGTTCTTGTGGTACATACAAGGAATAACTTTCATTTCAGTAACCTCATTTCTTTTTTGTTTTTTGGGAACCTTACAGTTCCCCAATATAGTCCTCTGCAAATTCTTTTGTTGACACTTCTTCAATACTAATCATTTCACAATGCGGCTTTTGACTTAACCAATGGCGAGCCTCTGTAACGCTTGTAAAGTAAATTATATTTTCATAGCCACCATCAGCCCAGCCAGAGCAATGGACAAAGAATCTTAATTTAATCATTATTAGTTCCTTTCTGCCCGTCCAGCCGATAGCTCAGCTTTTATGCATTTTTTGATTAGTTAGCCATCCAAGAAATATACTCCCAGTCCCCGACCTGGTCATAGGAATCAAGGGCAACAACCTGTTCGTTCTTCTGCTTTTTCTGAAGTATCCAGCTTACCCTTGCCCCATTTTCCAAGGCTCTTTTCAAATAGTCGATTACGGTATCAGCATCTCCAAAAGAAGGAAAATATTGTTCAGTGATTTCTTCTGTCGCGCCCCAACGAACAATTAAACGATAATTCATAGCGTCCCCCTTTCTCCCCGTGTAGCCGATAGGACAGCTTTCTATTTTTATTTACAATTCCAGCCCTTCAAAGTCTTTGCTTGTGTAGTTTCTTGTCCGATCATACTCAACTGGCCATTGCAGTAATCTTTGATACAGCTTTTTAGAACTAACTTGAATTCCAAACCCGTCATATTCGCCATGCTTATTTACTGTCTTTATGGCGTTTACTTCCTGAACACAATTCAGAAATAAGGCTGTCGGAATAATAAGCGGACCGACTGAACGCCGTTCTTCCCAAGCCTCTGTTTTTTTCCCGGCCTTATGGCGCTGTACATATTCCATAACATAGATGACGAATTTGCTTTTGTTCGTGCCGTCAATGAGACTGTCAATGCGTCCGCCATTTGTCTTGACTTCTGCCGGAATATAACGTCCGTTATATTTAATATGAATGTCAGCTTTTCCGGCAGAGCTTACACACCTTTTACGGCTTTTTGGCCTTGCGCACTGATTTTCAGTGATACGTCCAAAATAACCGCTATCAATAGCGGGATTATAACGGGCCGAATCTTGCGCACGCACGGCGTCCTCTTTTGTCAAAATAGCAAAATTTTTCATAGTAAAAAAATTCCTTTCTTTGTGGTTTTGTAGTTTCAGTTTTCAAGATACACACCGCATTAAAGCAGTCGGCCCGCTCCGCTCTGTTGTTCCCTTGTGTCTATTATACTACCACACCCCGCCCGAGAAGTCAATAGTTTTTTTAGACGACTTTGGGATAAACTGCACAAAAAATAGCCGGGGGGTATTTTCTAAAATTGGGCATTTTGCCATCCCTTGCCCAAAACGGGTCTGGAACATTTTCTCACCGAGATTAAAAATCAAAAACAAAACTTACAAATTTTCTCACCGAGATTAAAAATCAAAAACAAAACTTACAAATTTTCTCACCGAGATTAAAAATCAAAAACTCTATTTCCTTTTCTCACCGAGATAAAATTTCATTCTTACCCAAAAATTTGACTTCAACCTTTCTCCTATGATATAATAAAAATAGAAACTAAGAGCCAACCATACTTTGGCTTATACATAAGGAGCGTACTAATGAATCGTCTAAATCTCGACTTCTCACTTTCAAGTGATGAGGCCCGCGCCGAATATGTCAAAACATATATCCAAAATTTCGACGTAGAAAAACCCCTTACGAATTCCGAATTAGAAAAAATCGCCGACTATCTCTTATGGGGCAAAAATTCCGAAGGCCTCTCCTCAGACAAAAGCGCAAATATCGAACTAAAGTCTACATGGTCATCTCATCCATTAGTTTCTCTCGATGAACTGCGCGAAAGTCCTGCCTTCAATGAAGACTCAATCCGCCCAATAAGTGAAACCCCAATAAAAACTTCAAAACAAAAATTTTCGCGCCAATTGGCTCGAAAAAACGCCCCGCCCCATATTTTAGCTTTATTAGAACCCCTCTGGCGCGAAATTGATGAAATCGACTTCCAGCTCTCTACCTACGAAGTTCAAACCGGCAAGAAAGACCATGTGCGTGAGGACCTGCGCGCTCAGTTTACTCCTTCTGAACTCCAAAACCTCGAAGAAAAATCAAAACTCCTAAACCCCTACTCCTACCTAAAACAAAAACGCCTTCTAATCGAAAAACGACGCGAACAATTCACTCTCCAAGACTTCTACCAGACAAAACTCCAACGCTTTATCCCTCACACCTATAACCCACTCGAGACCCCAATCTTCGACGTTGATATTCCCATCTACCCACTCGGACTAAAAGGACCTTCAAATTTAGCGCGGACCCTCTTCCCTGAAGGAAGATTCCCAATTCCCTCAGATCTAAAAAACGAAAAAGACCAGCGCGCCCTCTCAACCCAAATTTGGACTCCCCGTTCCTCTCGCTATTTTGATTTTGAGGACTTGACCCATCTTCAAGCTTTGGTAAAAATTTGGGATTCTTTGGAGGAAGGACTCGACTCCTTACCTCTTGAAAGTACATTGCGCGCGCTCTTCGAAACTTTTGATTGGTATAAGTCTCTAGCTGATTTGACTCCCCTCGAAGAAGACGTCTTCCAACTAAAGATGGCCCACCAGCAAAATCAACCCATCGTCGAATACATCAATAAAAAATATAACAAAACCTATAACTCAAACTATGTCTCCACCATCTTTCATCAAAAAGCTCTTCTAAAAATTTGCGCGACCGCCACAACTCATCGTGAGCATGCTGAAAATTTATTTTTCCCTGAAAATTTCAAACGTTGTAAAGATTGTGGGAGAACCTTACTTTTGGATACCAAATATTTTATGAGGAGACAGAGTTCTCGTGATAGATATTCTTGTCGGTGTAAGAGGTGCGACCGACTATTACGATATAAAAGAGAAGGACGTGAAGTCCCTCTTACTTAAAGGAGAAAACTATGGACAAAAATAACCGTACAAAAATTTTTATGGAGCTATTAGTAGGACTAGAGGCCGTTGAATTTGTGGGCCTTTGTAAATTTTTAGGTGTTCGGCTCGTTGAGGAAAAGGGCGAGTCCGCGCCTATTACACAAAATAACGAAACTCCCCAAAAATCCGAAACCCGTGATTTTTCGGACCTATTTAGTGATTTACTCCAAAAATTTTCGAATCTATCTCGGCCTCGTCAACGCGAGCTCATAAAAATCCTCAAAAAAGTCAACAAATAAAAGGAGGATTAGTAGTAATGCCACTACAACCAAATATACCAAAACAAAAACGTTCATTTCTCACAAAACAATGCCCACGCTGTAAGCAACAGCAATTAGAAGAAGACTTCACAAAAACCCACTCGATTTTCTACCCAGATGGGGTACTTCCCATTTGCAATGATTGTATTACTCGCTACCTTAAACAGAATGAATTTAGTTGGCGCGCGGTCGACAAAATCTGCCAATGGGCCGACATTCCTTTTATTGTGAAGGAGTTTGAAAGATTAAGAGACTTGAATTCTGATGATACTGTTTGGGGTGTTTATGCAAAAGTTTTTGCAACAGAAGAATATAAGAACTTGGGATGGGATAGTTATAACTCCCAATATCTTGAACTAAAAAAGGTTGGACTTATTGAGGATGAGATTCCGTTAGTAAAGGAGAAACATTTTGAGGAGTTGCGCCGACGCTGGGGAGGCAATTACGACGATGATGAACTCTATTACTTAGAGGACCTCTACAAAGGTTTGCTTCTTTCTCAAAACGTATCTGGCGCGCTAGCTATTGACCAAGCTCAAAAACTCTGTAAGCTTTCGCTAGAAATAGATAAACGAATCCGCGCTGGTGATAAAGATGTCGACAAATTCCTCTCATCTTATGATAAGATTGTAAAGACAGCAGATTTTACTCCTAAGTCAGTCAAAAATGCAACTGATTTTGATAGTATTGGAGAGTTAATGTTCTGGCTCGAAAAGCGCGGGCATCAAAATAAATTCTATGACAATACTACCAGAGATGTTATTGATGAAACTTTGAAAAATATTGAGGCTTGGAACCAGCGTTTGTATATAAACGAAGGTGGCCTCGGAGATGAAGTGACCGCGCGACTTCAAGCACTTCAAAACGTCTCTCAATCAGATAACTTTTATGACCTTCAAGCAGATAACTTTGATGCGGACGTCTATGAAGCTGAGGCTTTCAAAGAGGATGAAAGTGAGGAGTTTGATGCAGGAGGGACGCTCTAATGGCTGTAATTACTTTGCGCGACCCCACTTCAATTTATAACTCCCAAAATCGTCTTTTTAGAGAAGGAGTCGAATTAGAAAAAGGAGTCGTCATAATTGAGGACTTTTTAGAGCGAAATGAGAAGTTTTTGGAAGAGGAGCTTCAACTTTATACAGTTTATCCTGATATCTATTTAGATACAATAAAACCCATTGACTCCCAATTTGATTTATTTCCTTATCAACGTTTATTTTTGCGCTCGCTTATGCGTTATAATCAAATCTATATTACCGCAACTCGCGCGGCCTCAAAGTCATTCCTAAGCGTTCTTGGACTTTATCTTCAGTGCGTCTTTATCCCTAATCATAAATGCTCAATCGTCGCTCCTGTCAAGACACAAGGTGTAAAGATTATGAGGCAAAAAGTAGAAGAAATCATCAAGATTTGGCCTTTATTAGAGAAAGAACTTGAGGTTTTTATGGGGAAACCTCACATGAACTTTTCAAAAGATGTGGCAGAGCTTTATTTCAAAAATGGCTCTAAGTTTACTTGTGAGGGCGCTACGGACTCATCACGTGGTCTCCGCCTTCACGCAACTTTCTTAGATGAGGTGCGTGATGCTGATGGTGACATTATTTCTGAAGTTATACTTCCTCAGCTAAATGTTTCTCGGCGTGATGCTAATGGTTTAGTAAATCCTTATGAAGTTTGTAATCAGCAGGTTATTGCCGGAACTTCAGCAGGTATGAAATCTTCCTATGCTTATTCACTCTTAATAGAAACAATGATACAAGCAATAATTGACCCAAAAAGAGCATTTGTTATGGGTCTAGATTATCGTATTCCTGCCCAACATGGACTGGTTGATAAGAAGCACGTTGAGAAACTGAGAATGTCTTCAGCCTACAACGAAATGATATTCGCATCAGAATTTATGGGGACTTGGGCTGGAGGAAGTGAAGAGTCTTGGTTCGATTTTGAGAAGCTTTCTAAATATCGGACAAAGAAAAATCCAGAATTTACTCAGAAATTTAGAAATCAACAGAATTGTTTCTACTTGTTATCAGTGGATAAAATCTTAATATGTCCCTTTACTAAGTAATTAGTATCGAAAATTTTCTTAAAAGCGGGAAACGCCTAAAGCCTAATGCGCTAAAACTAATTCCCTCAAATTAGTGATGCGACGAAAGTAGAAAAAAGTCATTAGGATGGTATATGGTGCAAACCTAACTACTTTGAATGGCCAATCCGCACCAACTGGAGGAACTAAAATTGAAAATTGTAACCAAAGAAGAGATTGAACATCGTATTCAAAACAAATGGCCTAATCAGCCTTTTGAAATTATTCAATATACTAAAGTTAGTCAGCCTTTTTCTATCAAATGTCTCAAATGTGGACGAATAAAAAAATATAGTAGTTTTAGTAATTTCTATTCTCCTTCCAAAAGTGGAATCTGTATTTGTCAATTTGGAGAAGATAATCTTCAAAAAAAGCATTTAGATAATCAACAACAAGTTTTAGAATTGATTTCCAAAAAAGATAATTTAAAATTTGTAAGTTTTCAAAATAGAAAATCGACAGGAAAACCAGAAGTAACTTGTTATTGTTCAAAATGCGGACAAAATTTTACTAAGACAATTCAAAATTTTTTAGAAATTCCGAAATGCTTTTATTGTGAAAGTCGAGAGAATATGAATACTCAAGGATATCAAGCGGGATTGAATGAAGAGTATGAATTATTAGAAGATTTTATAAATAGAGATACTCGACTTCTTGTTCGGCACAAACCATGTGGTTTTATTTGGAAAATAAAACCAAAGCATTTAAATAATTATCATGGTTGTCCAAAATGTAATAAAAGTACAAGCAAAGGAGAACAACGAGTTGCAAAGTACTTGACTGAAAAGGATATGAATTTGAAGCAGAGAAAAGTTTTTCTTGGCAAACCAACTCAAGAAGAAGATATGACTTCTTTGTTCCTAAATTTAAACTAATTGTAGAGTATATGGGTCAGCAACATTACTTTGAAACTAATTATTTTAAGATTCCCTATGAACAACAAAAAATAATAGACAGAGAAAAGAAACAAGAGGCTCTGGAAAATGGATATAACTATCTGGAAATAGGTTACTTTGATTTCAATAAAGTAGAAGAAATTTTAGACAGTTGGTTCAACGACTATTCCGCAAGGAAGTAGAGGGAAGCCCTTCGAAATGGAAAACATCCTTTATCTAAGGATGAAGATATAGTCTCAACTTATATGGAAACATATAGCAGTTCATAAGAGAACGTATATAGTGTAGCGAACTATATAGAAGATATATTGGTAGGTAGATTACAGGACTCAACAATTGCTTGTATCTTTCGAGTAAATATCAAGAATGACAAATACTACTCAACTCTCGTCAATATTGAAGTTCTTGGAAGACAGGCAGAAACAAAAACCTTTACACAACAGGCAATTGATTTGAAACTTTTGATTGAGAGATATAATCCCAGAGAAGTTTTGATCGACTGTAATGGTTTAGGTCTAGGCCTCGCAGATGAAATGATAAAAACTCATACAGATGCGCGAGGACGTGAGCTTCCTGCCTACGGTTTTTTCAATAACGATGATTATAAAAAAATCCAACCTAAAGACTCTATTCCTATTTTATATTCTATGAAAGCTAATGGACCTTTGAAATCAAAAATCAATGGAAATGCTTATTCTCGTTTGAGTGGTGGATTGGTTCGATTTTTGATTAGTGAGCAGGAAGCGCGTAATGCTCTTCTTGGAACGAAGATTGGCCAAAAAATGACAATGCGCGAGCGAGTCCAACGACTACTTCCCCATGAACAAACAACAAAGCTTTTTGAAGAGATGGGAAATCTTCGTGTCAAAAATGTAGGTATAGACATTGTTCTTGAAGCGATAAACAAACGCTTCCATGACGACCGCTATTATGCTTTTGCTTATGGTCTATGGCGTATCAAAGAAATTGAAGAAGCTCAAATGAAAAAACAACGAAGACGGGGCGCCGGAAAACGCAATCTAATATTCTTTACGGGAGGGGCATAATTTGGAACAACAAAATACTGAGTTCAAAAGAAATTTTGACCTTGCCTCCTTTAAAAGAGCATCAAGCGGAATGGTTTCTAAAAATGACGAAATTTATGGAGACTACGATTATCTCTCTTGGCGCTCTCGGTCCCGCACTCTAAAAGATTACAAACCTGAAGAAATTGATAATATTATAAATTCAGGCTCCTTATCAGAACAGAGAGAACTTTCAAGGAATTATTTTCTAAAAGATGGCTTGTATCGTGCCATTGTCCTCTATTATGCCAATCTTCTAAAGTGCGCGAACCTTTTGATTCCAAAAGTAAGTTTTGGGAAAAAGCTTTCTGATAAGACTATTCAGAAAAGATACTATAAAGCTTTGGATTATCTAGATGAAATAAATCCTCCAATTTTGTATAATAAAATTACAACACGAGCCCTCACCGATGGTGCATACTTTGGACTAATTTCATCCCTGAATAAGGGAGCTTTTGTCTTAATTGACCTACCGGCCTCTTATTGTCAATCTAGATTTAGAGACATTTATGGTAGAGATATTATTGAATTCAATGTCAATTATTTTGACCATTTTACTGATGAAGATACTCGAAATCAAGTTCTAGAGATTTATCCCAAAGAAGTTACAAGTTTTTATCGTCGATACCAAAAAGGTAAAGCTAAAACTTCTTGGATAAAATTATCTACTGATAGCACTCTTTACTTTAGTATTCTTGAAGAGGGGAATCCGACTTTCTTGAATGTCATTCCTGCTACAATTCAATATGATGAAGCAGTAGATACTGAAAGAGAAAGAGACTTGGAAGAAATTCGTAAAATTCTCATTCAAAAAATACCCCACTTACAGGATGGAGCTCTTCTATTTGAACCAGATGAGGCTCTCGAAATGCATACTGGTGCTGTGGGCATGATGAAAGGAAATAAGAACCTTTCCGTTTTGACTACTTATGCTGATGTAGATAGTATCGTTTCAAAAACTTCATCCGATGCTGTTTCAAACAATCTAGAGAAGATGCTTCAAAATGTTTATGCTGAAGCTAGCGTCAGTGGGCAACTCTTCGCGCCAACTGGTTCTCAAGCATTATCTACTTCTATCTTAAATGATATAAGCTTTATGATGCCAATTACTAATAAAATTTCAAAATTTATTAGTGAGCTTTTAACCCAACTTTTTGGAAATTCTAATATAAAATTTACTTATAAAATTCTACCGGTTTCTATTTATAACCAAAGTGATTATCTAACTGATGCTTTCAAATTAGCTCAAAGTGGATATAGTTTCTTCTTACCAAGCGCTGTTATGGATTTAAATCAGCGGGAACTTCTAAGTATGAAAGAGCTTGAGAATGAGGTTGAAAAACTTCAAGAGAAGTTAGTACCTCTAAATTCAGCCTACACTCAAAATGGGGCTTCTGGAGATCCTGGACGTCCAGAAATGAAAACAGAAGAAAAAACACAAACTACCATTGAACAAGAAGCATCAACAGACAAACAAGGAGGCTTAAATATAGATGAATAAATTTGAGTTTCCAGTCGCTGTTTATGGCAATATAGAAAAATATAATAATGTGTTGTCAAAGGCGCGGTGCCGAATTTTCTATAAATATGGTAATAGAAACGGTACTTATATAACGGATGAGTTTGCTGAAAAACTTCTAGAAACTCTCCCTTACGCGCCGGTCAAAGGCATCTATGAATATGATGACTACACCGACCACGGAAGTCGAAGAAGCGAGGGAAGAATTTATGGAATTGTTCCCGAAAATCCTAATATTAGCTGGGAACCTCATCTTGATGAAGATGGAGTAGAAAGAACCTATGCTTGTGCAGATGTTCTAATTTTTACTGCACTTTATGCCGAGGCGGGAGACATCGTAGGAAAATCTCAATCAATGGAACTTTATGAACCATCTTTGAAATACCATCAGGCAATTCATGATGGACAAAAGTTCATTGTGTTTGATGAGGGATGTTTCTTAGGTCTCCAAGTTTTAGGAGATGATGTCGAGCCTTGCTTTGAGGGTGCGAGCTTCTTCGAACTTCAAACTAGTATTGATAAAGTTATAAAGAGGATTCAAGAAATTGAAGCTATTTATACTAAAAATGGAGGAACAGAGACAATGGAAATAAATTTCAAACTTTCCGATAGCCAAAAGTATGATGCTCTTTGGTCTCTCTTGAACACCGAGTATAATGAGGAAGGGAACTGGACAGTTAGCTATGCTATTTGCGAAGTTTTTGATGACTATGCTCTAACCTATAATTACGAGAGTGGCAAGTATGAGCGAGTTCATTATACAAAGAATGACGAGACTAATAGTGTTGAGCTAGGCGAACGTACCCAAGTTTATATTATTGATGTAACTGAAAATGAAAAGCAGACTGTTGATACTTTACGTCAATTGAATGGTGGTACATATGAACTTGTAAATGAAGATTTGGCAAATGCTGAAACTCTAAAAGAAGAAAATTCTAATTTTAGTTCCAAAATTGAAGAACTAAATGGTGAGATTTCCACTTTACAAGCAGAGAAGGCTGGTATTGAGGCTCAATATACTGAGGCTCAGGCCCAGGTCCAAACGCTAACAGAAGAAAACAGTTCTTTAAATGAGTACAAGGCTCAGATTGAAAAGGAGCAGAAAGAGGCTGTATTTACAGAATATGAAGGACATCTAAGTGAAGAAGTTCTGAATACTTATCGTGAAAATAGTGCTAACTATTCTGTATCTGATTTGGATAAAGAGCTAGCTTATGAGTTGAAAAAGATTGGTTTTTCTGCTTTTTCTAAAAACGACCGTCAAGGTCTAATTCCTAAAGACGTGCCTCTACAAGGTCTAGATGCCGTCTTAGCTAAATATGTTAAGTAATTGGAGGAAATAAAATGGCTACAAAAAGACTAGTAATTAGTGGCTATGGTCAAGTTGAGCTAAATAATGCTGCCTTCCGCCGTGATGGTCGTATTGAGGCCCAGTGTGCTCCTGATGCTACTGATTTTGCAAGTATCCCTGTTGAGAACGGTATGCTTTTAGCTGTTGATGATGCTAATCGTTGTGTAAAGCTACCTAAAGATGGTTCTTTTCCTATTGCTCTAGTTTATTCTACTGAGCATATGTATGATGAACGGACTCCTGGTCTAAAGAACTTTAAGTTAAATGGTTCTGATGACTTCTTCCCTCGTCTAGGTTACCTATCTGTTGGTGATAAGTATCGCACTAACTGCGTTTGCTATGATGATACCGAGTTTACCACTGAGGAAAATCTAATTACCGCTCTAAAGGCTTGCGCTACCACTTCTGTGTATGGTATGGCTGATGCTTCTGGTGCTACTAAGCTATCTGCTACTGCTGGCACCTTTGGTCCCAAGCTAAAGGTTGTTGCTTTTGACACTATGCCTGATGGTCAAAAGGGCATCAAGCTACAAGTGTTAGCTGACTAATAAAAGGAGGGTAAATTATAATGACTATTAAAGAACTACAAGAAATTGCCCTTCATTGTGCTAAGGGTACTGTTCCTGCCACCTATGCTAATCAGAATGTAGATATGGATTCTGCTTTCCTAGATGGTCTAAAGGAACTAGCTGGTTCCGTAAACCAGTTTATGAAGAATCGCTATGATATTTATGATATCGTAATTAAGACTGCCGATGAAATTATGCCTAAGAAGGTAATTGATGCCATTGGTATGTTTGCTGAGGTCCAGTCTGTTCCTCAAGGTCAAAAAGCTATCTTCAAGCGTCGTCTAGGCAAGATGCGTGCTAAGAAGTTCCTAACTCAGGTTGGCCTATCTGGTGTATATGAGACTTTCCGTCTAGATAGCGATACTTTTGAGCTAGCTGGCCACGCCGTTGGCGGAGGCGCCACCATTGACTTTGAGCGTATGCTAGACGGTGCTGAAACCATGGCTGAAGTTATGCAGGTTCTAACTGAGGGTCTAACCGATGCTGTATTCTATGAGGTTCATAAGGCTCTTCGTGCTGCCGTAAATGCTTCTGCTCGTCCTGATGCCAATAAGGTAGTTTCTAACACCTTTGAAGCTGATAAGATGGTAAAGGTAATTAATACTGTCCGTGCTTATGGCAACGGTGTTGTAATTTTTGCTCCTCCTGAGTTTGTAGGCGCCATGGGCCCTGACGCCATTGTAAGTGGTATTGCTAATATTACTAATGGTATTTATCATCCCCAGGATATTGATGCTATTCATAATACTGGTTATATCAATATCTTCCGTGGAACTCCTGTTGTTCAGATTCCTCAGTCTTTCATTGATGAGTCTAACACCAAGACCTGGATTGATCCTCAGCTAGCTTACATTCTACCTACTGGTGGAGAGAAGGTAGTAAAGGTTGTTCTAGAAGGCAATACTCAAATCAATGACTTCAAGAATCGTGATAATTCTCTAGAAGTTTATGCTTATAAAAAGATGGGTTGCGCTATTCTAGCTCATCATAACTGGGGTATTTATCAGAATACGTCAATAAATCAAACTTTTGAGAATCCTTATAATTTTTGATAAATAAAATAAATAGAGCTGTCACGATAAGAGTCATGACCTATCGTCACTAACTCGAGATAGCTAATTCTCTTCGAGGGAGGGATAAACTCCCTCCCTCGATTTATATATAAAAAATTTTTAGGAGTAAAAGGAGTATTTAAAATGGAGAAGATTAGAGTAATTAGTAAGCATCAAGGCCCTATTAGTGTGAATATTTCTGATTTGCGCTTTAAGCGCGAATGGCCCAATAAGGGTGCTAGTGTTCTTATTGAAAAAGAAACTCTAGAAGAAATGATGTATGATAGTGGCTTCAAGTATATGATTGATACTGGGATGCTCTATATTGAAGACTTAGAGGTAAAAAAAGAACTAGGCCTTGAACCCGAAGATGCTACTGAACCTGTTAATATTATTGTTTTGAGTGATAATGATATGAAGCGAATGATGACTGCCATGCCCCAGTTTGAGTTTGATGCTAAGCTAAAGACTTTGAATTATGAGCAGATGTTGGCTTTGGCTGATTTCGCTATCAAGAATGAGCTAGGAGATTTCGGTAAGTGTGATGCTGTAAAGAAGGCTTGTGGAAAAGATATTCTAACTGCTATTAAGCTGAATAGAGAGGATAAGGAGGGCTAATAATGGGAACCCCCTTAGAAAAAGTTTATTCTGCTTTTTTGTCTAAACTACTCGAAGATGAGTGGTTAAACTGGACACAGGAAGAAGTAGAAGAGGACTTACTAACTATTTTAGACGGCGCGCTACCTTGGTTCAAGTTCCCGCGCAAGTCTCTTGAACATGACGAACATTGCTTTTTTGAAGAACTGGATAATGAAGAAATCCAAATTGTTGCCTGCTATATGAAATGTGAATGGTTGAATCGAACTATTCTAACTTGGGAAAATGTAAAGCCTTTATATGAGGAGAGAGATTTCTCCCAGGCTAATCTTATTAGTAAATTTACTGAACTTCTAAGAAAGGAAGAAGCTAAAGTCCACCGCTTAGAAGGAGTTTACTATCGCGCTCCAAAGCGTAAGCCATTTTCATATAGACTACTTGCGGAGCAGTATCAGGATGTCTGATTTCACTGAAGGATATAGTAATAAATTGAAAAATAAACTTTTTGGACTTTTATGTGAGTTTGAAAAGAAAGGTGAGTGGGAGAAGTTTCTGGACAGTATTCTAACAGAATTATTAGGAATTCCAGAAACTTCTCGAACTATCAATTACTATATTTTGTATTATAAGATTTCTTCATTACGCTATCTCAGATATGATTATTTTCGTAGTACAGTTTTTAGCTGTATGACTTTATTAGGAAAATCAGATGAGTTATTTTGATATATATGAAAAGCGCCTAAATAGATATGGATTAGACTACCAATCTCGTATCCAAGGTAAGCGCGAACAGAATTTTGATCTTTATCTTCAAAAAAGCATTTATCGAGTAGATTTTGAATATAATGATGAATATATAAGTGGAAGTTTTGAGCGATATAAACAGGATGATAGCAAAACTCTTCATTATTTACTCGTAAAAACGGATATTGAGTTCGCGCCTGGTACAATTTTGATGATACCAGATAAAAACGATGAACTCAAGCCCTGGATGGTTTACTATCTTGAGGAAATAAAAGCTAGTGGTTATAATCGTTATGTAATGCTTCATATGACGCATTATCTAGTTTGGCATTCTCGTGATGGTTCTGAGCAAGAGAGCTGGGCCTATATGTATGGCCAAGAAAACAATATGCTTAGAGACGAAATCAAATCTCGTAGTCGTATGGATACTGTTTACGCCGAGAATCTCAAAGAAAGTTTCTTTGTTATGCCTTTGACACAGTATCTAAGAAAAGATGATTACTTTATTATAGGTGAAGAACCATATCGAGAGTTCTATCGAGTAACTGGTTATGATATTCAATCCTCACCTGGTGTAGAATATGTAACTGTTGACCCGATTTATGAGTTTGATTTGACGCCTCCTCCTCAAAAGGAGGAAAATGATAACGAAGAAGATTACTTCTGGTTACAAGGAGGAAATGCTGATGGTAAGAAACCTTGAAGAGCTAGGACCTTTTCTTCGGAAAATAATGGTTAGACTAACGACTAATCAAAATTTATTAAAGTTATTATACTATAGTGATAAGGCTCCTTTGGAGAAAAAAGATCTTACACAAGACCAAATTACAAATGAAGTTTTTGATAAACTTATAAAAATAGTCCCGAGAATGGGGCCAAAGGAAGATGCGAAGAGTCTTATTTCATTACGAGTCGTTAATGGAGCTCGTCTTTCTTCCAATATTGAATTTCAAAGAATAATTTTAGCTATTGAAATTTTTGTTCCTTTGACTCAATGGAAAATGAAAGGGACAAATCTTCGTCCATTTAGTATAATGGGTGAAATTCAAAAAAGTCTAAATGGGAAAGTTATTGATGGAATGGGTAAACTTCTGGGAGGAGATTTTGAGATAAATTTTCTAACTGATGAAATGTCCTGTTATGAAATGACTTTTGACTTGACTGCTTATGATTGATTGTCATTTTGTGATAAATGAACCGGCGAATTTTCAAAAGATTTGTAAAGTCTATTCTCCTACTGTTCGCCAAGTTATTACAGAAGAAAATTTTTTAGTTTATCGAAAACTTTTGACCCTATCCCAAGAAGAAATTGAAGATGAGTACATGGAGAAAGAAATGGAATTGTCAAATGTTCTAACTCCATTAGAGTATCTTTTGAATTCTTCTTTTAATAATAAACAAGTAGAAGCTCTTTCTATCAAAGCTTTTGAGTTTTTTATTCACGAACCAGTTTCTTTCATTTATGAAGAAAAAAAGATTCTAATTGGAGATTTGAAAAAGATTTTAGAGGGCGCGCAGTCGTTAGATGATTTACGTTTTTTGACCAGTGAAAATTTTTTTGACTTTCAAAATCTTATCAGAAATAGTGTGGGAGTAGACAACATTGACCCTCCTAATCCTAATGAACATCCCAAGATAAAAAAGATGAAAGCAAAAGCTAGATATCGTGATAAAATAAAGGCGAAAAAAGAAGGACTGACACTTGATACTTTACTCATTTCAATTTGTTGTATGGGTATTGGAATTACTCCACTTACAGTTGGAGAGTTGAGTTATGCTACTTTTTCTAAGTTGATAGGTGTATATCAAGAAAAGGAAAAATATGAAGTTGATATAAGAAGCTTGTTGGCTGGAGCGAGTAGTAAAGATGTAAAACCAAAATATTGGATGCATAATTCTGATAAAAAATAGGAGGAAATAAAACATGGCTTCTATCCTAGATAGATATGGTATCAAGGAAGTTTGCGATTTTACTTTTTATAAGATTGTAAAAAAGAAAGATGGAAGTGTTGAACGTGGCGCTCCCGTTCTATATCTTGATACACTAAAGGTTTCTACCACTGAGCAGACTGCCGAAAACACTTCCGCTCGCGGTGGTAAGGGCAACCCTGAACTAATTACTTGGGATTATGGTAAGGAAATCAATGTAACTCTAGAAGATGCATTGTTCTCTGCCAAGTCTATGGCCATTATGTTTGGTTCTGTAGATAAAAATGGCGACCCCGTAATAGATACTACTAATACGGCAATTATCAAAACGGTTCCTAAATCTATGGTTTCTGAGGCAATTGCTGGTAATGCTCAAGGCCAATATACCTGTAAGGTCAAGATTCGTAATGAAGATGTTCCTATGACTAAGGTTTCTGTATACAAAGCCGATGGTACTGATGGAACAACAACCGATTATGCTTATGCTACTGGTACTATTACCGCTTCTGAGGTTACTGAAATTACGATTTCTGCAGAAACCTTCCCTGGTACTTACTACTGCACTGGAGACACCTTTGCCCGGAGTGAAGCAACTGGTGAGGACGAATTCTTCCAGTTAGTAATTCCCAAGGCTAAGGTAACTTCTGAGAATACTCTAACCATGGAAGCTGAGGGCGATCCCTCTACTTTCAGTATGAATCTAAAGATTCTACGTCCTGCTGATGGCAAGATGATGAAACTTATTAAGTATTCTCTACCTGCTAATGGTTAATTAAATAAAATTGAAACGGAGGAGGAAGGACCTTCTCCGTTTTCTTTTTAGGAGGAAATATGAACGAGTTTTCTTTCAAAGAATTGGAACAGTGTTATCTAAAAGCTACTTATCCAATAGAGATTGGGAATAGAACCATTGAAACAAAAGAAATCCTTGCAAAATTCGATAAAATTCAAATCGCAGGTCTTGATGAAATAAAACGATGGGCCAGCGCCAATGGCGGATTTGATAATCGACCCCATGTCTTTTGGGAAACAACAAAAGAAATTGATCTAAGTTTTTCTCAAGGTGTATTCTCAAAAGATCAGTTCGCGCTTATGACAAATTCTAAACTTTTTGAAATTGAGGAAGATAAACCAATTTTGATAACTAAAATGGAATCTCTAGAAAGTGATGGAGAAAATAAAATTCACTTGAAGGAGACTCCAGTAGATTTATTTATTTATGAAAAAGAAACTGGAAAGAAAATTTTACCTCTATCCAAAGAAAAAAAAGTTGTAGAAATTAGTGAACCTTATAAAGAAGTTATGGTATCTTATACTTATAACTACCTAGGAGGCGCGAAGGTCGTAAAAGTTGGCAATAAACTTTTTAATGGCTTTGTTGAATTGGAAGGTAGAACAAGAGTAAAGGATGATACTACTGGTCAGGTAGTTACGGGACTTATAAAAATCCCAAAGCTAAAATTGATGACTGGCTTATCTATAAGGCTGGGCGCGCAAGCTACACCTGTCGTAGCCAATTTTAAAGGAGTTGGCGTTCCAGTGGGGTCAAGAGGGAATTCATATGTTAGTGAGTTTTACTTTTTGAACAATGATATAGATAGTGATTTCTAACTGTAGTCAGCATTAGTTTTTAGCTAATGCTGATTATTTTTTAGGAGGAAAAAGGAATGGCAGATAAGAAAATTAGAATATCTCTTGATATTAATGCTGAGCTTGGAAATGTCCAATCAAAAGTATCCCAGTTACAACAACAACTAAATAAAATACAATTTACTGGGCTAAGCGGACAAGCCTTGGCTTCAGATTTTAATAATGTACAAAATAGAATAAAAAAACTTCAAGAATTAGCCGAGAAGCCATTAACTGTAAAATCCGATTTTACTAAAATAGAAAAAGAGGCTTCTTCAATTCAAGTAGTTGTAGAAAAACTTTTTAGAGAAATTGAACAATTACAAACTAGTTCAAATAAAAAGAAGCTAGAGCTTTTGTCTAATAGCCAAAAACAGAAAATAGATAAAGCAAATTCAGCTTTAGGCGCTTATGAAAAAACTATCGGAAAGACGATTAGTAAAACAAAAGAACTTAAGAAAGCTGAAAAAGATCTGTCTAGTATTCAAAAAGAATTATCCAAAGAGCAAAAAAAGACTGTAGTTTCTCAATCAGATATAGAAACCAAATCAACTAATCTAGAAAATGTAAGAAAACAACTAAGAGAAGCTAAGAGTTTGAAACAGGCAACCGCTGAAGTCTATGAAAAAAATAGATGGTCAACAGATGTTACTGGTAGAAAATATCAAAGTTCTACTAAAGTAGACGTCAATGGACAAAAAGTTGCTCTAAAAGATATTACAGAAAAAGTAATTAGACTCAAAGAGGAAGAAACAAAATTAATAAATGATCTCAACAATCTAACAACTCAAGAAAAATTAGATGGGATTAATCAAAAATTAAAAGCTCAAAATGAAATTGTTGACGCTTTAAGTATTCAATGGAAAGGATTGGATCTAGTAGAAAAGAGTAAAGCTTTTGAAACTTTAAAAGAAACAGCTCAACAATTAGGAGTTAGCTTAGAAGGGATTGCAAACATTGAAGATGTAGGGATACTTATAAATCGTCTTCAGCAATTAGAAAAAAATGGAGTTAATGCTGTTGATATCGCTTTACAGCAACTAAAAACTGAAATTAAAAATACAGAGCCCTCTCTTGAACAAATTTCTGATAAGATTAGTCAAGTTGGAAATGAATTCAATTTAGCTTCCCAAAGAGCTCAGGAATTTGCTAATCTTAAATCTCAAGTCCTAAGTTTCTTCACTATAACTGGAGCAATTCAACTTTTTAGACAAGCGATTCAGAGTGCTTTTGAAACAGTAAAAGAATTAGACGAGGCGATGACCGAAATCGCTGTGGTTTCTGATTTCTCTGTTGGTGATATGTGGAAACAACTTCCTCGATTCACTAAAGAAGCAAATGAATTGGGGATGGCCATCAAAGATGTCTATGGGGCAACTACTCTTTATGTTCAACAAGGCCTGGATCTCGATAATTCATTAAAACTGGCCAATGAAACTCTAAAGATGGCTGCTGTAGCTGGAATGGACGCCGCGGACGCCACTGATGCAATGACAAGCGCGCTTCGTGGATTCAATATGGAACTAAGTGAAACATCAGCACAGAAAATCAATGATGTTTATTCTGAGTTAGCCGCAATTTCAGCTGCTGACACCCAAGAAATTTCTACTGCTATGAGTAAAGTAGCATCCTTGGCTCATAACGTCAATATGGAGTTTGAAACAACTGCATCATTCCTAACTCAAGGTATTGAAGCTACTCGTGAAGCACCTGAAACAATTGGTACAGCTCTTAAAACCATTATTGCTAGATTTGCTGAGGTAAAGTCTCTTTATACGAAAGGTCAATTAAGTGGAACAGATGAAGAGGGCGAGGTAATTGATGTAAACAAAGTTCAAACCGCTCTTCGTTCTGCTGGCATTTCAATGAATGCCTTTCTAAAAGGTGAAGAAGGACTTGACCAAGTTCTACTAAGATTATCTAGTCGTTGGGATGACTTGGATGTTCTCACTCAAAGATATATAGCGACGATGGCATCTGGTAGCCGTCAGCAATCTCGTTTTATTGCTATGATGGATAATTATGCCAAGACAACGGAGTTCGTCAATTCTGCATATAATAGCGCCGGTTCTGGTCAACGTCAATTCGAAAAAACTCTAGAAAGCTTAGAGGCTAAACTAACCAAGTTGAAAAATGCTTGGGATGAGTTTGCCATGGGTCTCACTAATAATGTAATTATTAAGGGTGCAGTTGACACTTTGACAGTTTTGTTAACTGCTATAAATAAATTGATTGATGGCCTATCTGGTGGCCATGGACTTATCAAAAGCGTTATGACACTCGGAGCTGTATGGGGAGGACTCAAGCTTGGTGGAAACTTGGTTGATAGAGCTTTAGCATCTAATTGGGTCCAGAACAAAATAAAACTATCGAAAGGTGACTCAGAAACAGTTGCTAATGTTCGAGGAATCAATGCAGAGAGAGCTTCTTATTTCCAAAAGGGAGTAAATATGGCAAAGGAGTTCCAGAAGGGCTTCCGGTCTTTTAAAATCTCTAATGGAAAAGATAATTTCTTTTTGGAAAATGTCCTTGGAATAGATACCAAAAAAAGTCAAATAAGAAAAGATTTGGCCAAAAATGCAGAAGATATAAAACAAGATATAGCAGCAAGTCAAGAAGATTATACTATGGGATACATGGCAATTCCAGAAGACCTTGATGCTCAATTGGCGGAATTAGATAAAAAATATAAAAAAAATGTTATATCTGTTGAAGAATATAAAAATAGTTTAATTTCTCTAGGAGCCTCTCAAGAAACTGCCGAAGTTCGAATAAAATCTTTTAATGAAGAACAGAAAAAGGTTCAGCTCAATGCTAAAAAACTTGGAACTACAGTAACCGCAGTAGGTGGAGCTTTTATGGCACTTGCTGGTATTTTCTCAATGTTTGGAGAAGAAGGAGAAAAAGTAGCTTCAACACTAGCAACAATTGGCGGAGGTTTAGTAGGAATTGGACAGATTATTCCAGTAATAAGCAAAGCTTATTTATCTTTAAAAGTAGTTAATCCTGAGCTTCTTGCTATTTCTGCTGTGTTGGCTGTTATTGCTGGATTAGTGGCAGCAACACTAATTTCTATGAAAAATAATAGTCCTGAAGCTAAACTTGAAAAAGCTTCTAAGGCAACTGAAAAAGCAAAAGAGATGGCAGAAGGGGCATCTCAGGCTTATGATGAATTATTGAGTAAAAAATCTGAGTTTGATAAGTTTATCACCTCTCTTGAAACTTTGACCCAAGGAACACTTGAATGGCGAAAGGCTTTGGCTGAAACTAATAATGAAGTTATTAATCTTCAAAAGGAATTTCCTGAATTAGAGGTATCGGTAGATAAGGCAACTGGTCAATTGAAAATTGATAATTGGGAAGATATTTTAAAAGCTCAGGCAGAAAGAATTGAAGCAACCAATAAACAATTGGCTATGGCACAGATCAATGAGAATAATAAACGATTGGACGTAACTAGGGCAGATATCTCAAGTAATAATGAATTAACTCCTAATGAAAAAGCAAATAAAAAAGAGGTAGAAAAACTAAAGACAGAAAGTACTAATGTTGCTTTGATTAGTAGCTTAATTAGTAAATATCAAATCAAGGCTAATGAAGCTGTTTTACAAAATTTGGCAGAAACAATCTTTAAAGATATAACTTATGAAGTTGAAGTTAAAGATGCGGCAGGTAATGGAAATAATAGACATAAAACAAATACTACACATAAAGAAACAAAAGTTTCAAATATCTATGATAGTAAGATCAATGCTGAAGCCAATAAAGCAGTTAATTCTCTTTCAGCCTCTCGAAGAAAAACGAAAGCAGAAGAAATTTTTGGAAAAGATGCTGTAGCAGATATGAAAGATGAAGAAATCAAAGAAGCTCTAAGAAACTACGAAAAGGGCATAGCAATAGAAAATATAACTAAACAGATAGCCAGTCTTACTCCTGACCAACAAGAACTTTTAAAAAGAATTCAAGGAACTTATACTGGCACCAAAGGTGATTGGAAAACTGCCCAAGAAAAAACTTTTAGTGATGAAGATGCTAATGTTATAAAAGATATTTTAGGATTAAATAATATTCAAACTGTTTTTGATATGGCCAAAAGTGGAACAGAAACCATTTCTGCGAATATAGATCATATTGAATCTCAATTTGAAGATTTTGGTGAAAAATATACTGGTTCTTTCTTAGACCAGTTTTCAGCAGATAATCTTTCAAATATTGCTTCTCAGGTTGAGGAGATGTCAACAGAGAATGCAAAAGCTTATCTTGAAGCTTATAGTGAAGCTTTAGATGGTGTAGAAAAAGAGGACAGAACACGCTTGGATAATTACCTTTCTTCAATTGATCTTTCCGACGCCGTTCAAATTCTTGATGCAAAAGAGTTTATGAAAAATCTTGGAATGGACGAGAGCCAAATTGAGAAGTTTTGGGCCCACGCTAACACTGCTGTTGAACCTTATATTACTAGTTTGGAACAGGTTCAATCTTTGAATGAAAGAATTTCCAAGCTTGGTGAAGTTCGGAATTTGGTCGAAAGTGGAGAGAAAACTTTTAGTTCTAGTGATAAAGAAAGTCTAGTAAGTGCTGGTTTCGCGGATACTGATTTCTTACAGACTGGGATTGATGAATGGACTTATATTGGAAAAGATAGCAATGATTTATTGCGTCAGATAAATGAGAAAGTTGCACAGATTGGAGAACACATTGTTGGAAATCTACAAGATAGTATTGAGAAAGGAAGAGAATATAAAGAGAAAATTAATGCTGATAAAGATGGTTCAACAGATAAAGATTTGAAACTTTTAGCTGAAAATGGTTATAGTGGAGTCAATTATGATAGGACAAAACTTGAAGAATTAGCGAAGATTCTGGGTATTATAACCGAAGGGCTTTCTGATGAAGGCATAGCCAATAAATTGATTGATGCTTATAATATGGTTACTAATTTAGTAGATAATGAAGATGCAGTAAGGAAAGAACTTATTAATAACGCTTCAAGGCAATATGATTTAACAGGAAATTTCGGAGCCTTCACTGGAAGTATAACTGAAGATGAACAAATAACAATAATGACTGCTCAATTGAATAAATATAATGGAGCAATGGAATATTATGAGAAGTTAAAGACAAAAGCTGGAGAAACTGATAATGATTTTAATTTAAAATTAGCAAACGAAGCCGTTCAACTTTTTAAATTGCAAAATCAATACAAAAAAACTGCTGAAAGCATTGATAACTATAAAGAAGCCTTACTTCAAGGCGAAAATGCTGGCACTGACTATTATAATGCTTTAGCTATAGCCAAAACAGATCTGAGCACCTTATTCAATATTGACAATGGACTAATTACTGATGATTTTATTCAACAATATGTTCAGGATATTTATAATTTGGCTGAAGGTGGAGAAGCCGGCACACAAGCTTTTAATCACTTGAGAGATGCCTTATTGGATATTCAAAAAACAGAATTATCACAAACACTTTCACAATATGGTCTTGAAATAGCAGATTATTCTAATTGGATTGAGAATTTAGATCCAACCCTAACAGTTCAAACTGATGACACCCAACTTAAAGGACTTTTGCAAAATGTTGTTATTGCTGCTCAGGCAGTTGGAAAAAACGCAGAAGAAGCCTTAAAACCAGTCGTAAAATATCTCGAAGCAATAACTGGAACCCATATTGAATTCCAATGGGACTATGAGTATTCAGGAGCTTTTGAAAGTGAGGATGCTGCCTTACATGCTGGTTGGGAAAAAGTCGGTGGAGGAATTTATAGACATCCAAAAGCTCTAAAAACTGTCTCCATTAGTGGAGGAAATGGTGGAGGACTGTATAGTAAAGCTTTTACTGCTCCAAATTTAGGTAATAATGGGGGTTCTACTGGAGGCTCCTCATCCGAAAAGAAAGAAACCACTTGGGAAAATCCCTATGATAAACTCTATAACCTAACCGAAGAAATAAATGAAGCCCTTCGCCAGCGCGAAAAACTCGAAAGAGAATATGATCGCATTTTAGAACGCCGCGGTTCTACATTCCAAGAACTTCGCAAAAACTATAATGCTCAACTTCAGTCCCTTCAAAAAGAAATTCAACTTCAAGAACAATTGCGTTCAGGCCGTCTCGCACAATTAAACGCCCTATCTTCTGAAATTTATAAAGGGCAAGATAGTGAAGGAAATGAACTTATAAGGTCCTTTGCTGATTGGGGTGTTACAAAATACGGTAGTTACAACCCTAATACTGGGCTTCTTCAGATTGATTGGAATGCAATTGATCGAGTAAAAGATGAAAATACTGGTGAAGCGATTGAGGCGTATATTAATCGTTTGGAAGAGCTTCAAGGTCAAATTGAAGATATAGACAGTCAAATCGAAGATTTTCAAGACAAAATAACTGAGCTTCAAAAAGAAGGGATGCAAGGGTATCTTGATTTCGAGCAAAAAGTCTATGATGCTATCGTAAATCAACAACAAGAATTGATTGATAGTTATCAAAATTTATCTGATGAACTGACAGAATCAAATCAAAGAATTCTTAATAGTATTCAAGATTCAATTGACCTTCAACGACAAATTCGAGATAATACTAAAACCGAAGATGATTTGAATGAAAAAGAAGCTCGTTTAGCTTATCTTCGCCGGGACACTTCCAATGCAAATCTTTTAGAAATAAAACAATTAGAAGATGAATTAGCAAATAGTCGTCAAGATTATGAGGATAATTTAATTGACCAACAATTAGAACGTCTTTCAAAACAAAATGATGATGCTCAAACGGCACGAGAAAAACAAATTGAATTAATGCAAGCTCAACTCGACTACTCAGAAAAAAATGGTGAATTTTGGAATAAAACCTATGAATTAATAATGGAAGGTTTTTCCGAAACTGGAGATTATAGTATGTCTTCTAATCTCTGGAATCTTCTTCAAAAAGATGAAGGCTGGAAGGGAATGAGTAAATTTGGACAATTAAATTGGCAAGAAGAAATCTCAAAAGCTATTTTAGCAGCAAGTCATGGATATGCTAATTGGAATATGTATAAGGCTAAAGAAGTTGATAAAAGTTTAACTACTGGTGATGGTCGACAACTTACCTATGATGGAAAACAATGGAAAGATAGTAATGGAAATATTTATACTGGAGTTGATTATGATTCTTCAATTGGGCAATTTATATATTCTGGAATGACTCCTACAAAAAAGCCAAATCCTTCTGGTGCAGATAGAGACAATTATGGTTCAGTTAGTATTGGGAGTCGCGTTCGTGTTAATAGTAAAACTCCAATTTATTCTAATTCTTATGGCGGAGGCGCGAGTAGACAATATTATGCTAATGACCCAATCTATAACATTCTTGATGAAAATAATGGATACTATTTAGTAAGACATCATAAGCTAAGTTCTGGTTATACTGGTTGGTTCAAAAAGAGTGATGTTAAGGCTTATAAGAAGGGTGGTCTTGCTGACTTTACTGGACCAGCGTGGTTGGATGGAACAAAATCTAGCCCAGAACTTATTTTGAATGCTCGCGATACTGAAAACTTTATTGAATTAAAGAATATTCTTGGTTCTTTGATGAAATCAGGAATTACCCAAACTACTTCAAGTTCTGTTGGCGATATGTATTTCGATATAGATATAAATGTTGATGAAATTAGTAATGATTACGACGTTGAACAACTTAAGAAAAAGATAAAGCAAGATATAACAAATGATGCAATGTATCGAAATGTGAATTTAATAAATCTGATTAGATAATTAGAAAGCCATAGCGGTTTTTCTACTTAATCTTAGAAGAAATTCGAGAAAAGGAGGAAAAACCGCTATGGCTATTGCGTTAAAAGGAGATTTTATTAGTTTTTCCTTTAATGGATACCGTTCCGAAGATTTAGGAATTGTGCGTGTTAGCGATGGTAGTAGATATAGTGAAAACTTAATTCCTACCTCTCAAGATAAAACCGTACAAGTTCCCGGAGGGGACGGTTTTTATTATTTTGGGAGTGATAATACTCAAAGATCATTTAATATAAATATTGCCTTTGACGAATTAACTGAGGAACAATTTCGAAAGTTGCGACAGGTCTTTGGAACAAAGGAACTTGGTAAGTTAATTTTTGATGAAAGACCTTATAAATATTATATGGTTAAAGCTGGAGAGCCACAATTAAAATATATTTGTTTTACAGTAAAAAATAGCGATGGAACCAACTTCCGTATTTATAAAGGAGAAGGAACAATTACTTTTACAGCATACTATCCTTACGCAAAAAGTATTTATAAATATTTAAACGAATATTCTAATACAAATAAGGATGAATGGAGTATTTCAAGTCGGATGATAGCAGCCGAAGATAATACTTTCTCGGTAGAGGGAAATTCAAGTCCTTATTCTCTTAGAGTTTATAATGCCGGAGATCTTGAAGCAGACTTTATTTTAAAATTAAATTTTGGTACAGTTGGAGACATTTCTTTAATAAAAAAAGATAGTAAAGAAAACACCGTAGCAATTTTACAACTATCTTCTTTTTCAGCAAAAGGTTCTGATGTTAGATGTCAAATAAATACAAAAACAAATCTTATTGAAGGAATAGATTCAAATGGAAAACCAACCGGTAATCTTTATAATGAATATATTATCGGAGGAGATTTTTTTAAAATTCCAACAATGAGTTCTTCAGATGAGTTTTGGAAAATTAAATTCTCTTGTGATGGAGTCCCTTCAAAAAAAGATTTGGTTTATGACTATATTTACTATTAAGGAGGCTTATTATGATAAAAAACAAATATGAAATAAGCCTGTGGGATGATAAATTTATTAAATCAACCGAGACAATTCCAGCCCATTATGAGGAAGAAAAGATTTGTATTCTTGGTTCTGATTCTATGACTTCGCAGGCAAGAGTAGTTGAACCAAAACTCGTGCAAAATGTCAATGGAACTAATATTTTAACTTTTAAACTTTTTTATTATTATATTGATAATGAAACTGGAGAAAAAGTTAGAAATCCTTTTTTATCTCTTTTGGTCAATGAGCGAAAAATAAAATGTAGATGGGATAATAAATGGTATGATTTTGTAATTAAGGGCATCCAAGAGGATAGTAATGGAAAATCTATTACTTATACCTGTTCTGACTTATTCGTTAATGAACTAAGTAAAACAGGTTTTAATTTAGAATTTAATACTGATTTGAATAATAATCAGGGGACGGCGCAGGAATTAGCCGAAAAAGTTCTTGAGGGAACTGACTGGAAATTAGATATTCAAAAAAGTGATCATATTCTTCAGACAATCGAAGAGCCTCTTTATAAAACAATAACGACTCAAGTTATAGATACTCTTGAAGGAATAAAAATTGGTGAAAATTCTGAAATTTATCTATTTTATTCTGTTGTGTCAGAGAAAGAGACTTTTATTCAGTTTATCTATAATGAAAAAGGATATGAAACAGAAGCAAATAGTCAATTATTAAAAGAGAATAACTGTTTTTCTATTGAAGTTGCAGACTACAATAAATGGTTAGAAAAATATACCAAAGGTATTGGCTCTACTCTTTCTGATTATCGTGGAAAAAGATTAGTGCGCCAACAACTTCAAGAATTTAATGATGCAGTAGGAAGAAATTGCTATGTTTTTAATAAATCAAATACCGATAAAACAAAAGTTTTAGGTTATTCGACCATTGAGTATAAAGATCCAACTGTTATTTTAAATTTAATTTCTAATTCAAAAGATTTTGTTGACACTAATGGATGGCTTGGTAATTTACAATGGCAACTTTATCCTCTTTTTTATAACTCTGAAAACATCCCAATAGATTATAAGGGAAAAACTTATCTTTTAACGAGTGGGGAGCAAGATTCTAAAAACAATTATCTTCCTATTTTTAATTCTGGTCTACAAAATTCTGCCATATATTTAGAAAACGGTTTACAAACTGGTCAAAAATATATTGTAAGAATTAAAGCTTATTCTGACGACAATGGTAAACCATCAAATACTTTAATTGCCTCAACTAATGTTTCTTTCCAAATTTTAGATTATTTCAACAGCTTGAACGTGGGAAGTGATGGTGTTCCGGAGCACAATTCTGAGAGCTATTGTAATTTTACAACTCCATTAATAAAAGATACTTATGTTTCTACAAAAGATACTACGCCTTCACCCGAAAAGATCTATTATATTTGGGAGAATAAAGAATATACTATTCAAAAAAATTTAGACTCTTTTTCTGCTGGTTTAAAATATTATGAATTAGGTGATAAAGTAGTTGAATTTGAAGTTGAAATATTAAAATCAATTCCTAGAGCAGATATAACAGCAGGATATTTGAAGAAGGCAGAGAAGGATAATAGTCAGCATGTTGCAAAGCCAGGACTCTTTATTTATTTGCCTAAATGTTGGTTGGAAGAAATTCAATTTTATCAAAAAGTTGAAGGGTATAATGGACAAGTAATCCACATCGGTGATTTGGACACCCAATCTGTTGGGACTACTTATTATAAATATTTTATTCCTGATAGCTCTTATAAGAATGAAGATGACATAAAGTTTCTTTATTCTGGAACAGAAAAACAAATTGGTTATATAAAACTTTATAAAGATGACACAAAAGTTTTATATGAAAAAATTCGAAGTATAAATGAAAAGCAGTCAAATCGTTTTAATCTTCTTCAATCAATAGCTGAAACCTTTGAATGTTGGGTACGCTTTAATATAGATCATGATAGTAGTGGTAAGATAATTTATGATAATGGCTTTCCAAAGAAAACTGTCTATTTAAAAGAAAAGATTGGAAATGAATTAGGATATGGTTTTAAGTATGGAATCGACTTAAAAACTATTTCTCGTTCAATTGATAGCAATCAAATTACTACAAAAGTAATTGTTTCTCCGAATATAAATGAACACGCTGAAGAAGGAATCTGTGAAATAGCTAAAAGTTTATATAATGAATCAGGAGAAAATTATATTTACGATTTTGGATATTATATTTCTCAAGGGCTTCTAAATAGTGGAGAATTAAATAAATATTTTTATTTGCCTGAAGATGGGACATCCGGTTTTTATATCCAACTAAAACAATTAAATACTGAATATAATGCTCGTGTGCAAAAAATTGCAGCAAAAAAAATCGAACTATCGAAGCAAACAAGCTTACAAACAGTTTATGGTCAATATGTCTCATCTGCTCAAGAAGAGATAATAAGTTTGAGAAGTCAATTAGCGCAGCTTGCGGGTTTAAAAAATTATGATATTGAAAAAGTTTTAGCATACATTTCTAATCATCAAGATAATGAAAAAGCGATAAATTTATTAACAACATTAACTACTACTGAGCATAATTTAGAGAACTATAAAAATTCTTTATTCTTAATTGAAAGAAGTGTATCCAATCTTACTTCTTTTATTGCCACAGAAGAAGAAAAAAATAAGAAAATTCTCGATAAGAAAAAAAATCTTGAAGAAAATTTTTATAAAAGATTTTCTCGTTTTATTCAGGAAGGTTCATGGACTTCTCAAGATTATATAGACGAAAATTTATACTATCTTGATGCAAAAAGCGTAGCATATACGAGCTCTCGACCAAAAGTTTCTTATAACATTTCAGTAATTCGACTTAATGCTCTTCCTGAATTTGTAGGAAAAATCTTTAATGTTGGAGATATATCCTATATTGAAGATACAGAGTTCTTTGGGTATGTAATTGGAAAGAATGGATGGAAAACGCCGTATCGTGAACAAATTCTTATAAGTGAAAAAACTATTAATTTTGATAGTCCAGAAAAAGATAGTTTTACTGTTCAAAATTATAAAACTCAATTTGAAGATTTATTTCAACGTATAACCGCAACAACTCAATCTCTTCAATACTCAACTGGTGAATATAACAGAGCCTCGAATGCTATTGAAGGGAAGGGAGTCATAAATAGTGAAACTCTTCAAAATAGTATAAATATAAATAATGAATTAGTTTTTAAATCTCAGAATGAAGCGATTTTTCAAGATTCAACAGGTTTAACTTTGAGTGACACTACAGATCCATCAAAGAAAACCAAACTGACTTCTGGAGGATTGTTTATCTCAGTAGATGGTGGTGTGACTTGGAAAAATGCAGTAAGAGGAGAAGGAGTTTCAACTCAATATTTAACTTCTGGTTCTATCAATACTGAAAACATTTCTATTTTAGATGGTCAATTTCCAACTTTTAGATGGGACAAATATGGTTTGAATGCCTTTGAAGCAGTATATGAAAACGACACCTTAGTTGGCATTGTCGATAATAATTATATTCGTTTTGACCAGTTTGGTATTTATGGAGTAAATCAAAGTGGCAATAATACTCCTTTAAATCCAAAAAGTTTAGATGAAGTAAAAGAAAATGCTTTTTTTGGTTTAATTAGAAATGGATTCTTTTTAAAATCAAAAGAAGAGAATGGAATGGTTGAAATTTCTAGTGAAAATAATATTTTAGTAAAGACAGATGAAATTGAAAGAATTAAAATAGGAAAACTTAGTGAAAGTCAATATGGATTAAGAATTAAAGATAAAAACAATATTATTTCTCTTGAAACTGATGACAATGGAAAGCTTTGGTTAAAAGATAGTTTAAATATTTATAACGCAACTGAGACATATACTCCTTCCAATGACACAATAGTAGACGAGACCAAAACTTATTATCAATTAGATAAAGAAAATAATACTTATATTAAAGTCATCACCCCCTATGGAAATCCATCAGAAAATGGTTATTTTGAAAAATACAGTTATGATATTAAAATTGGAAATATTGAAACTTCAGTTGGTCAATTAAATCAAGTTTTTAATGCTAATAATAATTTTATAGTATATGAAGATGGCTCTATAAAAGCAACTAGTGGTAGTTTTTCAGGAGATATTACTGGTTCAACAGGAACTTTTTCTGGAGAAATATTTGCTTCTAGTGGACGCATTGGAGGCTTAAAAATTAATGGCGATTTTACCCGTGAGCCAATTGCAGAAATAAGAGAAGATAAATTAGTAATTAAAGGAACCGGTTTCGAAGTTAGAAATAATAATGGAGCCCTGTCATTAGGGGCGTCTTCTAATGGAGATTTAATTTTTTTGGGAGAATTGCAGGGTGCTACTGGAACTTTTTCAGGTGATATTAGCGCTGCGTCAGGTACGTTTTCTGGAGGTCTACTCGCTAGCTCAGGAAAAATTGGAGGATTTAAAATCTCTTCGGATTATTTATATAAAGAAACATACAAATTATCTGAAGATACTTCCCGAGATATTAATAAGAAATATTATGTACTTGAAAATGGAGAATATGCTGAAGTTATTTTTTCTAATGAAAATTCTGTGGAAGTAAATCCGAAAGAAAAAGGATATTATGAAGATGATGTAAATAATAGTCCTCTGATTCTCTTTGGGACAGAAGGAAAAATAAAGACAACTAATATCGAATTAGGTTCTGGTGCTAAAATTGTTGACAAAATTATTTTTTCTTCTGGAGTCGGAAAACCAGAAGCCTATATCTATAATCCAGAAAAGTATTCAGATGTATTTTTAAAAGCTGGGAATTTAGAATTAAAAACTAATGGTCTTTTTGAAGTGGGCGATATTATAATTGATGGCTCTGCTGAAGGACCTAGTATTCGGTCAACAAGATGGGCAATTACACCAGATACTGCAACTTTTAAAAATGTAATTGCTCAAGGTGGAACAATTGAAAATGTTGTTTTTTCAAACTCTTCTACTCAAAGTGCTGGAGGTATAATGATTTTTAAACCTTCGGGTACTTGCTCCTATGATTCAACTCAAGCAACAGAAGGAAAAAATATTTATTATTATCTTTTAGATAAAAATAGCAATTTAGAACTAGAACAAGGAACCCAAGTTTTGCTTCAAAAATATGAAGCTAATGTTGAAATAGTTGAAGAATTAGGAGATTCTTTTAAAAAAGTTGGACTTTGTTTTTCTAAGAACTACAATGAAGAAGACATTATTAATCCACAAATCACTTATACTCTCACAACCCTTTATGGTTTTAAAGAAGGAGAATTAATTGATAGTCTTTTAATAGGAATAAATTCATCTAGTGTTGCTCAGTTTAATCTTAAACCAAAAGGAATAACTTTAATTTCACCAAAATTAATTGATGGAGAAGTTGTTTATCCTGATGATCCAGGTCTTTTTATTGGTGATTTATCAAGTATAGATTTAAGTGGAAGATATAAAGGATATGGTCTCATTGGAGACAATGTTTATTTAAATGGAACCTTGACAACAAAAGTCAAAGGGGTTTCTAATTCAACTTACGCGGGAGTAAATACTACTACTGGTGTAGCTTCTAAGAAATTTGGTGATTTTGAAAAAATTGTTTTTTGGGCAGGAGCAGAGAATGAAAAAGATACTTCAATTCAAGAAGCACCCTTCCAGGTGACAGATTATGGTAATTTATATGCTTCACAAGGAAAGTTCTCTAATTCAATTTTTACCGATAGTTCAATTTATGGTGGAGATATCTATACTGCAAGAATTCATGGATATGAAAATGATACTTCTTCAGCTTTAAGTATTTATAACACTGGAAATGAGAAAGGAATTACCTTTTTTGAAGGAGACAAGGTTCTTACAGGAGAAGAAGAAAAAATTACTCTTCAAATTAATAAAAACGGTTTAAAATTTAGAAATACTGAATTTATTAGTTTAAATGAAGAAAATTCTAAATTAAAAATAGCTTTCAAGACCGTCCCTCAAGAAAATAGTTATTTGGAACTTTCAGATTTTACTCTTCAAAGAATAAACAAAAGCTTAGAAGAAGAGAAAATTATCTCTGGTCTCTTTTTTGGAAAGGATGAAATCCAAGGAATTATCGGAACTGAAAAACTTCTTTCTATTTCTAATCAGTCAGTTAAAGCGTTAAAAGACTTAGAGGTTTTTAACGATGTTAGATTTTCTAAATTTCTAGAATATAGAAAGGTAGATAATGGATATGACTTATACATATCTGAGTAAAAAGGAGGAAAACAAATGAGTTGGTTATCTTTTACCTATAGTGCTGGTCGCCCCAATATCGTTTTTAATATAGATTATTCTAAAAAAAGAATTAGTAATGCTACTATGCGCTACACTTTTACAGTAAAGTGGAATTTAAAAAATAGTGATTCCTATCTTTATACTGGCTATTTTCTCAAAATAAAAGCGACTTGTGAAAATTCTTCCAGTGGTTGGCAAACTATGCGAAATTATAGTGACTCAACGACAGGAACAACCGTACATACTTTGACCTTCTCTTTAGATGTCTCAAGTACGGCTGGTGGAACTTCGCAGACAATTACTTTTACTGGATTAAATGACAGCTCCTATGATTCAAGCTATATGAACTTTTCGCGGAGTGGAACTGTTATAACAGATGCTCTTCTTTGGACAAATTGTTCTTCAGCATCTAATATTCTAATTCCTTCTGTTTTTACCCCAAAAGACGGACTAGAAGTAACTTGGACCAAAGGTAGTGGAGGAATTAATAATCCTATAATTGGTTATGATGTTTATTTATGGGGTTCAGCCTCGGGAACTTATCCCTCGACTTCACGATATGACTATAAAATTTCTACTACATCTACTAGTGTTACTTTTTCATCTCCTGAATATCAAAGTTTTTTTAGTAAATATCGTGGAGATTTTTTCTATATAGGAATCGTAACAAAAAGTCAATATAATATAACTTCTATGGCTTATAGCAATAGGGCAGTACTAAATGTGCTGCCCCCTGCTCCAACTTCTCCAGTCCGGGAAAAAACAATTAGTTCAAAATCTGCCGGAGCCACTTTAACTATAACTCCTGGGACCAAAACCTCAAATCAAGGATATACTACTACATCTGTTTATTATAGTGCCTCAGTCGATTCTAATTACCAAAAATTTACATCTAACTCGACCCTCTTACCTGGTGGGGCAACTTATTATTTTAAGACTTATGATGGAAAAGAATATAGTAAAAATTATATCGAAGTACGAATTTTAAAAAATATTGCTCCAACGATAGCTCTTTCTTTTAATAGTAGTAATTCAACCAAAACAACAGTTTACAAAAATGGAGTTTTACAAGATAACTACTATGAAAATTTAAATTTCTCTTTTACAACGAATAAATCTTCTGGAATCATTAAATTGTATCAAAAGGGAGAAAATTCAGATATTTTAGTTACTTCTTATTCAATAGCCTCAACCTCAACTCAAAAAAATTTAAATCTTAGAAATTGCGGTTTTCTTTCTAATGTCTCTCTAAAATTTTATGCTATTTTTAATGATGGAGTAGAAGATTCATCCGAATCTATTCATACCACTAACATAATTATGATATCCGCTCCTCCAAGTTTTTTAACTATATACAATCAATTTGCTCTTTCAGATATAACTGGAACAACCAAAGGACATTTTTATGATAAGATTCGTTTTGTATATGATTATGATAGTTATTATTATAATGGGACTTTTACTTCTAATCTTTCTAATAATTTTACTAATATTACAAAAGATAGAAGTGAAAAACAAATGTGGTGGGATATAACTTTTAATACTGCCTCATTTTCAAATGGCGAAACTGTTTTATTTTCAAATGTTTTAAGTCAAGAAGAATCAATAACCTCTTTAGGAAAATTAATACGTGCTCAAGAAATTAATTTTGTAAATGATACTTTAAAAAGGACTATAAAACCTTTTTCGTCTGAAAATAGTTTTTCTCTTTCACCCTTTTATCTTAGTACGGAAAAAACCTTGGAGGCTTTTTATGCTGAAAAGGATTTAAACAAAAATGGAGCAGATATAAAATTAGTTTTTAATTCAATAATTTATAATGAGATAAAAGAATCTGTAGAATGGGAAGAGGGAAACAACGATAGTGTTGCAGTTAAATTTAATTTTTCTGGAAAAAGTTTTTATGAAAAAATTAAAAATCTTATCCCCTCCTCTCGAAGTGGAAAAATTTCTTGTTCTCTGCAAGTTATTATTACAAATCTTTTTGGACAAAAATTTTCGAATAGTTATCCATTAATTTTAGATTATGATGAACCTATTGATGTTTCTAATTTTTCAATTTCAAAAGGAATTTATGGTTCTAATTCTTTCAATTTTTCTAATGGAGATAGAATCTGTGAAGGAATTAAATTAAACTTTGAACCACTTATATCTATTTACAATGGCAATTCTTTTGACTATATGATTCAGATAAAAAGAGGTTCAGGAAATTTTACTGACTATTTAAATGATTGGCAAACAATCGAAATTCAGAATTTGGTTGTAGGGCACAAGTCTCCAATGTCAATAAAATTATCAATTACTACTCCGGCAGTTCAAGAAATCAACTCAGAAGAAAACTGCGTTTTTCGTCTTTTAATTAGAGTAATAAATCAAACTTTTATATTTGATTCTCAAAGCTATGAAAGAATTAAATATATACCATCGGAAATTTCTTTTATCAAAGGAGAGTATTCAAAAGGAACTGGTTATTCTTTAGTTTATAAAATTACAGAAGGATATGAAACATCGTTCTCCCCTCTGCCAGAGATAAAAAAAATATACGCTATTGGGGTAGAGAAAGAAAAGATAGAATTACCCTCTGAAGCTTGGGAAAAAACTAATATAGTATATTCTGGAAGTCCGATGGGAGAACATGAAACTTTTAAAGAAGTTTCGTTGCAAACAGAAACCACTTTAACTGTAACCTTTGGGACAGTAAAAGTTCAATTAACAAAAAGTGCCACTTCTAACTCTATTTTAATTTATTCTTTAGCTCCAACAATTTCTTATCGACAGAATAACTTAGGATTAAACACTTTTCCCAACAAAACAGATTCTGTTTTAGAAATTTCTCCTTATAAAACTAGAGATAAAATTTATTTAATTCCTCCTACTGAGAATATTCCTACAGTAGCCTTTGATTTAACAAAAGGGACTTTTTTAAATTTGATAATTGATTGTGGAGAAATTACTATTTAAATTTGACTTTTTCTTTAGAATGAATTATAATAAAAGAAAAAGGAGGAGGGAATAATGAAAATTAGTTTATATAATTTAATAAATGTGCTGGCTATAGAAGATAAGCTTTCTGCACAAAAACTTCCAATAAAAGTTACTTATCGTCTTTCAAAGATTTTCTCATGCGCCCATGAGGAGGCAAATTTCTATCAAGAAAAACTTTTAGAAATTTTAAAAAACTATGGTGAAAAAGATTGTAATGGAGAAATCGTTACCTCTGAAAATGGAAATGTTTCAATTCAAAAAGATAAGATAGATGAGTGTTCTAAAGAGTTAAATGAGCTTCAAAATTTAGAGTTAGAAATTCCAGATTATTTTATTTCTTTAGATAGTTTAGAAACTATAAAAATTTCTCTCGATGAAATTTCCGTGTTGCTACCTTTTATTTGTGAAAAGTAAATAAAGATCCAAGTCCGCTTTCGATTTGTTATTAGAACTTATCGAAAGCGGGCTCTTTTTATTTTGGAGTAAGATTCTTTTATTCACTTATAAATAGAGAAGAAAAAGGAGGGATAAAAATGGCAGGATATAATCCGTATGCTACAAATTCATATCAGGGAACTCAAATGTTCCCACAACCTCAAGGAAATGTTTATACTCTAAATAACTCAATGGAAATTGCAAATATACCAGTTAGTGGTGGGATTTCAGTTGGCATCTGTCCAAGTGAAAATCTTATGTATATAAAAGCTATGGTTAATGGCGCGCCATCTTTAATGGTATATACAATTACTCCTTGTGAGACAAAACAAAATTTACAAAATGATGAAGTTTCTTCAAGATTAGAAAGACTTGAAGGTCAAATTGAAGAAATTAAAAAACTATTAGGCGGAGGAGGTAAATTAAAAAATGAACTCTAATATGTTATCAGCTTTAATGAATATGGGCCACGATCAATCTCAAGCTCCAACTCAAATAACTCCTCCAATTGACCCCGAAAAGATGAAACAAATGATACCAAATTTGACAAAAGAAAACCTTGTCCAATTAGTTCAACGGGCTCGTTTGCAAGGAATACCCGAAGACCAAATCGAACAAGGTCTCAACTTTATATTAAGTTTAAAATAACTTTTGCGTCCGGGGCATAAGTTATAATAAATAAATGGAGGAATAAAAATGATGAATGAAGGACTATCCGCAGGCGATATCCTCGCTCTAACTCGTGACCAAGATGGAATGGGTAATGCATGGAACAACCCTTTTATCTATCTCGTCTGGTTGGCTCTTCTTGGTGGTAATGGAGGTATTTTTGGAAATCGGGACAATGGCACCATCCAAGGGGCCTTAACTCGCTCTGACCTGTTTGAAGGTTTCAATAATCAAGATGTAAATAGCCAGCTTCGTGGTATAACTGGTGGGGTATGCGATGGCTTCTACGCTATTAATAGTGGATTAAAGGACGGTTTCTATGGTAACCAAGGCGCTATGAAAGATGGCTTCTATGGTATCCAGAGCTCGCTAGCTGAAAATCGTTTTGCTCAGCAAAATTGTTGCTGTGAAATTAAGGGCGGCATTAAAGATCTTTCTGCCGAAGGTTATCGTAATACCTGCGAAATTACAACCGCTATCCATGCCGAGGGCGAAGCCACTCGCGCTCTAATCAATTCCAACACTATGCAGGAACTACGCGATAAGCTAGCTGATCGTGACCGTGAACTACAAACTGCCAATTTCCAGCTATCTCAGCAAACTCAGACTGCCGCTCTAGTTGGAACCCTACGTCCATTCCCTCAGCCCGCATATATTACTTGTTCCCCTTATCAGTCCGCCAACGGGACTTGTGGTTCAAGTTATAATTGCGGATGCGGTATCTGATTTTCTTTTTACCGTGAATACATATCCGTATCGGAGGTAAATAAAAATGATTGATAGCTATTCAAATACTTCTCAAGAGGTTGTGGCTGGAGGCAATATTTCCTTTGCCATAAACAGTATTCAAACTGGGTGTACTGCAACTCATAGCGCTGGCAGTACTACTTTCTCACTAAACAAGCCTGGTTTCTACTTCATAACATTTAATGGGACAGGGGCTATTACTGGAGCAACTGCGGGCGCAATAATTGTTTCTATGTTGAATAATGGGACTCTAGTTCCTGGGGCAACTGCTAGTGTTTCTTCTGCTTCAACAACTGATGTGCGTAGCTTAGCATTCTCTAAACTCATCCAAGTAAAACCTTCTTGTTGTGCTGTAAATAATACCACCAATCTAACCTTCAATAATGCTGGCTTGGCTGCAACTTTTACTAATGTAAATGTTGTAATAACTAAAGTAGCATAAGGAGGCATAATTATGGTAAAATTCAAAGCATTATACAAGGGAATGAATGACGACTTAAAAGATGCAGAAATGATGATTGACTATGCTTGCGAAATTAGTAAACATGAAGAGGATAAACCTTTAGCAGATGAAATCGCAAAATACGCCCAATACCGACTAGAGCATTTCATGAATTTCCACAAGCTATTTGAAAATGAAGCTTCTAAAGAAAAGAAAGTAGATAAAGAAACTGTTTCAGAATGTATGTGGCATGAAACCCATGAAATGTTCCAGCATTGGTATGACGATATTGAACGAAAAATAAAGAAATATTCCTAATTATAAGAGAGGAGAGCTTTACTGCTCTCCTCTTTTTTATTCCCAATTTACAACTTCAATTTTTTTATAACAAGTCTCACTTATATATTTTCCAATTCCAACAGCATCCGCTTCATCTTCGGTAAGACTAACATCAAACCAATCCTTTGCTAGTTGACGCATTGATCGTTTTTTGTCAGACCTCGAACGTCCTTTTACTCCACAATGTGCACGCCAAACATTTGTTGGCGCAATTTTGAAAGGAATTCCCAAATCAAAACAGGTCTCCATCAGAATCCCTTGAAGACGGGCTAGGGTCTCAAAAGTAGTCACACCCATTTTCTCTTGATACTGAATGCCTTCAATTCCGACGAAATCTATACTAAAAATTTTTATAATTGAAACTAACCATTCTTTTATGATATGATCTCTAGCAATTTCTTCTAAATCAGTGGGAGCGCTAAAAATACCATATTTGATAAGTTTTTTATCATCGTAAATTGAAAAACCTGAAACTTTTGTTGCTTGGTCCAAACCCAATACTCTAAAGGTATCTTTCTTTTTTGGAATGGTTTTTAAAGCTGAAGAGGCCAATGGATTTTCTTTACATAAAGGGCAATCGCGCCGAGTACGAATTTTTTTCCAAGGAGCGAAAACATGGTGTCCTTCATTACAGGTATATTCGAGAATTTCGTCTAAATTATGATATTCGGTAGAAACCAAATTCCATCCATCTTTAGACAATTCTGTTTTTATATCTTCTATTTGAATTTTTGCCAATTTCACCCACTTCCTATTATTTTAATCCAGTAGAACCAAAGCCTCCACTAGCCCTTTCTGTGTCTTCCATAACCTTATCTACCAAATAAAAACTAGCTTTAGGAACCTCAGCGAGGACTAACTGAGCAAACTTCTCACCCTTATGAATATAATGGTCTGCGCCATGTAAGATAGAAGTAATAACAGGATGACCATTATCATCAAATTCATAAGTAATATCTTGAATAGGTGCTTCTACATTTTCAACAATGACACAGATTTCTCCACGGAATCCAGCATCAATAGTTGCGGGGGTATTTGCGACTCTTAGCTTTGTTTTTAGACAACGACCACTTTTAGGACGGATTTGTAGTTCATAACCATTAGGAATAGCAAATTTCAGACCAGTAGGAATTAGCTTTGTCTCTCCGGGATGGATAGTATAGTCTTCTAATGCATATAAGTCCATTCCACTATCGTCTATATGTGCATATTCAGGCATCCGGGCCCCCTCTCGGCACTTCTCATAAGGAATTTGGATATACTTTTTAGCAATTCCTTGGGTTTCACTGATGCAATTAGCTAATCCATTGGCCAGTTGCTTCAAAAAATCCTTCTTTTGGGCAGAGAAACCTTCTAATGTACCAATCTTTTGACCTAATTGGGCAAAATTCTGAATCATATCCTCAACAGTAGCTCCATTAGCATTTATTGCTTGGGCAAAAAGCAAACGAGTATTTGCATTATTCAAACTTCGTAGGTAGCTGTCTAAAACACCAGGAGCCAATAAAGCAAATTTATCTTCGGGAAGATTTAATAGCTCGCCAATTGCTTCAAGAGTATCTTCTTTACCAGAAAGTTCTCCCATTATAGAAGATAGTTGATGAACGTCTTTTTTGGTAATTTTTTCTTGAGTAGAAAAATCAAATATCTCAGCCATCTAATTCCTCCCACAGTTCTCCATAAACTAGTGAAATTTTCGTTAGAAATAGCTCACCAATAATCTCCCCTTTTGCCTTTTTTGTCTTATAGATATATCCTGCCGAACCAATAGTAAATCCTTTTTCACGAGCGTCTTTTCGATAGTCTTCAATTACTTGCTTGGCTTCTTCTTCAGTAAAACAAATAATTTCTGTTGTCTCTTTATAAGTTCTCATATATTCTCCTTAGTCTTTTACATCAGTGGTTAGAGAAGTAAGATTATTTTTATCAATTAATGTTGATGAATTGCTTGTAGTAATTGTAGAATAAGAGTAAGATATGGTTGTAATATTGGAACCATAAGAAATAGTATAACTATCTACCTTACCTTCATTATAAACTTCATTCAATAATTTTTGAAGCTCTTCTTTTGTAAATTCTATCTTACCCTTTTCATTATGAGGAAAAACTCTAATTTTAGTCATTATTATTCTCCTTTTGTGTCAATTCCATAAATCTTGGTAGCGTCTCAATCCAATCACAAATCATTTGCCAATCAGGTAGGCGATGATGACGTCGTTGTTGATAGATTGTTTTTAGTTGCTGATAGTTTGTTGTCATTCCGGCTGTTAGTTCAAAACCCATTGGGATATTATAAAGAATTTCGATGTATTTTTCTTCCATAAGTTTTTGGGTTTCTTTTGTTTTTTCTTCTAAAGTAGACAATCTATTATATTCATCAATCTTTTCTTGACAAATATCAATAATTCTTCTATCAACATAAGTATTACACTGCTTTCTTAGAGAGAACTTTACAGCCTTATGCATCTTGCTTTGACTTGAAGTAATCTCGAACCAATGATACCGTTCTGCTTGCATCCAGGCATTTTGGCTAATTGTCAAATCAAACTGAACAATAATTCCTTTTAGAGCGTTATCATGTCCCTGACCAGTTGGGCAAGTTAAACACGCCTTGATACCAGGAGTAAGCTCGCTATTCAATTTTTCAATATCAATGGCCTTTGGATATTTAGCAGTTTTAATTGCTCGTTCAAGGCCATACACTTGAGTATTTTCTATATTCAAATATATCTCTCCTTTACAAAATCTCCATCTTCATCTATATAATAAACATTCTTGATTCCCAAATTTTTTATAAGCTTACTACAAGCAGGACAAGGTTTGCTACAAGCCTTTTCTCCTGTTTTGAGTTCTCTAAAAGTAAAAATGGAAACTTTATCCCATTCTATTTCCTTTCCAATCAAAGGAGACAGGGCAGAAATTTCCGCGTGTTCACAAGAATTGGAGTTTTTATAATCGTCAAAATTACGATACTTATTATAGTAAAATTGAAGAGGACGAGTTTTTGTAGAATTACAAGAGGCAGATAAAATTCTTTTTCCACTAACAACTACCGCGCCGACTCTTGCTCTATCAAAATTAGAAAGCCGACACATTTGTTTAGCGATATTGAAGAAACTTTTTTCTCTATGGGTCATTCTATCAACTCATCCTTTCTTTTTACTATAATAAGTATATCATAAAATTATTCTTTTTTCAAATTTTTCTTTTTATTCAATTCCTTTATAATTTGATCTATTTGACGCGCGCACTCTCTAAACTCAACCGATGTCCATCCTTTTGTGGTCATAGCCGGCGTTCCAATTCGCAAGCCAGAAGTCTCCATCGGACTTCGACCCTCATTAGGGATACAATTTTTATTTAGAGTGATGTTGTGCTTATCGAGTTCTTCTTGAACTTCGCGCCCTGTAAGATTGGGATAGTTATAAGTGAGGTCAATTAGAAAAAGGTGATTATCTGTCCCTCCACTTACGATTTTATATCCAAGACCTTGAAACTCATTACACATTGCTTTGGAATTCCAAACTACTTGATTAGCATAGTTTTTAAACTCAGGAGTTAGAGCCTCTTCAGCGCAGACTGCTTTGCCTGCAATGACGTGCATCAAGGGTCCTCCTTGGTTGGTCGGAAAGACGGCGCCATCTACCTTCTTTGCCAGTTCTGGCTTACAAAAAATTAGCCCACCCCGTGGCCCGCGCAAAGTCTTATGAACAGTAGTGGTAATAATATCAGCCAAGCCAAAAGGAGAAGGATGGCATCCTCCTGCTATCAATCCTGCTATATGCGCCATATCAACCATAAAATATGGTCGATAATCATCGTTTCTTTCAATCACTCCTTCAAGTTGAATAGCATCAATAATTTCTTTCATTCTCTTGAAATCGATAATACGACTATAAGCGCTTGCGCCGGCTAAGACTAGCTGAGGATGATGGAAACGAATTTTTTGTTCAAAATCCTCATAGTCAATAAATCCGTTCTTATCTACTCCATATTCAATATGGTTAAAGATTTTACCACTAATATTGACAGGAGAGCAATGTGATAAGTGGCCTCCATTCGCTAGAGACATAGAAAGAATTGTGTCCCCTGGTTTTAGAACTGCCATATATGCTGAAATATTAGCTTGCGTCCCACTATGAGGTTGAACATTTACATGGTAATCAGTATTAAAAACTTCTCTCCATTTATTACAACAATACTCTTCAACTTGATCCACCGCTTGACATCCACCATAGTATCGTCCTTGACGTCCAGAATGGCGTGGACATTCAGGATATCCCTCAGCGTATTTAGCCGTAAGACAAGAGGCCATAGTAGCTCGAACTGCGTCGCTAGGATAGTTTTCACTCGCGATGAGTTCGATATTTTTTTGCTGACGTTCTGCTTCAATTCTAATTAGATTAGCTACCACTGGGGAATGATCTGCAACATAATTATAAACGATGTGGTCTAAAGAACTCAATTTTCTTCCTCCTTTGCTTCCAAGTAGCCTTTCATATGTTCATCTTTTAGAGCTTGTTGGATATTTTCCCAAGCATCTGGAAAAAGAGAGCCAATCAAAAAACTAAAACTAATTTCTTCACCATCAAAATTCTCAATAACTTCGGAGACTTTTTGAAAGCGTTCTTTTGAAACTGTCATTTCCATAACTAATTCTCCTTATCCACATTTACTCCAACCACAAGATTTACATATGACGCATCCGCCCTCTTGTATAAGTTCAGAACCGCACTCTGGACAGTTAGCGCCGTTGTCAGCTTCTGGATCGAATGGGAGTCGGCTCTCAGAGCTTGGTATTTGAGAATTGGAATCTGCCAAGGCAATAATTGAATTTCCTTTTTCAATTCTTTCTTTCATCTCCTTCCACATTTCCATAAGAGCATTACCTACTGCCATAGGACAACAAGCGCCTTTTGAGGTATCATGCTTTGTAGCAGTTCGAGAGGCGTAACTTGGACAAGCACCGGTGCTTTGAAGCTGGTCTGCAATATCTTCAATTTTTACACCACCACGACAAGCTAGAGAGATCATTCGAGAAAGACCAACCATAAAGTTTGCGCATCCACCAGTACTTCCTTTATTTAGGTAAATTTCCATTAAATCACCTGTTTGAGGGTCAAACCAAGCAGTACAATGAAGAGAGCCACAACCAGTAATTAGACGTCGCTTCATTCCAATTAGATTGTCAGAACAGCTAATGATTTCTCCACGAGATAGACTTTTTTCCCCTTCTTGAGAGTCGTTGGTTGTTAGAATTCCAAGTCGCTTACAGCCATTTCTAAAAACAGTAATACCCTTTAGTCCTTCTTTCCAGGCATTTAGGTAAATCTCCTCAACATCCTCAACAGTTGCCTCTTCTGGAAGATTTACCGTACTACTAATAGAAGCATCAATATGTCTCTGCCAGGTTCCTTGCATTAGGACTCTATTTAGAGGAGAAATTGTTGATGAAGTACAAAACCAATTAGGAAGCTCAGCCTCATCCTTTATTCCATGTTCATCCATATATTCTTTTACAATTGGAGTATATACCTTATAATATTCGTCATGACCATGAAGAGATTCGGTCTTTCGAGTGTAGGAATTGGCAAAAATTGGTTCAATTCCTCCACTAATTCCCAACATTGTAGAAATAGTGCCAGTTGGCGCGATTGTCAGCAACTGACTATTACGAAGGCCATAAGCCTCTATTGCTTCTCGTGTACTTTCACAAGTATTATTTTTTAGAAAGCTACTTTTTTGAATGCAAGATTTATAATTATCATAAGATCCATTATGCCCAGCAAGAAAAGCCGAAGTATATAAAGCTTGGTCAGCCATTACTAAGCCAATTCTTTCACATAAATGTCGAGCTTGTTCTGAATCATAAGGAAGTTCCATTTTTATAAGCATATCGGCCAGACCCATAATTCCGAGACCTATTTGACGCCAATTTGCTACTGATTGCCTTTGTTCCTCTAAGGGATGTAGAGAAAGTCCTTCTTCCAATACTTCATTTAGATAGATAACACCATGAGCTACCGTTTCGCTAAAATCATTAAAATCAAACTCTTTATTTTTTACAAAAGCCGATAAATTTATACTTGACAGAAGGCAAGATCCTCCCGCAGGAAGAGGCTCTTCCGCGCATGGGTTGGTACCTGCATACTCAAAACTATCATCATATTCAAGTAAATTATAATTAGAGATAGTATCCCAAAAAAGAATTCCGGGTTCTCCCCAGTCCCAATTGTTTTTACATAACTTTTCAAAAACCTCTCTAGCTTTAGCTGTTTTTGTAATAGTTTCATTAGTTTCTGGACGAGTAAAAGACATTATCCAATCCTTATCGTTGATTACCGCTTCCATAAAATCATCAGTTACACGAACGGAAATATTTGCTTTAGTAACAGCATCTGGAGAAGTTTTTATATCAATAAAGTCCAAAAGATCGGGATGATGACAGTCCAAACTAATCATCAATGCTCCGCGCCGGCCGGCTTGGCCAATCTCTTCAGTCGTTTGGCTATATCCCTGCATAAAGCTTACTGCGCCGGTGGTTTGTTCTGCTTGATTATGAACCTTTGCACCTGCGGGGGCTAATTTAGAAAGGTCAATTCCACAGCCACCACCGTAAGAATAAGTTCGGGCTAGTTTCTTACGACTTTCAAAAATAGATTCAATATTATCTTCTGGAGGAGTAATAACATAACAATTACTATAAGTTACTCGCGTATCAGTAATTCCCCGATTGCTAAGAATTCGTCCACCGGGAATGAACTTTTTTTCAATAATTAGTGCTTTTATTGCTTCATTATTTCCACTAACTCTATCTAACCATTTATCAAATGATTCTTCATTCTTACGATATTTTCTCATCCAAATATCAATACCAAGTAAGTTGTCTTTTCCTAGCCATTGATCTATTGTCATTTACTTTCCTCCATATCACAAAACTCACAATATCCTCCAACAAAATGGTGTTGGCATTGAGATTGATAGTTTTTATTTTCTCGTAGAAGGCGCGCGACCTCATTATTTAGAGTGAACTGGTTAGGCGTGAGAAGCGTATTGATAAGTTGATTATTCAAATCAATAGCTCTTCGAATTTCAATTTGAGTCATTTACAATTTTCCTCCCATCAAAAATTACTTTTCTCCATTCATAAAACATTCTAAAGGCTTCATAGTTATTGAATCTAACATATTGAAAAGCATCTCTGGCTTCTTGTGTAGAAGGCCATTTTCGTTGATATTTTGCTCGCCAACATTTCCAAGGGTCTTGATGTTTAGCTATCCATTTGCAATAATCAACAATTCTATCTGCTTTATAATTATAGTATTTTGACCTTATAAACCAATTCAAGACTTCAAAAAGATTTTGTAATTCAGGAGTTGTGATTAGTGTGTCATTATATATAAGTGAAATTTTTATCCAATGTCTATGAAAAAATAGAACTTGAGGAAGAATTAAGGGCAAGCGATTCATCAAAAAGTCATTCTCGTCCTTACAACCTTCATCAACTTTATAAGACATTTGACTCGTTCCTAAATCCCATAAGTATCTCATTTTATCACATAAGACGTCGTCCATAAAATTATTATATTGTATTCCAAAAACATCTTCCATAATAGGTAGTCGTAACCATTTTAGTAGTTCTTCTTCCGAAGATACCTGTATAGGAAATTTAGTTCCAAGTGAATATGGTTTTACAGTATTACTATTTAGATTATTTCGAGAATACAACCAGTCTTTTATAAAATCATAAGCACCATCAACAGCACCAGCATCGTAATCGTGAAGAATAAGACATCTTGTGTTTTGAAACATATAGTCTTCTTTTTTTAGCCAAGGGTCTATATTTTTCCCATCAATTGAAAGACGAATATGCGCGCTCCATAAAATTCTCTTGAAGAGGCGCGCGTCATCCTTTATACGGCAAAAATTAGGAGAATGGCGCTCATAGATTGAAAAATCAGGAACAGTTTGTTCAATTTCAAGAGGAAGAGGTTTGTATGGACCTGGTTGTATTGCACGTCCTCCAAGAATTATCTTATCATCAAATAACTCTCGTGGATAAATTCCATCATCATAATCTTTTCTTACATAGAGAGTAGAGAAGCGTTCTGGCGCTAACTCTGGTGCCAGAACGGAAATTTCTCTTTTTTTCTTATGATAAGCACAAAGTTTCGCACATTCAAGATTAGGGAGGACATTTTGGTAAGTAAAAAAATCATAATCATGCACTCCAATTATCCCCATTACTGTTCAATCCTCCCTTGACTTTCTACTGTACCATCTTCGTTTATTTTTGTGATTAGTTCAATGCCATGATAAGGAGTGTTCTTATATTTTTTCATAACGAATTCGTTATCTCTCCTGATGCCTGTAATAATAATTTTGTTTCCTCTACTGAAGATACTTTTTTCAATGACGTGTTTTTTACCATCGGCGCCTCGTTCGCTAATTTGTTTGTCATAATAAGAAAAGACTTCACCAAAAACTCTTACATTTACGACTCCTTCTCTAGTCAAAACCGTTACCATTTTTTTGCTCTTATCTCTATCAAGAACGGTACCACAAATGCGATGAATCTTGAAAAGTGGGATTTTCTTTCCTTTTATTTCAATTATTCTATCAATTTCAGGCTGTTCGTTTAGTTCAAAGAAGTTTGAAAAACCACATAGTCGATAATTGACATCTTGAAGTTCGTGCTGATGAAAATAACAAGAAACACTATCCATTTCCCATTTACTAATAGACCCAAGACAATATTTATTCCAAACATCAGACATTAGCCTATTATTTACATCATTTAGTAATAATTGATTATTATCCTTTATGAAAGGACGAACAATATCCATCTGAGCCTTATAAATTTTATCCCACTTGGTTTGAAGAATCGCAAATCCGCTTTCAGTATCATAGGGTTCTAAAAAATCAACATCAAAATTCTTTTCATAAAAGTTCATTGCAATGTTATCTAATCCATAATACTGAGTTCCTATTTTCATCTTTTTTAGATATTTATTGAAATTGAAGACTCGTCTTTGAAGGTCATACTCGTCAGGAATCATTCCAAAATCAATCAACATCTTCATATTTTGGAGAGTTATTCGTTTTTTCGTATCACTGATTTCTGAGATATAATATTTCATTAAGTTTTCTCTGTCTCCAAATTCATCAAAAGCCCCAGCTTTTACAAGATTTATCATTTGAGGTTTATTGATTTTTACTTTCGATAGAAAGTCATCAATTGAAGAATAAGGACGATTTTCGATTATAGATTTTACAATATCTTCGCCCACTTTTACAATTCCACTCATACCAAAACGAATTATTGATTTTTCTACATCGGGAGAAAAAGTATAGGTAGATTTATTTATATCTGGCGGCGCGACATCAATTCCTGACATCTTCATTTTTCCAATGGCAGAACTAATTTTCCCATAATTCGTAGTTTTAGCTTTTTTCTTTTTCTTTTTCTCTTTTACAACCTCTTCATCATCATCTTCATCATCATCGTTGTCATCCTCAAATTCTTCTACACAATCAACATAAGTTTCCTCAATAATATCGTCTTCCTCGTCTTCTTCTGATCCCTCATTCCCTCCACTATCACTAATAAGACAAGCACAATTCCAAAAAATAATCGGAAATCGATAGGCTAAATTCATTTCTTGAAGGGCGATTAGCGAATAAGCTAAGGTATGTGATGCATTAAAGCCATAGCCTTTACTCGTACAAACTAACACATTCCAAACATATTTACAGAATTTTTCATCCAGCCCTTTTTCTTTTATAATCTTGAAATATTCATCTTGTAATTCAAGGAAAGCTTTGGGATTTTTCTTTGCGATAGATTTTCTTAGTTTATCTGCCCAGGTAAGGTTGAAGCCTCCACATTCAGGCAACTGAACTAATTCCATAAATTTTTCCTGAGACTCACAGATACCATAAGAAATCTTTACTACTGGTTCAAGAATTTTCATTTCTTCTTTCGTAAGACCGTAATTCTCCATTTCTTTATACCACAAAGAAATATCATTTTTGAAACGAGCAAATTTATTTAGAGGTTGCTCAGCTCCTTTTTCTTGAGCCATCAAACGAATTACAGAGTTTAGAACAGCTAAGTCATCTACTGATTGAGGATGAGTTAGGGCAATGCCACTAATTCCACTTTGTTTTTCCATTTGAAACAAACTAGTAATTTTGTGGTCCCATACCATTTCCCACATATCTGGCGCTGTTCGCTCTAAATTATAAATACCAATAACGCTTTCGTAGGTTTCTTTTAGAGTGTCTCTTTTTTTGACATATCCATAATCAACTAGTAAATCTAGACAGTTATGAATTTTATCCAGCGCTTCTACTGATAACAAGTCATACTTGATAAGTGATACATCCTCACACGCATGGAGGTCAAAAGCCGTAATAATGGTTCCATCTGGTGCACGCATGAGTCCAGTTGAATTAGTAAAAGGCTCATCTACAAAGATTACTCCGCCGGCATGGATTCCATATCCACAAATTAGTCCTTCAATTTTTTGAGCGACTTCCCAAACTTCAGGGTAGTTCTCTGTCATTTCATATACAAATTGTTTGATTGGCTTCCAATCATTTTCAGTATCACCATACATACATTGAGATAGAGTTCGTAGTAATCCACGGTCAGAGGGAATCAATGAGGCCAGATAAGAAGCAATATCAACATCTACTCCCAAACCACGACAAGCCGTAAGAATTGCTGATTTAGACTTTTCCTGACGGAAAGTGGCAACATTTGAAACTCGATTATCTCCATAGACTTTTCGTAAATGATTTAGGACTTCCGCACGCCGGCCACCTTCAATATCCACATCCACATCAAGCACTGAAACTCGGTCTGGATTCAGAAATCTCCATCTAAAAGTTTTGGTAGTTTCTTGTAGAGGATTGATTTGAGTGATATTCAAAAGATAAAGTAGGATAAAACCTACCCCAGAACCTCTTCCTGGCCCGACTAATGTACCAGCTTTCCAACATTCCTCAATAATTCTTTGAAGATTTAGATAATAAGCTGACCAATGTGCTTTATTTACATTGGAAGAAATCCATGTCATTTCAAGACAAGCATTGACCTCATCCCAAGTCTTTTGATTCCATAATTCTTGAGGTCCATCTTCTAGTGCCTCAACAATCATACAGGCTAAAGCTCTATCACCTATATAATCAGACTCAACGAATGTTTTCAGATAAGGAATTCTCTCTATCCAACAATTCTGAACATAACTAATTTTAGATTCTTTCCAAGGAAGCTGAGGAATGTATAAAGGTTTTAGAAGGCTATAATCCTCACACATATCCTTTATTTTTAGGATATTCCTATATGCTATTTGTAATTGCTCTTGTGAAAAATATCCAAAATAGCTTTCGAGTTCTTCTGTACCCATTAGATAAGTTGTGGCATAGAAATCATCCACTTCTCTATCACCATTTTGGGCATTTAGGTAAGCTTTATGAATTGCTCTGTCTTCTTTCTTGAGATAGTGTGTATCTGTTGTAATGATATAAGGAATTTCAAATTCATTTGATAATTCAAAAAGTTTTTTATTGACATAAATTTGGTCCTTATTGTTGCTGGGTTGCATCTCAAAAAAGAAATTTCCATGACCAAACAAATTATCCATTTGACTTATCCAGTTATGAATTTTTGGCATCAACTCTGGATTATCCTTTGCTTTTAGAAGCTGAGTAGGGAGACATCCTCCGAGACAGGCCGTTGAACCAATTACATGACCAGGTTCTGTACCAATAATTTCAAATAAGTCATTATAATAAGTCGGAACTCGACGCATTCCTCGCGCCATATAACTTCTTAGCCAAGCACGAGTAGAAATTTCACGAATCTGCTTATGACCGATGGCATCTTTAGCTAACAAGATAAAGTGATAGTATTTATCCTGTCCAGCTTTATAATTAGAAGCATTTAGCCCATTTCGACAAAGATAAATTTCGTTTCCTTGAATAACTTTGAAGTTAGGATGTTTTTCTTTTATCTTTTTATAATATTTTTCAACTCTAACAGCTCCAGAGATACAATCATGGTTAGTAATGGCTACTACTTCATGTCCCAGTTCAATGGCATAATCAATTAGATCTTCAACTTTTATGATACAATCGCGCAGTCGAAGATTTGAGGTCTCATCGTGGTCATGCAGCGAGCCTGGGTATGAGATTCTTTCACTCATTTACAAACCTCCTTATTCACCAATTATATGACAAATCTTATCTGGAAATACATTCTTTATTCTAACCCTATCATCATGTTCAGCTATATCAAAAAGCCCCCATCCTTTATGTAAACTCATTACTCCTATAATTTTCCAAGGTTCTTCGTCGATCAAATAATAAAATTCATCTATTTGAATTTTTTCATAGATGTCTTCATTTTCAAAAAGAATATAATTTTCAATTTCCTCTAAAGTTTGAAGGATATCAGGAAGTAAAGCAACCACCTCTTTTGTAAAATTTTCAATTTTATAAATTTTTATCATTTTCTTTCTCCTTTTGTTCTTTTAACCATTTACGCAATCGCCATGCCGGCAAGTTTGGTGAAGCTACGCATTGAAGAAGTGCTTTGTAATCACACTCTTTTAGCTTTTTTCCTAGCCAGTTTTTTATGTTATCATCACATCTAAAAACTATTTCATTAGGACAGGTTTCACCTTCATCCAATAGCTTTACTGTCCCCCAAGCAGAAACACGAAAATCCCAAGGATAGTTCAGTATTTCATCTGAATGTTTATATTTTCCAGTACGAAAAATATGCCGGCACTCTAAAATTCCAGATATATTATAATTTTGTTTATGTCCATCTTTACAATAATGATAAATATTTAGACAACAATGAACTTTTCTTCCGCTATAGGGGAGTGTCCCTAAATCTTCACTATATAAAAGCTCTGTATCTTTCATTGTCCGATTTTGATTTAGTTGACTAATTGGTTGAATAAGCGAAATATATGGAGAGTGAGATAAGGAAGCTTTTATAAATTGAACTGAAAGTTTATTGGCCCTACCAAAGGGTGGATTACCGATTACGAGAGATTTTTGCATATAAGGAAGTTTTACTTCTCGATAATCGGCTTGAATAATATTTGGAGCTTCTGGGAAGATATCATAGGCCAAGGTATTGTTTGGCAGATAAGACAAATAAGCACCGGCTCCAGCAGAAGGTTCAATAATTCTATCCCAATCTTCTCCAAGAATTTCAAAAGTTTTTTCAACGCAATATTTAGCTATACCATCTTCAGTATAGTATTTGTCATTTGCAATTTTCCCCATATTACACCTCTAAGAATTTATTTAGCTCAGAAAAAGAAGAAAAACGATACTGAGAAAGAGATTGCTTGTTTTTCTTTGTAGAACCCGAAACCGTATAACATCCTTCTTCCTTCCGAGAATGTTGCTTACTTTTAGAAAACAAATTTTCATTCAGAATATCTTTACTTGGAACAAAGAATATTTCTTCTCCACCTTTCTCAGTATCATAATTGACAAATAAAAAATACTCACATTCATAAGGGTGACACTGATTATAGGTAATCTGGGAAAGTGGAAGACGAGTCGATTTTACCTCAACTCGACCATATTTTTCAGAGAACATATCATGACCAGCAGAATTATCTTTCTTTAGAGCGGGAACTTGACTAAGAATATATGGCTCACTCCATTCCTCTCCAAAAGCCTTATTAGATAAACTTTTCAAATTTCCATAAGGGTTTATTTCTAAAATTCTTTTCTCACAGTTTTTAATAATTTGCTTCAATTCTGAAATAGAAGTAATTTTTGATAAATCCATAAAAGAAGTTTCCTTTCTTATTTTCTATATATATTATATACTAAATTCCAAAAAATTTCAACTATTAGAATGAAAACCTTCCATCTTGAACCTCCATATCCACTATGAAAATTTGGGGCAATTCTTGCCCCAACCAAGTGTTGATATTGGGTCTACCAACTAAGGTAATTTCCATTTCATTTGAAAAGCCTTTTAGCTCTTCTATCAAGTCTTTTGCTCTAAACTTGATGTAAGTAATTCCATTTTTCTCAATTCGTAATGTATCTTTATTTTTCCCTATAATTTTTATCTCATTAGGCAAGACTACTAAATTAGTAATAGCTATCATTGCTTCAGGATTTTGCTGTCCAAATACTTGCTCATATGGTGCAACATCAAGAATTATGGCTTCTATATCCTTATCACTAGCTTTTCTAATAAAATTTACATCATAAATATTTTCTCCAAAATCAATTTGAGAGAGCTCTTTATTTGCAATTTCATGAAGTTTTGAGAGGTTCTTATCAGAAACACTAATTCCGAAAGCTTGGTCGTGTCCTAGTGTATATTCAAAAAGTCCAGTTTTAGATAAAAATTCTTTAAAGGAGGTCAGTTCTGTATTACTTGGGGCACGGGCACTACCTCTGTCAAAACCTTCAAAATTTCGTCTGGCTAATATAGTAGGTTTATGATACTTTGCTGATAAAACCATAGCTACAAGTCCATTTAGCTCAGCGGGAAATTCATCGTCATCATCAAGTCTTACAAATAAAATTTGATTTTCCAGTAAGTCTTGCTTGAAGATTTTTACTTCTAATTCCTGGACTATCTTTTCTTTCATCTTATCTTGGTGAGCTTTCGCATTCGTACATTCGCGCGCGCTTTCTATACAAAGTCTTTCCATTGTTCCTTTGGCTCCACGCTTATGGCACTCTACCATTTCATTTGGTTCAATAAAACTACGATAAAGTCGATATTTTTCTTCCATTGACCCTACTCGAATCATAGCATTTATAAGAGGAACAATATAAAAAGCAACGGTTATAGGGTTTATCTTTCCACCCATTGAATAATCTTGTTTATCTAGTAGAACTCGTAGCATTATATTCTTGATATTTTGAAAACCAGTTTGAACTAAGTACTGATTTTCATATTCAAGCATACTCATCATATCTCCAACTAATGAAACTGCACAAAGGTCAATATAATCATAAGCCCAGTCTTTCAAAAAATAATCATCTAGGGCTCGACAAAATTGCCAAACAACCCCTCCACCACAAAGGTTTTTATTTTTATAATTTTTAGAAGTTTGGTTATTTATAAGTATCATATTTGGAGGAATTTCACTTTCAGATTCTTTTGTATGGTGGTCTAAAACAAGAACTGGGCAGGTAAAATCCTTTATATATTGTCCATCATTCGTGGCACTATCTGGCGCGATAATAAGGCCCCAATCCTTTTTTTCTAATTGCTCCATCATATCAGAAAAGCCATGTTGTTTTCCTTCATGAATAAAAAATTCAATTTCTTTATCTGGATTCCATCTTTTTAGATATTGATAAATTATAGCAAAAGAACAAATTCCATCACAATCGCAATCTGCGATAATAGCATAAGGCTTTTTGTCGGAAATCGTACTTTCAATAGCTTTTACTCCCATTTGATAATTATCTAAATCTTCAAAACTTTGTAAACATTCTTTCGTTGGATGAAGAAAAGTTTGAACATCTTGAATACCTCGCGCGTGGAGTAAGTTCTTTCCATAGTCTTCTTTTATCTCTTGATTTACTAGTCGATATTTCACTTCACAATTACTCTCCTTTTCAATAGCTCTTCAAATTTTTCTTGTCCCTCATCTACCGGAGAGTCTTTCTTTTTTGTAAGATTTTCTCTATCATAGATAAAAGAAAAATTTGAATAATTTTTATATTTACTACACATTTTCCATAATTTTTGAAAATAGTCTTCACTTCCGGGCTTTTCTTCATTATCAAAACAGATAACAATTTCTCTTGGTTGAGCACAACGCATTAAAATATCAAGTTGATATTTATTGAATTGACTTCCACAGGAGGCAACCGCACAGTTAGGAAATGAAAAATTTTCACACATAAGAACGCTTTTTTCTGCTTCAAAGACATAACAAATTCCATAGCGTTTGATATTTTCTAGATTTTTGTCCAAACCATAGAGGTTTAAACTTAATGGATGTGAATACCATTTACCCTCAATTTGAACCGGCATATATTTACCCACATTTTCTACCTCCCATTGATTGAGTGCTCGCCCTCTAATTCCAACTAAACTGCCCCTAGCATTATAATGAGGAATTATAATTTTATTTTGGCCAATAGAAAAACGAATATTGAATTTATCCATAGCTTTATGAGAAATCCCTTCTTCTTCCCAATCAGCAGGATACTCTTTTATGAAAACATCCAGAATACCTTTCTCATAAGTTGGAAGTTCTCGTCTTTCCTTCTTTTGCATAAATTCGCTTCTTTTTGATTTATAACTTTCATTGATTTCTGTTTCAGTAAAACGTTTTTCGCCATAGCTTCGAACAAATTCTAAAACATCTTCATGCCAGTCATAAGTGATTCCTCTCGTTTCATAATAATGTTCAATAAAACGAAAGATATTCTGCGTGCCACATTCACTATAACACATAAAAATATGAGTATTTTTATAATAATAAAGCTTCCAAGATGCTTCATCTAAATTAGTATTATGACACGCAGTTTTACATAAAAGAAAATCTCCCTTATCTTGCCAAGGAATTTCCAATTTATCCAAAATTTTCTCTACTATTTCATCAGTAAGATTTTCAATTATTTCTCTATAATCCAAAGAAATCTCCCTTCTTACTTATTTATCTCCTCTAAGAACTTTTGTTCTTTTTCATCCAGTTCCCATTCAACCCTTTGCTGAGTATCATAAAAATCAAGAATAGGGTTCATTCTATCATCAGTTATAAATAAATCCGTAAGTCTTAATGTCCCCGTATTGAAATAACTCCAAATACGAACTTGAGTCCAGCGACCTGACCGAACTTTGAACACATCAAAGACTCGATTTGGAATTATGTCACCCATCAAGTTTCCGTCTTTTTGAAGTATATCTATTTCATCTTTCGTCGGTCGCGCGCCGATTATACCATTATCTGCTTTATTGATTGTCGCTCGACCGCCAGCTAAACTTGCTTCATTTCGTATTTCTGAATTATCATCTGCTTTGGCATTTACTTGAGTTGAAGTAAAAATTGAAACATTCTGTTCAATAGCTAAATCTTTTAGAGCTGTTGCCATCAATGATAGAATTTCATCATTTCTAAGATTGTGTCCTCGAAATTCATTCAAAACTCCAGGAGAAATAAAAATATAATCAAAAAAGACATAACGTCGTTGGGAAAGAATTACTTCCTCTCTAACACTTAGTTTTATTTGCTCAATAGAAGGATTTGGTATTCGCATTAGTTTTAGAGTTTTATATGTTTTGATTATATGACGTGCGACTTCAATTCTTTTTCTTTCATCATCAGTAAGAGTATTGAACTTGAACTTAGACTCCTCTACTCCACTAAGATATGCTAAAATCATTTTTATTATTTGTTCTGGTTTCTGCTCTGTCATAATAAAAAGGACTGGCTCACACGCACCATTTTTGACCCACTTCCCATCTACTTCACTATAGAAAAATGGAAAAGCCAATTTACACGCGTCAGCGACGGCTAATCTAGTATTATGGGTAGGAATAAAATTCTCTGTTAGAAAAAGGTGTTCAGGATTATCAACAAGAAAACAAGTCATTTCTTCTTTATATCCTAAATCACTAATTCGGACTAAAGAAACAAAGCTGTTATCTTCTTTTCTTTTTCCATTATTTGCCCATTTTGTAATTCGTTCCACTTTTCTTTGCAGCCTAAAAAGCTTTATCTTTTCTTCTGGTGTTCCTTGAATAGAAACAACAAAAGTGGTAGTATTTTCTTTATGAGTATCGATTGAGACATGGGTCTTATATCCCAAACTCTGAGCCAACTCAACTACATTGTCTTTCAATCTTTCACTCACAGTATAAAAACTAGTTCTTCCTTTTTCATCTACGCTCCCATCTGTATCCATGAGTCCTTGAAGTAGAGCTCTCCGATTTTCAACACTATCTTCAAGATAATCAGTCGGTATATATTTAGTGTGGCTGTCCGCTCCTACCAATTCAGGATGTTCTTGTAATAAATCCTCTACCCAAATATTTACTTTCTCACTACCTTCTTGTTTATTTTTAGTAGAAAAATACCAAGTATAATTTCTTTCGGAGTGCTTTTTTAGTACCCATCCCATAGTAGAACTAAAATATGCTGGAAGTTCGTCTGTCTCACTTGAAAATTGAAAAGATTTATTTGTTGGATTCTGACGAAAACTTCCATCTCCAAGAGCTAGACCAAAAAGATAAGAGGGTAGATAATGATTTTTCTCCGGATATTCTACAGCTTTTTGCATAGGGAATAAAGTAGTATACTGTCCATCTCCTCGTTGCAATCTCCTATTCTGGAGTTCTGTAACTGTTGAAGTAAAAAACTTACGATTTTCTCTTGAAGACTTATTTTGAGAGTATTTACAATAGCTCCAAAGGTGATCTCTACTGCATTTAGCTGTCCGGCCATCTTTGAATTTCAGTTCAAAAACTTCTTTTTCCCCTTGGGGAAAAATACCCAAAACTTTTGTAGGGCGCCCAAAACCGTCAAAGAGGTAATCTCCTGCTCGGATATTTCCAACTTTTTTCCAACCATTAGGAGTAGGAATCTTTATGCTATTTGGCAATGCTTTACCACATCCACTAGAAAGGCTTCGTATTGTAAGAGCGCCAAGTTCTGCCCCATTTATAATTGATGAAAAAATCTCTCCATTGATTGATAGTCCGATACCTTCCTCACTACCAAATGCCTCAATCACATTATCAATTTCGTTCTCCAACTCCCAAGTTTGGACAGTTTCATTTTGAATATAAGATTTTTCTACATCCAATAAATTCTTCTTGACTTCTTTTAGTATATCATCTACTGAAAGATTTTTGAAGCGTTGATTTATATCGAAAGCTTTAGGTTGAGTTAGGTTTTCACAATAAATATTACTAGTGTCAAGGCCCATTCGTTTGAGGTCTCTTACCAAGTTGAACTTTTTTAGTTCATTATAGTAGTAAAGAAAATTACCTGGCTCACTCATAAATTCAGCGTCTTGAAGGTATTCAATACCATTATTTTGGGAAAAAACTAACTGTCCACTTGGTGTACTTTCAAGATAACTTGAAACATCAACTGGAGTGATATGAGAAGCACCACCTCGATACAAGTTATCAATTGCCACAAATAAATAACGAGTAAAAGTTGAAGAGAAGTCGGTAGGAGTTATTGTGTATTTATCTATCTCACTTAGATATTGAGGATGCTTCATTAGACTCCCAATAATTTGGAGTTCTGTATTTTTATCAATCATTCAATATCCTCCAAATTCCATCGAGACTTTTTCTTTTGGGGTGTAGCTTTTGGCTTTTTTAGTAGAACTTTTTGCTGGGACTCTCGTTGTTTGATTTGTTCTTCAATTCCAGCCAAAGTTCCTCGTTCATTATTCTCTCTTTGTCTCCAGTAGGTAGTAGCTTCTTCATATATAAAGGGGACAATTCCTAGTCCACCATGACCTTTTGACCAGTCTCCATTCCTAATTTCATAGAAATATTTTAGTGTATAAAAAATGCCTTTATAAGTTCCAACTTTATCTTTTTCGACAAATTTTTTCAATTGAGCTTCACAAAGATGATAGTCATAAGAAACTTTTAGGTCATGTGCGATAAAATCATAAATGCGTTTTTTCCAATCTTTATCTTTTAGAATATTTCCTTTTTTCAGATTTTCATAACAAGATTTGTGATAATACCATCCTTTAGATGGCATTACCCACTCTATATCCGCACCAGCTAATTGAGCATCAAAACGCTCTTTACAGGCACGGCAGATGACTAAATGTTTTGCCATTTATATCCCTCCAATCTTATTATATTATATCATATTTTTCTAAAATGTCAAAAAAGAGGTAGGATTTCTCCTACCTCTAATTTAATTTTATAAATTACATTGCACGTAAATCCATTACAGCTAAGAAAAGTAAAGAGACTTGGTCCTCAGTAACCTCCGATAGTTTTAGCTTTCGTCCAAACACCATTTCTACCTTTTTAGACATGGCACGAACTACTGCTTCCTTATCTTCATCGGTTTGAGCGTTATTTACCTTAGTAGTCCAAATTTCACGAGCCTCAGACATTAGAGCATTGAAGTCGAGCTTTTCTTCCTGGATAATTGGTGCTTCATCAGTTACTAAACCACCATTCTTTTCTTCCATATCAATAGCCTTAGCCACTGCTTGTTCAAGTTCATGAAAGCCAAATGGAATACGAGGTTCAAGATATTTATAACGAGAACCTGCAGTAATAGTGGGAGTGGCACGAGTTTGAACCCATCGCTCACTTTCTCCCTTTTCATTCCAAGTTTGGGTAATAACTCCAATAATATCGACAAGGCCATTGACGGTCTTCAAGCAACGATTATTGAGATCAGGCTTATAACCTACTACTTTTCCATCATCATCCGTTGTTTCTTTTAGGTGACAAGTCATAATAAGTCCATAACCCATCATAGTAATTTTACGAAGACAATTTTCAAATTCCTTTGAAGTTTGACTATATCCCAATATGTTATCGTAAAAGTTTTTTATCTTTTACTTCTTATATTTTATTTCATATAAGTTCAGCATAACTTTTTATCCTTTATCAAGGATAGATAGCCTCGTGGGATTTTATTTCATATATTGTAGATATCGGTCATGTTTTCTTTGTAAATAAATATCAGCATCTTTATAAATAATATCAAAAACTTTCTTTGCATTATCTCCATATCCATAAAGTCGAAATAAAGGTAATTTAGAATTTATATTATCTTTAGTGTTCCTCTCTTGAGGGTCTCTTCTGGTAATTGAGAGATAAATACTATTATCTATTTCTTTCAAAGCTTTTTCAATAGCCAGTAGCATTTTCAAAGAAGTACAATCAATTTGAAAGGTCAAAGAAACACCAGTAATTTTGATACACCCATCTCCATCAAAATAGCCTCTAATATAATCTTTCCAAAATTCTTTATTCAAATTTGAAAAATTAAAACAAAAATCCTTAGAAGATTTTCTTGGAATAATATTATATTTATTTATTAGGAGTTCTTTTATTTCTTTGTTTTCAAGAATAAATTTACTAAAAGCTCCATTACCTCTTTCTTTTCGTTCAAAATCAATTATTGGACGAGTATATTTCATTGCTTCTCGAATATCTTCAAGAACTTTCCTATCCGATTGCTTGATTTCTATACCAATTGCATTTGAATTAGTTTGAATATACCCATCACTACTAATCCACCCCAAGAAATAAGCTAAATGAGCATTTTCTTGAAAAAAGAAATTTCTATCAAAGCTATATTTTCCTTTATGGATATTTTTTTGAACGACTAATCCATATTTGGCAAAGATTTTTGTAATTCTTTGAGCTGATACATGATATTTTTTTTGTAATTGATTAAAAGATAATCTATTTTCATAATTATCTTTTATCATATTCAATTCATCATTTTCCGATATTTTCGTATATGGCATATATTTACCTCCTTTAGGTCAAGTGTCCATATAATATATGTTTAATAATCCTATGCGTTGCGCGTGTTAGGGCTTTTACACCCTAACTTCCGCTCTGGTTCCCATCTCAGGGTTCCAAGTTTTTGCTATCTTTTCAATTAAGAATTACTTCTTAATGCGGCAGATATAGTCCTACCGCCATAGGGGATGTCTCCTATTTTACTTACACCATTCTGCTGACAGACAAACTGCTCACAAAGGTCATATAGAATACCAATAGTATCAATACAAATAGTTGAATACATTTGTTTTGCTTCAGGCTTTTCCAATTGACGAAGAACTAGTTTGAAATCAGCAAACTTCTGAATAGGAAGGGCGCGGACGCCAGATTGGGCATTTGTACCAATCTCAGTCGCAAGAATTAAAGCTTTATCACTTTGGGCACAAAATTCGGTCTTTCCAATTTTAGGGGCGCCCGCTAGAAGAATAAATTTAGAGCGCAGGTCACGCGAGATTTTATTGGGTTGGAGGGAAAAAATATCAATAGCCATAACTATTTACCTCCTTAAAATCCCATGTCGTCTCCTGCTAAACGAGAAGTAGTTGGCGCAGGAGTCTTCATCTCACCCTTTACTTTGTTCATATCCTTAACCTTTTGGGCCTCTAGACGAGCCTTACGTGCCTTCATTGCTTGTGCAAGGTCCTCAACATCAAAGGCCTGCTCGCCCTCTAGAGCACTCTGAGAACCACCGGTAATTAGTAGTTCACTAATACTACGGGTACGAGTCTTTTCAATGGCTTCACCAAAATCTACATCCTCAATATAAGTCTCAGTAGTAGAGGTAAAGTTCAAACGACCGTTAGCCTTGAAAGTGTAATCGGGCTCCCAATACTGGGTAATAGCATTGATAACATTAGGATTATAGGCATATAGCTTCACTACCTCAACCTGACCATTCCAATTAGGAACAATAGTAACAACCTCTAGCTTCTTGGGCTCGACTTCAATACCGTCCTTATCAACGACATAATTGATATTAGAAACAGCAAAAGTCAAAGAGAAACTGGCCTCAGGCTTAAAATCACCAGTAGCCTTACCAACGAAAGAGGCACTAATGCGGGGAGAACTTACAAAACGACCATCCTTGGAGAAGAACTCGTTCATCTTGATTTTTGCGCCAGTAATACGAATCTTATCGGCACCTTCGCGCCCACCAGCAGAGGCAATGGACATAAACTCTTCCTTGACACGCTGAATGCTTTCATAGGAAGGATTCAGGCCTCCATCCTTCTTATACTTTTGACTAAAAAGATGGACAGGGATTTCAAGATGTAGAGGAACGGCATTTACGACTTGCTCAACAAGCACCTTAATAGTTCCTCCAATTGTCTCGATTGTCTCGCCATTCTTGACAAAAGAACCATACTTCAAATCAGTTTCACTTAGTAGACCTTCAATACGAACACGGTTTTCGGCTTCATGTAGCATAAATTTTTCTCCTTTTTACATTTACAATAATTACTTTGGTTCTTTCATAAAAAGGTAGGAGGAAATTCCTCCTACCAAATTATTAAAATAAATTACTCAGCGTCGTCGCTGGGAACAAAAGTGGTGCCGGCATCGGTTAGATTTACATAAACTACAGGCTTCTCTGCACCCTCAACCTCAACCTTCTCACGCTCAACTAGACCCTTCTTCTGTAGGTCAGTTACATTAGCGCCTACGGAACGAGAGGCACGACCGATGGCATTACAAATCTCATCAATAGAGACATGACCACCATTAGACTTTACATAATCAAATACTTCAGAACTCTTAGCAGTTAGCTTCATAATTTTTTTCTCCTTTTACATATAAATTATTTTTATTATTAGATGAGTAAAGGTTTCATGCCTCTCTCAACTTTCTATAAATATTATAGCTAAAATTTACAAAACTTTCAAACTTTCAAACTTAGAAATTTTGAATTTTTATTACTTTTGAATTTTCCCCTAATTTTAGAGTCTTGACTCCTTGGGTACCACGACTTAGTACAGGAATCTCCTCAACTTTCACTCGAATTTGAGTAGTAGAAGATACAACCAAAATATCACTAAAGTTAATAAGTGGTAAAAAGTCACAAAGATTATCTGCTCTTTGAATCTTTACTCCTTTAGTCGCCCGTCCGGTAATTTTGAATTCGTTTATATCGGTTCGCTTTGAATATCCATCTTCACTTACAGAAAGAATTTCTCTTGTTTCTTTAGGAATGACTCGTCCAGAAACAACTTTATCTCTCTCATTTAGCTTGATACCTACAACCCCTCGAGCCACTCTACCAATAGGTCTAATATCTTTAGTTTCAATAATAATAAAGTTTCCTTCCTCGGTAAGGATGCCAACTCTTTCATCTTTCAAAATGAGAATAGAAGCAATCAAATCATCATCATCTAATTTTAGAGCCTGAACACCGGTATTTCTTCGTAAATTATACTCAGAAAGCGCGGACTTTTTCAAAATTCCCTTCTTTGTAAGGAAAAGAATATTTGAGGATTCTGTGTCTTTAGAAAGAATTGTAGCTGATTTTATTTCATCGTCTCCATTGATGGGTAGGAGTGAATTTAGATATTGTTTTTCTCCAATATTGAATTCTCCTATCTTCAAATGATAAAAGGCTCCGCGCTGTGTGAAAAAGAGAACTTCATCTGTATTGTTCCCAATTAGAGTATCAACTACAAATTCTCCTTTATCAAGTTTGAACTTTGAGCCTACACCATTCCTTCGTTGAGAATAAAGCGTAGAAGTTTCGCTTACGAATACCGCTCCCTCATTTGTGAAAGAAAGGGATAGTTGTTTTTGTTCGATTGTTTCTTCATCATTTGAAATATTCAAAATTTTTGTTCGGCGTGCGTCTCCAAATTTTTCAGCAACCTCGCGCAGTCCTTTTTCAATTTCTTTTTTGAGAAGAGTTTCATCACCTAAAATGGCTTCAATTCTTTCTTTTTCAGTTTCAAGACTGGACCTTTCAGTTTCTAACTTTGTAATATCTAAATGAGTTAAACGAGAAAGCTTTAGGTCAAGAATAGCCTTAGCCTGAATTTCATCAATACTTAATAGGCGTTGAAGGCCAATTGAAGCATTTTTAGCATCTGCACATTTTTTGATGGTTTTTACCACTTCATCAATCATTGAAATAGCTTTCATCAAGCCCTCAATAATATGAAGTCGTGCGAGAATCCTCCTTCGGTCAAACTGAAAACCATTTATGTATACGCTTTTTTCATGGTCAAGATGGGACTGAAGAAGTTCCTTCCAGCCGAATACTTTTGGAAATTTTCCATCTTCCAACATTGTCATATTTATAGTATAATGATTTTGAAGCGAAGTGTTTTTATAAAGATATTTTAGAACCTTTTCTGGTGAAGAATTTTTGGTTAGATAAATTTTAAGATTACATTGATTACCTGTTAAGTCATTAAATCTCTCAATTCCAGGATTCTCATCACCATTTAAAATGTCTTCTAATTGTTGACAAATAGTATTGGTATAAACGCCAAAAGGAATTTCAGATACAACAAAGCACTTATCTTTGTTTATATATTCGATTACACTTCTTAATTTACAAGCAGAACCGGTTCCATTCTTTAGAGAATTTTTTACTTCTTCTGAATTTAGAAGAGTCGCGCCAGTGGCGAAATCAGGTAAAATTAAGATTTCTTCTACTGGTATATCTGGATTCCATAACAACTTAATAAGGACCTCATTAAGTTCTTTAATATTAAACTGAGGAATTGAACTAGCCATTCCAGTAGCAATACCCGATGATCCATTTACTAAATTATAAAAGCCCTTACTTGGTAAAACTGAAGGAAATTGAAGATTATCAGCATAATTATCTCTCCATTCTTCAATTACTTCTTTTTGAATATCAGCAAAAAGATAATTACAAGTTTCTGCCAATCTTGTTGAAGTATATCTTTCGCTCGCCCAGCTACCAGAACTCATAAGAGTGCCACTATTACCTTTTACTTCAGTAAGAGGATAGCGCATACAGAAACTTTCTCCTGCGCGCATCATTATCCCTACACAAGAAGAGTCACCATGAATATAAAAATCCTTCATTGCATCACCCATAGGAGCATTAGTCTTCTCATATGGTTTATCATGGGTATATTTATTCCGCCACATTGAGTAAAAGATTTGCCGAGCACTTGGCTTTAACATATCACGAGAATCAACCAGGGCTCGAGATTGTAGGACTGCTCCACTATATTGGATAAATGAATCTTTTATTACGGGAGTCATTTGTATTTCCATTTATTTATACTCCTTTCTTTTCATTATATAAATATTATAATAAAAAAAGAGAGGAAAATCAAATTTCCTCTCTAAAATTATTCGCGAATAAGTGAAAAATCTACATTTTCAAAAATAAAATTAGTTCGTGGTTCAACCTCTTTACCCATGAGAGAATAAAGTAAAAAGAAACTTTCTTTATCTGGCTTTAGTACATCAAGTCGTTGAAACTCTGGAGTGAACATTGATTCGTGAGCTTCCTGAGCTTCAAGTGCACCGAGACCCTTCGCGCGATGAACTTCACCTTTTACTTTTCCTTCAGACTTAGCTTTTTCAAAGTCTTCATCAGTGAAGTAATAGCTTCTCTTCTTTCCTTGCTCAACAATAAAGAGCGGAGACCGAAGCCAACAAAGACGCCCTTCTTCAATAAATTGTGGAGCTACTTTTAATAGACAACTCATAATCAAAAGTCCGATATGATAACCATCTGACATTTATACCCTCAGTTTCCTGATATTTCACACAATTCTTTATAGTAGTTATATTTTCGTTCCATAAAAATCGTAGCATCTTTATATATATACTTACAAAAATGTCTAACTTTTATATTTCCGCTCAATTTAAAATAAAAGGTTTTTTCTCGGCGCTCTTCTTTATAAATTTTTCCATCTCCTAAAATTTGTATTAGCCATTCAACCATTTCTTTTGTCGATGTAATACAAATTGAATAGGAAGGAGTGTTCCACCCCTCATGCGCCTGAAAATAACTTTTATTCCAATAAAGAGACCCATCTCCGTCAAAGAATCCCCTAATAAAATGATGAAGTAATTCATCGGGAACCCCCAATTGGAGGCTTTAAAATTAAACTTTTTTGTTTTACACACCCATGAGAAATCAAATCATTTACTGTCTTTTGAGAACTCATAATAATTCGTCTCAAAGTTCGTCCATTATATGAAACATCTGTAATTGGATTAGTCGCTTGAATTGATTTTTTGAAAGCTTCCAAAGAAGAAACATCTTTTGAATGAAGAGTCATACCGAATTTATCTTCGCCGTATCTATTAGAATAATCGACAATATAACCATCAGCAAACATGAAACCTAACCAATAAGCTTTTTCTTCTGTATCAATTTTTTCAAAATAATCATAGTCATGTGTATATAATCTATAATGATTTCCCTTGATTGTTTTTATATTTCTTGCTTCTAAAAATTTTGCTACTGACTGACGAGTTGCTCCATAATCTTTTTCTATCTGTCTCATTGATTTATTGTTTAGATAATCATCAATTATTTGTTGTTGTATTTTCTCGTCAAAAAATTTTATGTTCTTCCCCATATTCATCACCTTCTCTATAAAGGTAGATTTTTATGGAACCTAACTCTAAAGAATTGAGGGATTAGACTATACCATCTTCAAAATTTTGAAGTCCCTATTATAGTCGTTGAGCGTCCATCCGTTCTGGATGTTTCGTTGCGTTTGATTGCCCAATCCTTTTCGATTTTACCTTACCGTTTCCGTTACTAAACGCCATTTATATATTCCTATATAAACTTGGTTGAAAAGGCTCTAAGGGGTTCCCCGCAATTTAAGGGATTTTACGCGGACTCAACGTTGGTCAATCCGCATCACTACAAATACCTAATTTTCCATAACGAAGCTTTTTACTATCATATTTCCCAGGGATAATATTCATTGCACTTAAAAGAAGTTTAACTTCTTCATTCTGAAAAATCTTTTCATCATCATTTGAAAGACAATTGATTATTTTACCTCGAATGGCCATTAGTCCTGTATGTTCTACATCTCTGGCCTGCGCCATTCCATTTAGCGCACTATCTCCCTCACAGACTAAAAGTATTGAATCTTGTCCTAAGAACTCTGCGTCCTTCAACTTATCACTTGCAAAAACTTTCTTTCGCTGGTTTTTTTCGACTTCTTTACCTGCTTCAAGAACTTGACGGCGTGCTTTTTCAGCTACCTGCTCAGCCTTAGCCTCCTTTGTAAGAAGCTCCATTACCTTTTCAAATTCATCAGAATGCTTTCGCTCAAACTCCTCTAACATTTGTCCCGTCGCGCGCTGACAAAGTCCCCGAAGTACAGGATTATTCACTTTTGTCTTTGTCTGATCGCTAAAACTCGGCTGAGGAACTTTACAGCTAACAGCATAGAATAAGCCTTTTCGAAGTATATCAGGAGAAACCTCACCTTTGATTTTTTTCTTAAAATAATTAGTTAGCGCAGTTTTGACTCCTGTTAGACTTGTTCCACCAGCAGTATTTTCAAGGCCATTAGTAAAAATATGCCACTCCTCATTTCTACTACTTGTCCAGCACATTACAATTTCAGCTTCAACATCATTTTCCTTCATTATAATATGAAGAGGAGTTTTATTTAGAGACTTTCCGGCACAAGTCTTCATAAAATCAAGGAGGCCATTTTTTGCTTGGTATTGAACAGTTTCGTCTTCTCCTTTTTTATGATTGTTTAAAATAAAAGTTAAAAAAGGATAAAGATACGACCAGTTCCGGCACATTTCTTTTATGTCGGAAAATTTGAGGTCAATTGGTTCGAGGTTATAGACTTCTTGAGAAGGAATAAAATCTACAAAAGTTCCTCGGTTATTTGATGGACTTAGCGTAAGAGAAATTTTCTTTCCCTCTTTTAGAACTAACTCGCATTGCTGTCCATCTCTCATTGATACTGCACGAAAGCTATCGCTCGATAGGGCCGTTCCTTTCGCCCCAGTACCATTGAGGCCTCCCACATTTTGGTAAATTTTATTATTGAATTTTCCTCCACTATGCGGGAGAGTATAGATTGCTTCGAGAGCATCGACGCCATCCTCTCGCAAGCCAAAAGGACACCCTCTTCCGTTGTCTAGAATCGTTATTCGATTCCCGTCATAGAGATCGACAATAATACGATTACAGAATCCCATTGTAGCTTCGTCTATACTATTTGTAATGATTTCACGCACACATTGAAGCACTCCTTGGTTATCTGCGCTTCCCATGTACATTGCTACACGAGTTCTAACTGCATCTCTGAAACTCAAAGTTTCAATAGAGTTAGCATCATAACTCAAAATTCTCCAACTCCTTTCTACATTTATAATAATATTATATCCCAAAACTCCAAAAATATCAAATTTCCTAAAACTAACTTCCAAAAATCTACTTATAAGTACAAAGGAGGGATATTATGACATCCAAAGAAGCAATTCAAAGTGTAAAAGACTATGTACTTGCGGGCAATAAAACCTTCAAGTATTAGATACTTTACTAAATAATGTAGCGACCAGCGCCGTTGCAGAAGCTCTACCTACAACTGAAGATAAGAAATAAGAAGGAGAGGCTTAAAGCCTCTCCCTTTTTCTTTCATTTTTATACCTTCCAATTATAGTTGCCATATCCTGGACACAACTATCACAAAGACAAAACTGCTCTGAAACTATTCCTTTTTCACTAAGAAGAACTACATCTCTACGTCCTCCACGAAAAGCTACACCAGTATCCCAAATTGGAAGAAACCAAGTATTATAAGAAGTTGGATTAGGTATATAAGTTTCACAAAAATCACAAAAAGTTTTAGTCATCTTTTTCCTCCACCCAAGAGAGCCAGCGCATTATCAAATCTTTATTACTAAGAAGATAAAGCCCATAAGGGCAATCATAGTTCATTTCACAAAAACTTACTGGGCTCCCATCATAGTCTTCTATATCTGGACAGTTATTACAAAAAGTATCTATCATCCATTGGTCATAAATTGTACCTTCAAGCGCCATTTGGTCAGATAGAAATTCTGCCATTTCTTCCATTGAGAGATTTTTAAGTTTTTCAAAATTTGTAAGTGCCATTTCTTAGTTCTCCTTTATCCGCTTTTTCATTCGTTGTGGTCCTTCTTCAAATTTTCTTTTCCATATATATCCATAAGCACTTTTCATTTTACCATTACAAGCAGATTTTATATTGGTACGAAACATTCCAGTTTCTTTTTCAATAAAAGAAGCGCTAGGCCATTCTCGTATAAAACCCCTTCTTTAGTATATTGAAGAACTGGGTCGCTATTTTTAGATATAAGCTTTTCTTTTCCTCTATTTTCTCTGTCTTGTTTAGAAATACCAAGTGCATCAAGTCGTTTACTTATGTTGCCATGAGTTATACCTAATTGTTCGGTTATTTCAGTTTGAGACAAACCTTGTCTCCATAGTTTTAAAATATCTTCATCTTTATATATAAGATTTCCTTCTCCACCTAAAGTTAGGTTATAACCATTATTATAACTATCATAATATTTTATCCAATATTTTTCTCTTTCATTTATTAATTCTTCTGAAACCTCTTCGATTTTATCAATCGAGAAATTTTCTATTCCATATTTTCTAAAAGCTCTGTGCAGATGATAGTTATATGAAGGAGAATTAATACTATTTGAAGAATCTATATGTTCTTGAAAACGAACATTAATATCTCTATTTGTTTTTCCTATATATATTTTATTATTTATATTGTTTGTGATTTTATAAATAAAGCCCATTATCCTTTCCTCATATTCAGTTGCTTTTGCGTCCCATACAAATCAATATAAAATTTTTCTCTTTCTCTCTGCTTCTCTTTCGGAACTTCTTCTAAAATTTCAAAATTATAATTCCAAATTCCGTTTCGCGCCATATGCGTATGAAGCGTTGAGCTGGCAACTTTTTCCATACCTAGCGCTGTCTGAATGTGAGCTTGCCATCTATCTTTAAAATTGACGGTTCGACCTATATAAGCCTCCCCAGTTGGAATATAAGTAATCTTATAAATTCCTCCAACTTTCTGCCCGACAACCCTCTTTATCATCTCATTTACAGGGCGCCGAGCAATACTCTCCCATATAACCTTAGGAAGAACTTCTTTATGACATAAATAATTTCTCATACTATCTAAAAGCTTTATATCTCCAATATCATTTTGCGTAAGTTGGATTTTATAGAAGTCTTCTTTTTCGATTAGTTCTCGTTCTCGTCGTATCGCTTCATTTACAGCATCGCGCCGACTACGAAAATCTTCTAATTCTTTTCTAAGATAGAAAAGCTCATTATTATAACTTCTTTGTTTTGCTTGAAATTCTTGTTGGGCATTTTCTTCTAAATTTTTATATTTTTCTTCTAAGGCCTTTCGATATAATTTATCAGTATCAGATTTTAGTTTTTGAATTTTTTTTCGTTGTTTTAGTAAAAGAAAGATAATTCCTAAAATCAATAAAACTAAAACTACCATCATATTCTTACTCCCAATTGGTAATTTTTGTACGCTTCTTTCTTTGTGGTGTCATCCATAAAACACCATCTCGCGCGCGAGTAATCCCGACATAGGATACCCTACACTCTTCAGGACTCCAAAGATTCAACCCAACACAAGCTACATAATCCCATTCCAAACCTTTCGCGCTATGTACGGTCAAAACTTTTACTGTATCTTCTTCCATTTTTTTATCCAGTTCTTCTTTTTTGAGGTCTCCCTGCTTGAAGCTATCACAAGGAATCCCATTATCAACTAAATAATCTTTGATGGTATCAACCTGGGCATTAGTTCGTGCTAGTATCGCCCATTTATGATATTTTTTACTAATATTTATCATATCCAGAATTAATTGTTCACTATAAGGCTTCATCGCCACTGTCCCTTTGACCTGACGTACAGCAATACTGTCATCAGTCATACTACATTTTTGAAGAGTGGATTTTGCAAAACGAAGAACATCAGGACAACAGCGATAATTTTCATTCATGGAATAAACTTTTGCCCCAAGCTTTTGCTGATATTTCTTCAAAAGATCTGGACGACTGCCCGCGAAGCCGTACACTGATTGCCGTAAATCAAAGACAATAAAGTACTCTTTCGCGTGGAGCATTTCAAAAATAAATTTTAGCTGAATTTCATTACTATCTTGTGCTTCATCGCACAAACATATGTCAATATTTGGCGTACATTCTGGATGCTTTTGCATCAGATGAAAAAGTCCGTCAAACTTTTCATCATTCATATACTTTATAGCTTCTTTTACACCATTTCTGAGTAGAAGATGGGCACAGTATGAGTGAATAGTTCCAATAAATAGATTATCATTATTATCAATTTGAAGACGCTTTTTCATTTCTCCAGAAGCCATATTTGTAAATGTAAAAGCCACCACACTTTTTTCTTTTTGAATACTTTGGCGGACTTTTTCAGTTAGAACTTTTGTTTTTCCTGAACCAGCACTACTACTCACGAAGATAACTGGCTCTGTTGCTTCTAATATAGTATTCTGTATATTACTTAACTCCAATTCTTTTCACCTCTTTCTTATATTATTATATCATTTATTTTAGTAAGTGTCAATTTTTTAGAGGATTTATAGAAGGTTTTGACTTATAAATAGAAACTTATAGGAGGTAAAGGAAATGGAAATGCTAACTTTGATTGTTGCACTATCTGCCGTACTTTGGTATGTAATCGATCGCGCTCATCCTCTATGGGAGAGTCTTTCTTATGGAAAATGGATTACTCTTGTAGTTGCTGGTATCGGTTCTTTCGGTCTAGTATTTTCTTTCGGTCTAGATTTAATTTTTGCTTGTGGTCTAGTCGATAGTGTAAGTATGGCTGGTCAAATCCTAACTGGTTTTGTGCTAATGTCTGGCTCTAGTGCTATTAGTGAAGTTATTGCCCGCATCAAGGGCGAAGACAAGTAAAATAGAAAATAAAAAGGAGAGGACTTTTGCCCTCTCCTTTTTTTTATTGATGTAATTCCTCTTCTGTAGAAACAACCAACCAAGTTCGAATTACTTTCATAATTCCATCTATAAAAGAATTACCACCCTGGCTATGATAATCTTTATAAATAGCGCAAACAAATTCTTTGTCATATTGTAATATTCTGTTATAGGGTAAATATTTATAGTAAATTCTTACAATATCTTTCCTAAGCATATCATTAGAAGATTTGATAAGCATTCCTAGCTTCTCATCTTGTAAACGATTTTTCTCTTCAAATGTTGCTATAATAGGAGTCAAAATTTGCTCGGCGACTTTTTCGGTTGTTTTTTGGACAATCTCTTCCTGCCTTTTCTTTTCAGCTTCGATCTTCTTTTTCTTCATCTTTTGAAACCATTCAAAATTTCCGCATACTTTTTCTAAAACCTGCCAAAAAAGAAAAATTAGAATGAGGATGCCTCCTAGGCTATTCGCAACTTCTTGGATAGTCAAAAGAAATCCCTCCTTTCTACTTCAAATTATAAGTAAAAATGAGGGACTTTTTCTCTATTTTTTTAGATATTTTCGATAAGCATTATCATTATGATAACGAGTCCGCGCCAAATAAGCATCATTTAGTAAGTCTTTTACTGACGAAATTTTATCCATATCCCACCAAGGAATACAATAAAGAGGAATTTTATGAGAAAGACAGTAGCTTATTTTTTCTCTATCTCTCTCTTGAGCTTTTAAAAAGTCAGAACGACTTTTATAAAAGATTTTTGTAAATTCCGTATGCTGCCGTCCTTGGACTTCTAGAAGAATATTCTCTTCAGGAAGAAAAAAATCAAACCGATAATACCCGTGATGAAGATCACTAAAAGTTTTTTCTTTTACAAATCTGACTTTTTCTCTATTGAGAATTTCAATTACTTTTTTCTCATAAGACGAAACCTTATACATTTTCAAAAATCCGATACCAATCACACTCGTTCGCCATTTTATCACTTCTTAGGCGAACAGGACGCGGATGCCTTAGACCATAACTATCAGCCATGACTTCCATTGCTGTAATCTCAATGACTTTTCCAAGATAGAACTTCCAATTCAATAGAATTTCCTCTTCAAGTCCACTAAGATTTCCAACTTGGACTAGTTTTCCATCCTTATAGGCTCCAATTTTTAGTGAGCCTGCACCACCAAGGAAATACATTTTCGTAATTGGTTCAATAGGGTCTCCATCACTATAACTCTTATAGAGCGCGCCCTCGACTTTCTCACCAGTAGACAAATTCTCCCAATACTTCCAGTTCATAAGTTCCTTTCCATTATAAAGACGAGTTGGCGCATTTGCCCCCATAATTACCACATCCAAGGTCTCCTGAAGTTCTTTTTTTACTTTGATTGTCATATGCGCGGGAGTTCGTTTAAAATAAACTGGGCAATCCTTTCGAGTAATTACCACTCCTTCTCGACCAGAAGCCAAATAGTCTTGAAGACGATTCCACAATTCCTTCCCATTATAATACTTGGCCCATTCCACATATGGAGAAGTCAATTGAGTAGAGATTTTCTCTAAAAGTTGAAAGCGCTTAATAGCTTTTGTATCTACTAAATTTACTCCATTATAGGCACAAATATCAAAAATATAAAAATGAAGCTTTTGGCCATTCTCTTGGCGAGCAATACACTTATCTTTGAGGCATCCCAAAAGAGAAGTAATATTTTTTGAACCCTCATGCCCAGGAAGATAACATTCACTTAGGAGGACGGTCCCATTAGGTAATTGCGCCATAAAATCCTGAAGTTGGGGGACCCGTTCAATCTTATTTACGGCTTCACCTTTTACATTCTTATTACGAGCTATCATAAAGCAATTCCCATCCTCGTCCTTTATGAGACGCTGATAATAGCCGTCAACTTTCAGAGCGCCATAATAGTCTCCACTATAAATAGCATTTACTACTTCTGACTTTCGCTTTTCTTCAGAATAAGAAGCGGGAATACTCCAATAACGCATACTTTCTGAATTGACCCAATCAATATCACCAATAAATCCCTTCACAATTTTCTCCTTTCAAAAATAAATCCGTAAATTTATAAGCTATTTTTTCCAAATCTTCCAAAGTTCCATCATTATGGATATAAGTATTATAAGTATAGTTATGAACGTCAGAATCAGCATGATTAGATTGAATCTGTTCATCAGTCTCAATCCTCTCTACTATCAGAGTCCGCGCGTCAATTCTATCAACAAATTTTTGAATTTCCCTTGGTTCTCGACACATTATAAAGTAAAGGCACTTTTCTTCATTATATCCTAGTTGCTTCCAAATTTCTTTACATCCTACATAAGAATCAATAATGTCTTTATAAGGAATATCATCCCATTGAGTCAAAATATCTTTTAGGTCTGATAAAAATTTTCTATCTTTAGGAGTTTTTTGACCATTCCAACCACAAAACTTAGCAACCTCTTTTACAAAATCAACTGTGGAAATAATTTTACAACTATAAGGGCCGACTCTTTCTTCCACTATTTTTTGAACCATTTCACAGAAAGTATCTTTTCCTGACCTGGGCTAAGGAAAGCCGTTGACAACAACGACATTTCTCATTCAATCACCCCTTTTATTATTATATGTAATTATATTTCTTATATATAGTCTATATAGGGCTCCCACCTATTTCTTACTCTATATCGTTTTTGTTTCTTTTTACATAAAAAGAAAATTTTCCTGCTTACAGGTTTATTTATATCACAAATCCAAACAAAAAGCAAATTTTAGATTGATTTTCGGGCTTCTACGGCCAACTTGTCAACCTCATTGTTCCAATCTTTTGAGCCTGTGTGCCCTTTTACTTTTTCAAAAGAAAACCGTTCATCCTCAAAAAAAGGAATAAGTTGTTGCCAAAGCTGGTTGTTTGCGACTGGCTCTTTTTTAGAATTTTTCCATCCATTCTTTTGCCAATTGCGAAACCATTTTTGGACATAGCAATTATGGCAATAAGCACTATCAGTTCGAATTGTAATTTGGTCAGAGGGGCAGACTTCTTCGGCCCATCTACAAGCTTCAAGAATAGCTAATAACTCACACATATTATTTGTTGCCTCTGGAATCGGCATTGACCAACGATAAATTTCTTTACTGTCTTCTACCGCAATAAAAGCCGAACTACCAGGTCCAGGATTACCAGAACAAGCGCCGTCAGTATAAATATAAATCATTTGTAATACTCCTCCCAAATTTCATCCGGAGTAGCTTCAATTTCCGTAAAGGTAAAATCCAAGAACTTCTCAATATTGATTCCCTCGGAAAAACTCCTCGCGCGCTTAGTGTGCCGAATATCTTTAGGGGAAAATAAATGCTTCCAGAATCCCATTCCCAAAATAATCTTTTCACTATTATTGATATTACTTACAAGGCGTGCGACCTCAAAAATATACATATGAGTATGATTGCTGGGGTCAAAATTTTTGAGTTCGATTTTATTATCATGTCGTTTTGCATAGGACATTAGATTTGTAGCTGTCCTACTCACAGCTAAATCATACATTTGAAAATTTACCATAATATTTCTCCTTTTACTTTTTATATTATAATTATATAATAAAATAGCTAAAAATTCAAATTTATTATATGCTAATTTGACTTTTGAGAAAATTTGTGTTATTTACGGGCGAGCGCGTTTTATATAAAGGTATAGGGAAAAATTTGATTTTTTAGATTTTTTGAGGTATAATTTTTATAGAAAAGAAAGGAGTTGAAATACATGCGAGTTTCACCAGATGATATTATTAGATTCAATAATTTGTATTTGAAATTAAAGACTTACGCTGGAGTAGCGAGAGAAACAGGATTCTCTGCTTCGACTGTAAAAAAATATATTATAAAGGATTATGTGCCTGCTGAAAAGGTAGAGACACAGAAGTTTAGTGGAGATCTTCCTGAGTTTGTGCCTGAGATTTTTCGTAAGCAGGACTGGACCTCTTTCTTGGATATGACTGAGGCAGAATATGATGAAGTAAAAGAACTATGGAAGGAGATGTCTCTATGAAGAAATATTTTTACTTAGAGGAAAGTCCTTATATGAAGACATATCAGGCTATCTATCTCAATCATGGAAATTTTCCTTTTGAGGGAAAGATTTATGGGTCTTTCAACCTGATACCGGCGCGTCTTTTGGGTTTGACTTATGCTCAATATCTTCGTTTTTGCAGGGATGTACTTGGCGCGACCTTGGTGGGGAAAAATAGTAAATATCCAGTAGCCTATTTTCGTCTTACTCCTGAAGTTCAACAGTTTGTAAAGCTTTTGAACAAACGTGCTGAAATGGCAGTTTTTGAGCATGACCATCCTTATGATTTGGAAATGAAACTGGATGGAACAATTGTGAAAAAGGGAGAAAATGCATGATTTTTTCTATTGATAAGTTGACAGGAGCTAATGGCTATGAAGTTTATAGGAATCTTATGGAAAAGATGGAGTTTCCAAAAGAGCCGATGGAACTCATAGATGCTATGGGATGGGTTCAAAATCGCTCTTCAAATAAAGAAAAGGCAATATTTTCAAAACTTTTTAGCGATTGGCGTACTTATGTAGGAATGGAGCCTCTTGAAGTAGAGAAATTCGAAGAGGTTTTTGAAATTACGAACAGTCATGTAATTTTGAGTAGTTTTTATATAGATTCTAGTTCAAGGGTTCGAGATAGTGAGAGAGTGTCTAATTCAAAGTATGTTGCTTTTAGTAAAGATGTGAAGAATAGTGAGAGGGTCTATTCTTCAATAAATGTAGAGAATAGTCAATATCTCAAGAGTTCTCTTAATGTTTTGAGTAGCGCTGAAATTAATGATTCCTTGAAGATACGATATAGTCAAAATGTTTTCAATAGTGATGAAATTTCAAATTGTTATGGAGTCTTTTCTTGTAAAGAGGTAAAAGATGGTTTAGGGATTTTTAATATTTCTACTGGTAAAGAAATTTATTTTTCTACTAATTTAGAAAATTGTTCTTATTGTTTTTTTTGTAGCGGGCTAAAAAATAAAAAGTTTTGTCTTTTTAATCAAGAAATTAGTCCAAGGGATTGGTTTGTGATAAAAGAGTTATTATTTAGTGAATGGTCAGAGGAAGACAAGAACTTTTACAAAATTATTTCTTTTGAAGCTGATGACAAGGAATGGTGTGGTTTTAAAACTTCTAATTATAGTGCTAGTCTTTCTTATGTAGCTCAGAGAGATTTCTTTCAAGGACTTTCTTCAAAATTTTTGAAATACATTCGTTCTATGCCTTATTATAATGAATGGCTTCTTTATCAGATTAGTTTGAATCCAAAAATTTTAGAAGAATAATAATTTGAAATTTTTTCTAAAATAAAGTATTATATATTTGTAAAGTTTGAGAGAAGAACTTACTTAGAGATACCGAAAGGTAGAAGTTCTCTTTGGAAACTTTTGGGAGAGGCGGATGCGTCCAAATCTTCCTTATGGGGATATAGCTCAACAGGTTAGAGCCGGCGACTTATAATCGCCAGATGTGAGTTCAAGTCTCAATATCCCTACCAAATATGCTGATGTGGCGCAATGGTAGCGCAACGCTCTTGTAAAGCGTAGGTTGCAGGTTCAACTCCTGTCATCAGCTCCAGAGGTTTAGTTTAGAAAAGTACATCAAGGTACCTCTTTTGTACAGAAAACCTTGTAAATTTCTAAAAGTTACTTCATCGGTGCGCCGAGCGAAGTAGATATTATTAGTATTTAACTAATAATAGCACAGCACTATTGTGCTCCGCATTCATCGCTGCGCGAGAGTGCGGATATGCTGATGTAGCTCAGAGGCGGAGCGAGCACCTTGTAAGCGCTAGGTCGAGATTTCGAAATTCTCCATCAGCTCCATTATATGCAGAGTAAACTCAGGAGGTCTGAGGCTCGCCTGCTAAGCGATGCGTACTGAAAGGTATCAGCTTCGAATGCTGTGCTCTGCGCCATTTATTTTATAAAGGGGGGGGGATAATTATGGATATTGATGATTTGATTTTCGAGTCTGAATATGACCGTAAGAAACACAGTACAAAGTAAAACTTGGATAATACACAAAAGTATTATCCACATTTTATATAGGGAGTTGGTGGACAAGTGGACACAATCGGCTTTGACCCGATAGAAAAAGGAGCATTACCTTTACTCCCTGCCACTAAAATTTGAAATTTTTATAAAAATAATATATACTTTTTATAGAAAGTAAGAAAGGAGATATAAAATGTCTCAATATCTAAATATTTTTTTGAAGTCAGATGGGAAGTTTATTCCTATCAAAGACTATTCTCGTTCTACTTATCTTTATGATGAATTCCATGCTCCTTTTGAAAAGATTTGTGAATATAAGGCCGAAGGACTTCGTGATATTGGCGCCCGCCTTGAAAGTAGAGCCAACGACATTGAGAAGTATATCCAGAAATTAGAAAGTTTGATTGCTCTTATTCCTAATTTCCAGGGACAGGAGATGGAGGAGAAGATTTCTGCTATTTTGGATTATAAGTCTCAAATCGAGGAGGAAAAAGAAGAGTTGAAGACCCTTCGTTCGCAGACTTCTGTTTGTTATTTTCTGGCAAGCGTTGCAGAAGATTATGTTCCTGTTTATGCGGGAGTTGAGATTGCTGACCCGACAGATCAAGATATAATTTGAAAAAGTTAGAAAAATTATATATAATATATATAGAAAGTTGAGAGGAGAATAAAATGATTCAGAGAGATAAGCTTCATTACGAAAATCGTCTGGCTCGTCTTATGACTAATCCGGTTGAAAATGCCAATCTTATCCGTAAGGTTCGGCGCCAGCTACGAAAACAGAAGTAAGTAAATATGCCGGCGTACTCAAGGGGTTGAAGAGTTCTGTCTTGAAAACAGAGAGGGGTGTAAAAGCTCGCGAGCGTTCGAATCGTTCCGCCGGCGCGGTATCATAGAGAAGCCTTCTCGTGGCGATACTGTTTTGACTAATTCTCTAATTTTATATAGAAAGGAGGTATTTAGTTATGCCATACATCTATAAAATTACAAATCTTATCAATGGAAAGATATATATAGGAAAGACTCTTGATACCATAGAAAAAAGATGGAAAGACCATAAGAGCGATTCTGTTAGACCTAGATGTGAAAAGCGCCCCTTATATAGTGCGATGAACAAATATGGTGTTGAGAACTTTACAATTGAAGAAGTTGAAGAGTGTTCTGAGAAAGAGCTATCCGAAAGAGAAAAATACTGGATAGAGTTTTATCATTCTTTTCATGATGGTTATAATGCCACTACTGGTGGAGATGGGAAGCAGTATGCAGATTATGACTTGATTTATAAACTTTTTCAAGAAGGAAAAACTTGTAAAGAAATAAAGCAAATTACTAATTATGATGGAAAGACTATTCAACGAGCTTTAGAATTGAATGGAGTCGATGAGCAGACGCGGAAAGAAAGAGGAAGAGATTCTTTTAGAAAAAAAGTAGCGAAAATAGATTTAAATACAAATGAAATTCTGGAAGTATACATTTCTATAAGAGAGGCTGAAAAAGCCAATGGACAAACTCGCCATATTGGAGATGTTTGTAATGGGAAGCGAAAAAGTTGTAAGGGATTTGGTTGGAAATTTCTTGAGGACTAAATATACGCGCCTTTAGCTCAGTTGGCGAGAGCAACGCACTTTTAATGCGTGGGTCGGGCATTCGAGTTGCCCAAGGCGCACCACGCCAGTGATGGTGAACAAATTAGCGCACGCTGGGGCATCAATAAAACGCGCGATGTGTGGGTACTGGTAGAAGACCTAACTTACCTACCAAAAATTTGAAAGTTTTCTAAAAATAATATATGATATATATAAAGTTGAGAAAGGAGTAAGAAATGAATTCCAACACTAATTCACCTAAAAAGATGACTCCTTCCCAACTCGAAGGATGGATTGCAATTCGTAAGAAATGCGTACCTCAAAAATCCAAAAAGTCTTATACTCGCAAAGAAAAGCATAAACAAAAATTTGAAAAATTCCAAGATTTTTAGTATAATATATATAGAAAGTCGGGAGAGGAACTTCAAACTTATTCCTTTCTTTTGAAGATTCCTCTCCCATCAGGCTCGTAATGCGACTTATCAATTTTATTGATAAACGGTCCCAAGTCCGTGAAAACGCAGAGGGCGAGACTAATAGCGAGGGTATATTAGCGCTGATATAACCTCCAAATTTTCGGAGTCAGGAACCTCTTGAACAAAAGTAGTTCAATATACACTTAGTCCCAGTTATGGATAGCGTCCATAGGAACCCCATTTATAAAGATACGCCTGGGAAGATGGAGAAAGAAAATTGTTAGTCTTGAAAATATGGCGCCGTAGTCCAATAGGCAGGAGACAACGAACTCAAAATTCGTACAGTGTGGATTCGAATTCCACCGGCGCTACCATATGCGGATGTAGTATAAAGGAAGTATATCAGTTTTCCAAACTGATGGTGCGATATCGTAATTCGTCATCCGCTCCAAGGGTTGTCTCGCCCTTAGTCAAAAAGAGACTATTTAGAAAGTTCGAATAAACTTTCCGCTTCCTATTTACGAAGAAAATGGGGTCCTTTCCGGTGGCGACAAGTAGAACCGGCGTTCGGGAGTCATCGAAAAACTTCTCCATAGTTAGTGGGGCTAACTCGCAGACGATGGAAAGCATCCTGTGCGAATTTGATGCTTTCTCGGCACGGTCATCTGGTCGTTAGAATAGATTGACTATCTATTCGCTGGTGGCTTGAAAGACTCTTTTCTAATTTCTTTGAGGGCGCGGTGTCAAAAAATTAGACGAAAGTGGAGCTATCGTATAATAGGTCGCCTTGGACTGCTCATAATAATGGTTGCTGACAAATGCGGGAGGGCACTCGCAGTAAATGACATGATAAGGGACAAGGACCAACTAACTGGACATTTACACTAATCAAAACTGAGGTGCGGATTTCTACTCAGTGGCTACAACGACCAACTCAAGAGTGTCGGGTGTAAAGTGGGTTTTGATTAGGATAATATGAGGAGTGAGTAGATATTTGGCCCATTAGTCAAGTGGCTAAGACGCTGGATTTTCATTCCAGAAGCAGGGTTTCGACTACCCTATGGGCTACCAAGCCACCTATTGGGGTTCTCGTGTGAATATTATTGAACAAGCTACCCGAAGATGGAAAGCGACTAAAACGATTGACCCACAATCGTAAAGAGAACGAGGCTTACATAAGCAAAAAGTAGGATAATGCTCATAACTATGCTCCCGTAAGAGACCCGGTCTTACTTTCAAATTTATCAAGCTGAGGTACTGAAAAGGTTGGAGGAGGAGTGAGGCCAGCTCGTGTAGGCTTGAAAATTTGAAATTTTTCTAAAATTTATGTATAATATATACATAAAGTTGAAAAAGATATAGCGGGCAGGACAAACAGATAAGCCGCAGGTCTCATAAACCTTGAGGACGAGGAGCATCCCCTCGGCCCGCAACCATGGACTTCCACAAGTCCAGATAAACTGTGGACTCTCGTAGAGGATGGATTTATAGGATAAACTACCACCGGCATCCGAGCCCGACCGTAATGGCTGACAACGATGATATGTGGCATAGTCATTTGTAGAGAGTATACTAAATAAAAACGAAAGTAATCCTATGGTTGTATTTTGAAAACTAAACAGCTTGATTATAACAATAAGGCACCTCGGTGAAGACACAAGACCATGTGGCCGAGACATTACCTTCGCTTTCGGGCGCACTACGCATTTCTATTCAGAGGGATACCTTTGTTTAGATGTGCTTCGGAGAATCGTGAGATTTTCTGATTGCGGAAGGCTGAACCAACCGCTGTTAGAGGTAATGGTGCTGAAGTAATTGCTGATAAAAACATTGTCTCATCGCTATCGCAATAGAAAGCTAAGCGTTAAAAGCGTAAGCTGAATCCAAGTAAGGGTATAGATTGGTCGTCTATACTAAACCTTGGAAAAGACCAACAAGATAGTTTGCTGTGACGGTATGGAAACATATCTATAAGATGAGGTCAAAGTCCGAGTAGCTAAAAGCAGAGACTTTTTATACTAATAAAAAGAATTTTATTGGATATGAAATTTCTGAATGGTTAGTGAAAGGTGCGAGTAGCCAATCTCGTATAGGAATTGATACTTTGTATCGGGGGCAAGAACTTATAGAGCGACGGCTCTATGGGTCAGACTTGTTTCCCTATTGGTTGAATATATCAGAAAGTTATGGAGGTAGGGCGAAGGTCCGCCTTGTGGTTATAATCAAGTTGTTTAGTTTTTATTTTATGAAAGAAGGGATTTTTAGTATGAAGTATTATTCTGAAACACTAAAGGAGATTTATGATACCCAGGAAGAACTAATTAGCGCCGAGTGTGCTTATAAGAAGAAGCTTGATGAACAGAAAAAGAAGGAGGCCGAAGAGGCTGAGCGTCTAACCAAACTAAAGGCAGAGAAGGAAAAGCGCCTTCAAGAAATTGATGAAGCCAGAGAAGCTTATAATAAGTTACTGAGGAATTATTGGAAAGATTATGGAGATTATGACATTGGTAGTGCCTTTCGTAGTCTATTCAATATTATTGGTTTTGACGAATAATTCATAACTAATGGGTCGGAACCTATACGGCGCCGACCCTCTTTTTATAAGTAAAGACTAACTTAGTAGAAAAAAGGATGGAGAAATCTACTTTTGAGTAGAAAGGAAAATCTATCCTATGGAGGATATTTTTTATGAAGAGATGTGAAGAGCAGATGGTATTACCTTTGGTCCAGATTCCGGAAAGCGCGAACTACTCATTGCCGGATGAAACTCTTTTAGCCTTTTACCATGATTTAGACGAGAGAGTTTTTTGGATTAGCGATGAAATTAGTGCTTATACTCTAAATCTTGCTCATTATATTTTGAAATGGAATCGGGAAGATAAGGATATTCCTATCGCAGAAAGAAAGCCTATCAAGCTTCTTATCCACTCTCCTGGGGGTTCATTAGATGTGCTAGGAGTTCTTTATGACCTAATTCGACTTTCAGCTACTCCTATTATTGGGATAAATATGGGTCAGGCATATAGTGCTTCTGCTATGATTCTGTTGGCTTGCCATAAACGTTATGGTCTAAAAAATTCAACAGTTCTTTTTCATAAAGGTAGTTGTCAAGGCGCTGGAGGATCGTTTGAGGAGTTAAAATCTTTCTTCGATGAATACCAACGTCAGGTCGCGCAACTTTCAGAGATTATTATAGAGCGCACTATTTTCGATAAAGAAGAAGTAGAAGAAAAAATGAAAAGCGACTGGTATTTGAGTGCTGAAAAATGTGTAGAGAAAAAAGTCTATGATGGAATTATTACTTCTATTTATGACCTAATCTAAGGAGGCACAATGAATTATACTGGAATTTACTACTTCTTTTTGCCAGAAAATGATGACCTCGCGCGGTTCTACGAAAACCCTAATGAATTTGCAGATAGACTAAGGGAGAATCAGTATCTGATTCTTGGAAATGATAAATGCGAACCCATTGACTTTTATAAGAAAAGAAATGGCTGGCTTGAAAGGGTTTCTTATCCAGTTTTTGAAAGTCAATTTTGTGGAGTAATGAAGCCTAGAAATCCTGAGCAGAGATGCGCCATGGACCTTATTCATAGTGACGTCCCAATCAAGCTTATAACAGGCCCATTCGGTAGTGGCAAGACCTTCACTATGGTTGAGGGGATGATGGAAGCTCTTCAAAAAAACAAGTTCGAAAAAATTATTTTTATTCGAAACAATATTCAAGTAAAAGATACAGACGCACTCGGCGCGCTTCCCGGTGATGAGCTCGCGAAAACCCTCCCCTATGTAATGCCGATGGCTGACCATTGTGGAGGAATTGAAGGACTAAAAAGTTTGATTGATACTGGTCGTCTTGAAGTTATTCCTCTTGGATTTTTACGTGGGCGTAGTATTCGCAATTCCATTCTCTATTCTATGGAAAGTGAAAATCTTACAAAAGAGCATATTCAACTAATAATGGGTCGTATTGATGAAGGTTCTCAACTTTGGATGGATGGAGACATCAAGCAGAGAGACCGAAGCTCCTTTGAGAAGAGTCAGGGTCTTGAAACCATGATTGAAAGATTAGCTGGTAATTCAAATTTTGGATATGTAAAATTAGAGAAGTCCGAGCGCTCAGAGGTCGCGCGCATGGCAGATTTACTAGATTGACCAGGAGTTTTCCTGTTTATAATATATGGGGAGGGCCTCGGCTCTCCCTAATTTTTAGGTGATGAAGTATGGCTACACCAGGTAAATTTAGAGAAGTATTAGATAGAAACAAAACGCTAGCTGATTGCTATGTTTATTATAAACGATTAGAGACTGATATAGATGATAATCCAGAATTAGCAGTTGCAAATAGGAATTTGATAAAAGCTATTACAGATGGAGTTCAGTCAGTAGGAGCTAGTTATATAGGAGCCCAGCAATCAGTAGGAGCACTTCGTCGAATGGCGAAAAGTGAAGCTCAAAAAGAACAGCGACTACTAAATACAGTATTCAAGGTAAACGTTGTTGTTGATTGGGATGACAAAACTCAAGTAAAATCACTAATAGATACTTATAATAGCTGCCTGAATCTAAAAGAAGTTTATGAAAGAAATTTATTTCTTATAAAGAATTCTAATGGTGCCAAAGGGGTTTTTAGTTTTTTTGCTACTTATTTTAGTAAAGTTTGGGATGAAAAGTGGCCTCAAATGGCAGAAGACATTGCTCAACATATTGACTTGAACAAACCACAAGAAACAGGAAAATATATCAGAAAAGTTATTGACGATAATATGTCAGATATTATTGTTCGGAGTTTAGAGCTGATGTTTTCGGCTAAGAATGAGTTGAAGTCAATGCCTGAAGAAATGCAGAATGCTTATAGTCTTTTTTTAGCAAAAATTAGAGACTTACAAACAGCAGGAAGTCTTGCTCAAAAAGTATATCAAGCGTATAATCTTGATAAGGTCAAAGAATATATAGTAAGTCGACTAACTGGTGATGACTTCAAAAAACTAAAGAATGGTTTGAGTCGTTCAGAGATTGAGAATTCATGGAATAATAAAGGGTCTCAGCAGGCGGGTATCTTTTTTGAACATTTAGTTGATACTATACAAGGAGAAATTGGGAGAGAACTGTCAAAAGGTAAGAATATACGAGTTGAGAATTTTCAGACTGGCTCATATGGCGCGACTTCAGTTTCAGCAGATAATATAATGAGTATTGGAATAGACTCAGCCTTGATAGAGGAGACTTTAGAAAAAGCCCGAAGTTCAGGTATGAAAAAGCATATAGAAGCTTTCAATGAATTAGGAGAAAAGCTTAGTAATCTGAAAGATGGTTTCCTTATTTATACAACAGATAAAAATTATACACTAAATAAAAAGTTTGAAACTTATTTTGGTGGTTATGGCGCGAAAAATATAAGCGCACGCACTACATTAGATGTACTTGCTCCAATAGTCAAAAATGCTAGAACCTTAGTTGGCATGGCCTTGCAGTTAGGAGAGGGCGCGCTGGCCAAGGAAAATGGATTGATTGATGAAGAAGTTTTGTCTCAGATGTTTGCTAAACAAATAGCCTACTTTTTATTTGATGACCATCAAACAATTGGGGAAATTCAAAGAGATGTTGGCGCAAGATCGATTCATATGATGGACATGAATGGAGTAATGGTTCCTCTTTCCTTCTTTATTTCTCTTCTGGCAGATAGTATTCAGTATGGAATTATGAATCCAAAAAAGATTGCTCAGGTAAAGTTTCATGCTCCTAAAATTCTTTTTCCAACGATGGCGGAACAAAAAGCCTATACTCCAGCTAAAAATGACCCTGAGAGTGCTTGGAGAAAGCAAAAAGAATATGCTTTAGATGAAACTAAAATAGAATTTCGCTTCTTAGGTGGATTACGAGATATACTGAAAGAATATGTGTGAGATAAGGCTCGTCTTCGGACGGGTCTTTTTTCTTTATAATTTGAAAAATTCTTATATTTATAATATAATATATATAGAAAGTGAGAAAGGAGTAAATAAAATGGATTTTCCCTCTCGTCAAACTATTCATGAGGTAGCGCAGATTCTAAATGAATGGGGAATTACCGATTTCTTCAAAGATACCTACAAACAAAACAGTAATCGTTTCAATATTTGGTGTTTGGAACTTTCCAAAAATACTAATCTAAAAGTGTCGAATGGATGCACAAAAATTGTGGTGAAGTTTGGGGATGATGATTGGGTTATAAAAATTCCTTATAAGACCCCAATCAACTATTGTCATCTTGAAGCAGAAAATTATGCCCTGGCTCATAAGGCTCATCTCACTAACTTTTTTGCTCCTTGTTATTTCTATGGAGTAGTTGATGAAATTCCGATTTATCTTCAAAGACAAGTAGATAAAGAAGATATGACAATAGATAGCGAGTGTTGGAATTACGCATATAGCAATAATCTCCAAGAAGAGGAAGAGACTGATGAAGATTATGCCGATAGAATCAGCAGCTATGTTGACAATGATATGGATGATTATGAAGTAGTTGAGGCCATTATTGGAAAAAATCGAAAGCTTTTTGATTTTATTTATGAAAATGACATCAATGACCTTCATAAAGGAAATTTTGGATATTTGAATGATGCACCAGTTATTTTTGATTATAGTGGTTTTTGATAAGAAAGGAGAATAAGAAAATGAATTATGTTTATGTCAAGTTTAGTGGTACGGTGAAGAATTATCTTTATAAGACTAAGTTGAATCTCATTGAAGGCGCGACCTATAAGATTGTTGCTGATGGGATTACAACCTATGCTAGTCCTGTAAAGGTTTGCTCTATTGTTTCTACTCGACCTAATTTTGACGGTATTATTCGTGAGATTACTACTGCCGAAATTATTACTGCTCCTCCTCGTCCCAAGGTAAGTGCGAAGTTTGTTATCAATAAGGAAAGGGCACGACTGTTGCTCTTTGGAAGGATGGAACTAAGACTATTGTAAAATGTCAGACTGGGGATTCTTTTGATGCGGAGAAGGGAATCGCAATGTGCTTTATGAAGCGATATTTCAAGAATCGTGGATGGTATAATGAGTGGATGCGTGAGGTTCTGAAAGAGAATGGCTTGGTTGAAGAGAAGTGAGGAAGGCTATTGCCTTCTTCACAACTGTAAGCTTGGTCGGCGCCAAGTACACGAGAAATGTACGAATCCACATCGAGCAGGTTGCACGAATGGAAAGAAATGCGGTCATTTATTAGTTATAAGAAAGGGGACGAATACAAAATAATGTCAGCATTAATTATGTTGATGGGACTTTCTGGTTCTGGAAAAAGCACTTTGGCAGAAGAGTATGCTAAACTGTTTGGTGGAAAGATTTTTTCTTCTGACAAAATTCGAAAAGAACTTTTTGGAAATGAAAACGATCAAACTCATAATGGAGAAGTTTTCAATGAGCTTCATAAACGAATTAAAAAAGCTTTAAGGAAAAATGAAGTTTGTATTTATGATGCTACGAATTTAAATAGAAATAAAAGAATTAGTTTTCTTCATACTCTTTCAGGTATTACTTGTGAAAAAATTTGTATGATTGTTGCAACTCCGATTGAAATTTGTATTAAAAGAGACCAGGAGAGAAGTAGAAAGGTTGGAAAAAAGATTATTCATCGACAAGCTACTCAATTCCAAATTCCTTTAGATTATGAAGGGTGGGATAGTATTATGATTTATAATAATCCTAATTTTTCTACTTCAGATTATAAAAGACTAATTGACTATTTTCCAAAAGCAATTATGCCTCATGATTGCACACCATGGCATACAGAGAGTGTGCAAGAACATCTTGATAGAACTTTAGTAGAGATGTCTTTACGCACTAACGAATATTATTTACTTCTTGCGTCGCGATATCATGATATTGGAAAATTTTATACTAAGACTTTTTATGATAGAAGTAAAAAAATGATTACTGATAAAGCTCATTACTATGGACATGAAAACTATGGAGCTTATCTTTTTATGACTTCCTATGATTTTGTTACAAGTGGAAGTTTTAAACCAGTTTTTGAAAAGGCTTGGTTGCTTATTGCTCTCCATATGGAATTTGGTTCAAGAAATAGTAAAGTTTTAAAAGAGATTCCAAAGAGTGCTCGTGAAGCATTAGAACTTTTAAATGAATGTGATACGCTTGGAAGTATAAGAGGAGAGATTTGATGAAATTTTTTGGAACTTATGGCTGTAGTGCAGCCGGCTCTATTTATAATATTGCTATTGAAGCAAGAGATGCTGAAAGCGCGCTAAAGTTTTGTTATGATAGCGCAGTAGAGGACAGAGATAGTTATGAAGGACTTTGTGGAGTTGAAACTTGGGTAGAGATTGCCGAGAATGAGGGCTTTACGGTAGGGGAAATGTCTTCAAAAGAAGAGAACTATATTGATGATTTGTATACCGAGTCTATTGAGAGTGATATTATTTATAATGTGGTTCCTTTTGATATAAATAATGAGGAGCATCTGGAGACGCTAAAAGAACAAGAATGTGAATTTTGGCAGGCATAGAAAGGAGGCTAAAATGGAACTTCAAAAGTTTCTAATGGAGCATAAAGACGATTGGGAGGAAATCTTAGACAGAGAACCTTATTGCCTAAAATGGAATAAGTGGAAAGGTTTCGTAAGTTTCAAGTATAATCAGATTCGGTCTGATTTTTCTAATCCAATCGTTCGCGAAGCACGAGGTGCGGTCTTCGTTGAAGATACTTGGGAGTGTGTGTCTAGAGCTTTTGATAAGTTTTTCAACTATGCAGAACCTAACGCTTCGATAATTGATTGGGCTACCGCGCGAGTTATGGAAAAAGTAGATGGTTCGTTGATGCGTATTTTCTACTGTGAGGGTGAGTGGTATCTAATTACCAACTCTGGTATTGATGCATATACGGCGCCGACTGGTGATATCAATTATCCAACTTTTGGGGCTATTTTTGAAGCAGGACTCCGGAATTTGGGGTACAAAAGTTTAGAGGATTTTTGTAGCAAACTAAACATGTGTCGGACTTATATGTTCGAGTTAGTTAGCCCTTATACTCGTGTAGTAATTCCTTATAACGATATTGGGATTTATTATCTTGGAGAACGTCGTATGGCAGACTATCAAGAGTTTTATTGTCCTTCAAAATTTTCAGAGCTTTGCCATCCTCACTTTTATAATTGCTCTAATCTTTTTGATTTGATTAGGATGGCTTATAACCTTCCTTGGGACAAAGAGGGATATGTTGTATGCGATAAAAATTTCAATCGTATCAAAGTTAAGTCTCCTCAGTATATTCTTGCCCACTACGCGCGCAATAACAATGTAATTACAGAAGAGCGACTAATGGAAGTGGTTCTAAGAGGGGAAATTGAAGAGTTTTCTTGCTATGCAAGTGAATATCTTCCCAAATTACAGGAACTTCAGAAAAAAAAATCTACTTTACAAGCAGAGGCTGAGCTCCTTCGTTCTCTTCTCCAGTCCCAGTTCCATTTTACCTCCCGAAAGGAGTTCGCCTCTACTGTAAATAAAATTTCTAATCCAACAATCCGTCAGTTTTGCTTTAGTGATAAGACCTGGGAAGATATGACTAAAGGCTGGTCTGCAAAAAAATGGGTTGAGAAATTAAAGTAAAAAAATAAAACTAAAGGAGGATAAGTCTATGACACGCAGAAACTTAGCTCTCCTGTTGGCAATTATTTCATTTATCTGCCTGGGTTTTATGGCCCAGGCTATTTTTTTTATTACAAAAATCAATGCTATTGAAAAAGAAAATTCTAACTTGTCAGCAGAGAATACTAGTAAAGAGCAACAAATTCAAGAGCTTGAGGAACGCAATCGCGCCTTAGAAGAAGAACTTCAAACTAAAATAGTTTATTTTGAGGAAGAAGAAATTCTAGCGAAACTTCTATGGTGCGAGGCAGGAAACCAGTCTTGGGAAGGGCAGGTATACACTTGTTCTGCTATTCTAAATTATTGTGAAAGAAACGATACCTCAATTTGGGATAGCGCGCATAATATAAATGCTTTCGAGCCCGCGCCGTATGTTGATGACGCTGAACCAACAGCGACACAATATGAGGTTATTTATTATGTATTGAACGGAGGGAGGATTCCTGATATTTGCTGGTTTAGAACTGGTCAATATCATGATTTTGGGACTCCAGTTGCAAAAGTTGGTGACCATTACTTTTCAAAGCCATAAGAAAAGACCCTACACCTTAGAAGTGTAGGGTCTATTTTTTACTTTGTCAGAAGATTCCAAAGGTCATCTATTGTTTTTAGAGGAATATCATTCCCATTTTCTGTTACGACGCCCGGCTTCCATTTTTCTCCAAAGTTTAGTTCCCACATCCAATAACTAATCCAATCACATTTATCATCAAACTGGGCTTTTAGATATTTTGTAATCTCACTTTCAATCTCCATAACAGGATTATTTACAAAATCAATACCATAGTCTTTATATAAATTACAAATATAGTTGCTATGGTTTTTTACGGCATTGATAAGTTCTGAAAAATTTTCTTTGGTCATAAATAATTCCTCGCTCTTTATAAATTCTTTATATATTTATTATAGCAGAAAATTCGACTTTTTCAAGTTTTCACTAAAAAGTGGGAAAAGAAAGTTTCTTTTCTAAAATCTTGAAAAGAGGTTGAATAGTTTCTACTTATAATTTGAGGAATGAGTAAGGAGGAATTTATATGCGATTACTTGATGAACGCACCTACGCATTCCAATGGGACAGCAATATCTATGTTGTTCTACCAAAAGCAAACGTAGGTGATGAAGTCCATTTTGCTCATCGGAAGGATAAGAGATCATTAGTAGTAATAGCAAAAGAGATAGACGCAACCGTGGTCGCAATGGTTCCTAACTTGCTATTACAAAAAGCCGGCTTCATTCAGATTTATCATTTTATAACGGATGAAAAAGGAAATAGAACCGTAAACAGGGAAGAACTAAAAGTCCTTGAAAAAGAGAAACCTGATGATTATTTATATGAAGAATCTCAGGTCTTATCTTGGGAGTATTTAGATAAAAGAATTACGGCTCTTGAAAAAGGTGGCGCGGGCTCAGGAGGCATCGGAACAGAAACCACTGTTGGTGGAGTAAAAAGTTCTAATGAACCTAATAAAATAAAAATTCTTGAAGATGGAACAATGGAAGTCAATCCAATTTCTTTTGAGAAGCTATATACCGAAGAGATGGGTGATGTAGTTATCTCAGGAGGAGGGGCGTAATTTTAGAAAAGGAGGATAAATGAGTTTATGGCAACTCTAAACATCCGCATCCAACTTCGCAACGATACGGCTGAAAATTGGACTACTCAGAATCCAATTTTGCTAAAGGGTGAAATGGGTGTTGAAAATGATACTGGAAAAACAAAAATTGGTAATGGTACCGATCATTGGAAAACTTTGAAGTATTCTGGTGTAGATGAGGATACAATCAAGGGAATTATTAACAATAATCGTAGTGACTTTACAGAAGTAACTCCTAATGAGGGAGAGACTGATGCTCAAGCATTAGCACGCGCCATTACTAATCCCAAGAAGGGAGATATGGCAGTTGTAGTAAGAACTTTTGCAGAAGACAAACAGTCTTATACCGCTTATATCCATGATGGCACAGGCTTCAAGGCTATGGACGGTAACTATTCTGCTGAGAATGTTTATTTTGATAAAGACTTAACCTATACTGCTAATATCGGTGTCCTTACTGTACCAAGTACTGGTTCTGGCACTATTCAAGCTTCTGGTAAGAATGTAAAGGAAGTACTAGCTAGTATTCTTGCCAAAGAAAAGAATCCTTCAGCAGCTGCCCCTACTGTAACTATTGGTACTCAAACGAACTTCGGTACTTTTGAGATTGGCACTAAGAAGAACCTCGTATATGGCGCAACCCTAAGCGCTGGTTCTTATACTTATGGTCCCGCTACTGGTATTACTGCTAAAACTTGGGAAGTTACTTGTACTGGTGTAATTGGTTCCAAGGCTACTGCTAGTGGTACTTTTGAAAATGTAGTAGCTGAGGCTACTCCTAAAACTGTTACTGTAAAAGCTACCTATGATGCTGGTGCAATTCCTGTAACGAATCTAGGAAATCCATATCCTACTGGACAAATCAAGGCGGGTAGCGCTTCTAAGATCTCCAGTAGCTTAGTCGGTGTCCGTTATATGTTCTGGGGTCCAATGGCTGATGCTTCTGCTGAACTAAATTCTGCAAATATTCGTGCTTTGGCTCATAAAGAAGAATCCAAAGTAAAGACCTTGGCTACTTTCGGAGCTGGTGCGGGTGCTAAGAAAATAGTGGTAGCTGTTCCTGCTGGCCGGAGAATTACTAAAGCTCTTCTAACCAGTGCGATGAATGCTGATATTACAAGTGTTTTTGTGAAGCAAGGAACTCAATTTCAGGTTCAAGGCGCTAATGGCTACACTGCTACTGCCTATGATGTATATGTTTATCAGCCTGCTTCTATTGATGCTGGTGAAACATATAGTATAACTATTGGTTAATAAGGAGGGAAAAGATAATGGCTAAAATTCTAAATGATGCGCCTTATATGGGTCTCCCTCTTAGCATAAAGCGCGGAAACCCTGCACCTGTTGATACAACTGCTGTTTGGTATAATAAGACTGAACTAGAAGCTTATGCAAAATCTGGTGCTACTGCTTACGTTGGTCAAATTTTGACCTTAATTGCTGACAATAAGTGCGAAGCTTTCATGATTTCTAATGAGGCTGGTACGCTTATCAAGTTAGCTCAAACCACTGCTTCTGGCGACCTCGCGCACGATGTCGCTACACTACAAGGCCAAGTCACAGACCTAATTTCTAAGGTTGGTGCTGAGGCAGGTACTGATACCGAAGCAACTGGTCTCTATAAAGAAATTGCTGATGTTCTTGCTATTGCTAATGGAAAGGTTGGTAGTGTCAAAGCTACGGATACTTCTGTAGTAATTGGTGGAACTGCTACTGCTCCTACTGTTGGTGTTCAGCTATCAAAAGGTGAGGGCAATGCCCTTACTCTTGAGGATGATGGTCTCAAGGTTTTGGTTCCTGAGGTAACCCATCCTGAGTATTCTGTTGTTGCTGATAAGAATCCTGGAAGTTTCTCTGCGGTTTACCATCTAACTAAGGATAATGTGAACGTCGGCGCCGCAATCAATATCCCCAAGGATATGGTCGTCCAGTCTGGTACTGTTCAGACCTTCGAAGCAGGAGCACTACCTGAGGGAGTCACCACGGCGGGCACATATATTGTTCTTACTCTTGCCAACGCTACGAGTGATAAACTTTACATCAAAGTTGATGACCTAATTGAGTATGTAACTGGTGGTTCTGGTGAAAATGACGCTATCCAAATCAATGTTACTTCTGATACTCATAAGGTTTCTGCATCCGTCAAAGATGGTTCTCTAACCTTAGCAATGCTAAGCCCCGCTGTTCAGGCTTCTCTAAAGAAAGCGGACAGTGCAGTTCAAAGTGTTGCTGAAGGTGCTACTAATGGTACCATTTCTGTAGATGGCGCTGACGTCGCTGTTCATGGCTTACAGGATGGTGCTTATGCCACTGTAAAGTCCCTGAATGATACGGCGCGAGGTTATGCTACCGCAGTAAAGACCGAACTAGTTGGTGCTGACGGTGATGAGGCTTCTGCTTCCACGATTGCCGGAGCAAAGAAATATGCTGATAGTGTTTCTGTTACTGCCAAATCTGAGGCTATTGCTGATGCCCAAGCTAAGATTAAGGCATTAGATGTATCTGACAAAGCCGTTGCCAAAAAGTTCGTTAGCGCGGTTAGTGAGACCGACGGTAAGATTACGGTTAGCCGTCGCGAGCTAGTTGCAGACGATATACCCACCTTGGGTATTTCCAAGATTGACGGACTACAGACTGCACTAGACACCAAGCAAAATGAACTAGTATTCAATACTGCTTATGATAGTTCTACTAATAAAGTAGCTACCATGACAGATGTTGGAAATGCTAAAGATGCTTTAGTCGGAACCGATGCTGATACTAAAGCTTCTAATACCATCAAAGGTGCCAAGCTCTATGCTGATGATAAGGCTTCTTCTGCTCTAACTGAAGCCAAAACCTATGCTGATGGTCTTGTTACTGGTGACTCTGGTATCACTAAGCGAGTAGATGCCCTTGAAGCAAAGGTAGATACTACTGATAAAGTTTCTAAAGCGATTGCTACTGCAAAGACCGAAGCTATTACCACAGCTGGAACCAACGCTGATACAAAGATTTCTACTGCTAAGACTGAAATTCTTGGCGAAGAAGGATATCAGCAAACTGTAAAGTCTGCCTATGAACTGGCCGGAACAAAGGCTACCTTGGCCGAAGTTGTGGCAGAAATCAAAAAGAAAAATTATGCTACTAAGACCGAGGCTCAAGGTTATGCTGATGCCAAGGATACAGCTATTGCCGAAGCCAAGAAAGCTGGTACTGATGCTCAAGGCGCAGTAGATGCTCTTTCTAAGAAAATTGGCTCTATTCCCGAAGGTGCAAAAGCCACTACGGTGGTCGGCTATGTCGATGAAAAGATTGGTGCTATTCCTGCCCAAACTGACTATAGCGTAACCGTTACTCCTTCTACTGTCGAGGGTTTAGCAAAGCGTTATACCGTCCATCAGAAAGCTACCGGCCTTGATGTAAATATTGATATTCCTACCGATATGGTAGTGAAGTCTGGTGCGGTTATCACCAATCCTGATGGTCAGCCCGTTGGTACTTATCTCGTTCTAACTCTAGCGAATGCCACTAATGATAAAGTTTATATTGATGTCGGCAATTTAATTGAGTATGTGACTAGTGGCTCTGGCGCCACTGATATGGTAAAAATCGCAGTCAGTGCTGACCATAAGGTAACTGCTTCTATTACTGATGAAAGTATTACCAAGGCTAAGCTAGCTACTGCGGTACAGGGCAGTCTTGATAAAGCCGACAGCGCTATCCAACAAGCCGGCCTAACTACTACTCTTGAACCTTATGCCAAGACAGCTGATGTGGCCGAAGGTTATGTTGCCAAGGAAACTGGTAAGCGTCTAATGACCGATGCCGAAGGTACTAAGCTCAAAGGCATTGAAACTGGCGCGCAGGTCAATAAGATTGAGAGTGTCAAGGTAGGCGGAACCGCTCTGGAAATTACTGAGAAAGCAGTAAATATTTCCCAGATTTCTACCGACCTATTGATAAATGGTACTGAGACTTTGATTCTAAATTGTGGAAACGCTAACGCGTAATTGTATAGGTGGGGAGTTTCGGCTCCCCCACCTCTCAAAACTTGAAAATTTACGAAAATTACGATATAATATAATAAAGTAGGGAGATAATTTCCAACTGGTTTGAAAGTGATAATCGGTATTTATTGCCTTGAAATGATAGGTTAGAAAGAAACAGACTTCAAGCCAGTTTTAGGTAGGGTCTGTTTATTTTTATGCCTATAAGGAGGTAAGAATGGCGAATAAGGAAATAAAAACCAGGATTCAGAATAAGCGAGATACTGTCGCTAATTGGGAGGCGGTAGCAACTACGTTTCAACCGCTCGATGGTGAATTGATTATTGTTGATACTTCTACGGGGAAAACTCGTTTCAAAGTTGGTAGATATGATACAGCCAAGGGAAGGCTTTTATATTATAATGAAATTCCTTTTACGGATGAGTATTTATATACTGTATCCTCAGTTCCTTCAACGAAACAAACCTTTATTATTTATAATAGTGGGGATGGTGAATATTACTTATGGAGGTAAAATATGGCATATGAAAAAATTTTAACTGAAAATAGTACATTAAATTCCGGAATGAATTCAGGTTGTACAATTCAATCTAAAAGAGCGACAACCTCTATAGCAGGAAGTTCAGATATTGTATTAAAAGAAGGCGAACTCTGTTTTGTATATGGAGGAACCAAACCTTATAATGTTAATATTAGAATGGGTGATGGCACAACTGCATTAAAAGATTTGAAGAATGTCGCTTCAGAGAAGGCAACTTCTTCTTCTGATGGGGTTATGAGTTCTTCTGACAAAGCAAAGTTAGATGGGATTGAGTCTGAAGCAAATAAAACGATAGTAGACTCTACAATGTCTGACACATCTACCAACCCTGTTCAAAATAAAATTGTAAATGCCGAACTTGAAAAAAAGTTGCCTTTCTCTGGTGGAACCTTGACAGGAAATTTAACTATCAGTAAAAACGTAGATCCATTTTTACGTATTTGGCAGGGTACTGGCAAAGAGGGATACGTCCAATTTAATACCATCAATAATGTATCACAAATGGGTATGGGCTTCGGTCTCACAAAGAGTTTAGCAGTAACGGAAACCGGAGGTTTGAAGCTATCTTCCGCAATGTATGGCCCGACGTTACCAGACAATCTTGTGGTAGATCAGGTATTTTTCCAAACAGTAGGTTCTAATTTTGTACTTGATAATGTGTATCCAATAGGTGCTGTTTATATGTCTATGAATAGTACGAATCCGGGGACATTATTTGGAGGGACTTGGGAGCAAGTTCAAGGAAAATTTTTACTGGGAGTTAGTAATGCTTATCCTGCGGGAAGTAGTGGTGGTGAGTCTAAGCACACATTGACAACGGCTGAAATTCCAGATCACACCCATAGTTTCAAATATACTGGTCAAGCTGTAACAACTGGTGTCAATGCTATTCGTCTATACGAGGCGGCATCTAATCAGTATAATGCTTATTCTGGTGGCCAGTCGTCCAACTGCGGTGGTCAGGCCCATAACAATATGCCTCCATATCTGGCCGTCTATATCTGGTATCGCACCAATTAAAAGGAGGATATAAATGGCTTATTTTGATGGCTCTAAATCCTCAAAAGGTTGGTATGCTCGATTAGAATATAGTTATTCCCAATCTACTACAGCAACCACAATCCATTTAACATTGAAAGTATATGATGCAACTGGTTTATCATATAATAACAATAATAACTCTGCTTATTATGTTATTCAGGGAAATAAAACTTATCAGAAGTATAGCTTTGATTCTGCTGGTTGGTATACTATTGGCAGTAAAACTTTAACTGTAGCTGACACCTCTGCAACTTCATTAGATGTTTCTGCTCAATGGGTATCAGGGAATCAAACAACTTATACTCCCGCTTCTCTATCTGTTTCTGGAACAGTAACCTTTCCTCAAATAAAGCCTCCTGTAAATATTATAACTACTAGCAATATTCCTTATTATAAGGCAGGATATGATGGAGATGAAGTGTCATTAAAGGTCACTGCTCATGGAGGAACGGGCTATTCTTATAAATGGTATAAGAATGGTGCTATTGCCAGCACTTCACAAACATATAGTTGGAAACTTTCACATAGTGAAGATGACAATAAGGAAGTTTATTGTTTAGTTAATGATAGTACAGGAGGAGGCGCCACCACAAACAGGTGTCAATTAAGAGTAGGAATTTCTGAAAGTAAAATTCCAGTAGTTTCCCATCAAATTCAGTCCGTAAAAATCTATGATGGGTCTAGAACAGTAGATAGTATATCTTTTATAAAAACTTCAACTGGCTTATTATATTGTAACTGGATCATAAGTAACGAAGATATTAATGAAAATACAAACATTGTTGGTTTTGCAGTTGCAGGTAGGGCAATTGTGGGATAAAGGGGATGACGAATAATGGATATGCAGAAATTTATCCGGTGGACAATCAAGGTAGTCGTTGACTATTTCAATAGCCGCGTAGACGTCACCCACCGCAAGGCGTTGACGCCGGATGATGTTTACGTTGTGAGAAGTTGTAAGACGCTGGGCAATAACAAAGCCTTGTTGTCTACCAACATCCCAGATGGGATGTACTACAAGATCACTTACAACGGCGCGAAGGAAGAGGCTTACTTCAACGCTTACAAGAAGTGGGAAAACATGAGGATTGTATTTCCGAAGGAGAACAACAATGATTGAGAAAGCTATGATATCTCAACCCATGGCTGGGAAGTCTGATGCAGAGATTGTGGCTACAAGAGAGAAAGCAATTCATGCCTTAGAGTCTCTTGGATACGAGATCGTGAATACTCTTTTCACGGACGAATGGTATAGTCAAGATAACATGAGGAAACGCGGTGTGGTACAAGTTCCTTTGTGTTTTCTGGCTAGATCACTTGAAAATATGAGCCTATGCCATGCGGCGTATTTCTGCAAGGGTTGGGAGAACGCCCAAGGCGGCAGGAAAGGAGATTTTACATGAAGGAAAACACGATTAAGGCCGCGCTGGCGGCCGCCCTGGGGGCACTGTGTGCCTACGGGGTGCAGCTGCTGGTGCCGGTGCCGGGCTTTTTGCAGGCCCTGCTAAAAAAGCTGAAGGTACACACCGAGGACACGGCAGAGGAGAACCTGCCGGGAGAGG